AGCAGTGGTATCAACGCAGAGTACTACTTATACGTCGGCGGTGGCATTCACCACCCCACCCCCTTGATCCGCCGGCTGTCAAGTCTACTTTACATGCTGCCTGGAAGATTGCTGCTGACCAGCTTGGATCGGCAGGCTCGAGGGGAGTGCTGGCAGGGCTGGCGATCCAAGCTGGCAGGGGGGAGTGCCTGCCTGCCAGCCTGCCAACGTCTAGCCTGCCTATGCCTGAAAAGTTATCGTGCATTTTCCTCTTGCCTACAATCTTGTGTGTGCTACTATGTCGCTAGTTCGTTATTCCTACCTGAGAGAGGAACCACCAATGACCACCACCACCACCCGCACCACCACCAAAGCCGAATTATCAGAGATGGCATTCAGACTTGCCGAGCTTACAGGATTGTGTGTCAGCATTGGCCGCTACTCACCCGGTGACGGATGGACGCGGTATTCTGTCAGCGTCGGCGACTGGCAGGAAATTGCAGGCGGCATGACTGCAGCCGAGACCAAGGCATACTTGCGGGGCATGATCGACATCTTGCGTGCACGGTAACCAGCGATTGAATGGACTCCTGAGATGGCCGATGCCATCGACCAAGCAAACTGGTATCGCGAGTACGCTAATCATGGCTATGACTCCGGCCGTGGCGTGGTGGTGGCTGACTGGAACACACTACCGCGTGGGTTCGATTATGCAGTCGAGGCTGCAGGATACGTTCTGGACTGGCCAGACGCAGTTAGCTCGTGCGACGATTGCGCGCGTGCGATCCACTATGGCGACACGCCTAGCTATGCTTTTGTTGGCGACTGCACTATCTTGTGCGCCGACTGTCTGAAAGATAACTCGGCGGAGGACTACCTGGAAGGTCTGGAGAACGACCCCAGCCGCGCCGTAAACGTGCGCGGATTTGATGACGCGCTTTTAGCTGAGCACGGCTACCACAAGGTGGCCAGTGACTATGAGAATGGCTTTCATCTAGGTCAGACGGATGAGCCGAAAGAAATTTTGGCCAAACTGCTAGCCGTGAATCCTACCGGCCGATACATCTTCAAGATTGATGACGCTGGTCAGTTTGACGTGCGCTTTGCCGTATGGCAGGCGTACCAGTATGAGGTAATCGTCGGCAACATCGGGAGTGTCTACAGCGGCAAGTCTGAAGATGAGGCGCGCCGCGAGTATGCCGAATATCTGGAGCAGTCACAGAAAGGCTACGGCCGCGCTCCTAACGAGCCGGTAACTTTGATGCGCGATAACGAGATCATACTGGAGCATTACGGCGCGTCTGAGGCTGAAGACGAAGACGAAGAAATCTAGGCGCGCTCGTTCTCTCATAGGTTGAAACCGGCTGATTTTAGGCTTGCCGGTCTGCGCGTTAGGCGCGCACTGAGGAGACCACCATGTCAATCGAAAACACGTTCGCCTGTAGCGAGTCCGCCAACTCCGCCAACTCCGCCAACTCCGCCAACTATCCTGATTACCAGATGCTCGCGACAAGCGGGTGGGTGGCGGAATCCGATTATGGCCATACTTCAGACGCATTTTTAGAGATGGCTCACGGTCATCAGGCGCGGCGAGACTACCGCGAAAGACTCGGCTACCAGTCAACCAAGCCGGAAGCCGGCACGTACCAGGTAGTAGACAAGAGATCAGGCGCGATCCTGGCCACGTTTGAGACGCGGCGCGCGGCGACACGGTACGCTGACCGGCGCGACGAGGAGGTGGGGCAATATCGTTTCCACGTGCGGTATATCTGGTAGCTCGGCAGGCAAACGGGGCAGGCGGCCGCCCATTTCTCCCAACTCCCAACTCACCTAAGAAAGGAATGACTCGCCATGATGCACGCGCTAACGATCTTGGCCGAAAGGCCAACGCAAGCTTTCTCTAACCGGTCTTATCCAATCCGATTGCCCTTGCCGAACTATCCAGCATGGGACATGCTCACACGGGCCATGACGCATATAGCTGATCATGCGGACGCGGTGACCAGACACGGGGCGGACATTATCAGGTACTATGACAATCCCGGCGACTATGACGCGCATAGCGTGCTGTATGAGGCGCGCAATAAGCTGCTCACGCCGCGTAAGGAAAGGATCGACTGACTTGCCATGCCGAACTAGCGGGCAAGGCCTGAAAGATTTCCACAAGGCACAATGATGTAACCTAGTCTCAGTCAGACAGGGCGGCCGGGCAAGCAAGCTGACCGCCTTAAACCACCAAAGCGATCCAATAACCAAGGGAGATAATCCAATGGCTCACATGATCGAAAACAATATGCTCGCATACAAAGGACGCGTGCCATGGCACGGCCTAGGATTTGCAGTCGCGGCCGATGCTGATGGCGAAACTATGTTAAAAGTGGCCGGGCTCGACTGGCCTGTCCAACGGCGCGCCTTGGCAATGCGCAACGCCTCGGGCGAGAAAACGGTAATGCTGACAAGCGAGCTAGGCGACTGGCGTGCAATCGTGCGCGCCGACAATAACCGCGTTTTTCAGATTGCCAGCGACCGTTACCATCCCGTACAGAACAGGGAAATCGTGGATTTCTTCCGCGAGTATTGCGACGCTGGCCATGCATCAATGGAAACGATCGGCGGCCTGCGTGACGGCGCGGTAGTCTGGGCGTTGGCCAAACTGCACGGCGGGTCTTCAGCCAACCTCAGCGACGTTGACCAGCTTACCGGTTACATGTTGCTGGCCACCTCGCATGATGGATCGCTCAAAACGATAGGCAAGCCCACGCAGGTTCGTGTCGTTTGCCATAACACGCTGACGGCGGCTATCGGAGACAAGTCGCCGGCCACTTTCAGCATGAAACACTCGCGCAAGTTTGGCCCGCGCGAGAAAGCCGATGCTCAGCGAGTTATGGGGATGGCCAGCCAGCAAGTGGCCCGGACTAACGAAGTGGCGGCCAGCTTGGCCAACGTGGTAATCGACGAGAGAGGCCGAGTTGAATTTATTACGCGGCTCTTGGGCGGCGAGACCGTGCTAGAGCAGGTGGTGAGCAACCATGCTCAGACGGGCGCAGGAGTTTCCATCCTTGACTCAATCCTAGAGTCACACGAAGTGGCGGCCGCCGCGCAGGATCAGCCGATGTCAAAGGTGGGCGCGGCCATCCTGGAAGCGATGCTCACGTCGCCTGGCTCGCAGCTTGAAACGGCCAAGGACACTCTCTGGGGTGCGGTTAACGGAGTGACTTACTACGCTGACCATATCAGCCGCGCACGCTCAGACGGTAACCGAATGTTCAGCGCGTGGTTTGGGCAGGGCGAGCAACTGAAAGTGGGCGCGATGCAGGCGGCTATGGAAATGGCCGGGGTCAGCTAGCAGGCAGGCAGGCAGGGCGGGTGCTAGGAATGGCCGCCCTAATTTTCGGCAGCAGACAAACACTTAGGAGATTCTGAAATGTTCACCCTCACTATCGTTTTCTATCTCGTATCGTTAGGCCATCTCGGCCGCCAGTCTAACGAACTACAGCGCACCTACAGGATCGAGCCGCCTAAGGCGGCGCGGCCTATGCACCCACTTGCACGTGTGGAAGGTGCACGATGACCACGGCCAAATTTCCACGCGGCGACAAGCGGCGCATGGTCCAAGGCGCAAGCTACCATCGGAACCCGGACGGTAGTTATTCCCGCTGGTCTATGGCGTTTCTGTTTTATTGTCAGTGGGAACGCCGCAATCCTCACTTGGATCACGGCGCGAATGCGGGCAACCCACGCACCAAGGTTAAGGCGTTGCCGCCACGGAAGTATTCTGTATGGCCGACAACGGCACGCCTGGGAGGTGCACGATGAAATTTCACGCCAGGATTGCCATGATTTGCAAAGCGGCCAGCCGGAAAGAAACACCCCGCTACTCCTCCATTACCTCGGCTTACTTGGACTTGGACGCGCGTCAGCTAGTCGCTACCACTGGCACGATCATGGTCGTGCATGACGTTAGTGACCTGATTGAGCCAAGCGATACCAGCGGCCTGATCCCGGCGGTCGCCTTTGCCGACGCCAAGAAATTGAGCATGGGCGGGAAGTTTGCTTGCAGAATCGACACGGCGGGCCGCGATCAAATCACCGTCAGCGTCGGCAAAGGCGACCGTTATATTTATGACCGGCCGACAGGGAGCTTTCCAAACTATAAAGCGGTCATGCCGCAACAATCAAGCTACGACCACGCGGTGGTAGTCAGCTTGGACGCCAGCCTGCTCTGGGACTTGGCGCAAGCCATGGGCAAGCGTGACCCCGGCGACCGCAACACGCCAGCGGTGCAGCTACATATCAAGCTGCCGACTGAGGAAGACGAGAAAAAGGGCATCAGGTTCTTTCCCATCGCGGTAACCAGATGCGGCGAGGATCGGCATAGTAAGCCCCGGCCCGCGCAGGTGGTAGGCGTCTTGATGCCTATGCGCTACGAGGGTCGGCAACTGGTAGAGATCGCGCGCCCGGCCAGCGAGACAGAGACAGAGATCAGCGAGACAGAGACCGAGAAGGAGAAGACGGAGGTAACCCCAGCATGAACACAGCCAGCAAGATCAACCCGGCCATCGTCAGCCAGCTACACTTGGCTAAATTTCCAACAGACCTGCGCGTCGAACTCGAAGTGATCAAGGCTCGGCGTGCGGGCATTACCGGCCGCAGCGTGACCTTAGAAGAGGTGGTGCCGGAGTTAATCCGCGCTGGCATCACCGCTCTCAGGCGCGATGAAAAGGCGCAGGCCCGGCTTGATCGGGCAGCTAAGAAGGTGGTGGCGGCTCGCCCAGCCCGGCCTGTGGCAAAAAAGCGGCCGGAAACCAGCCAGCCTGGCTAATCAGACTGCCAAGCACGGCGCGGTGAGGGTGATTTTTCCGGCTTGCTTGGCTTGGCAGGGTGGCGGATAGTTTTCTACAAGCTACAAAGTTTACAAAGTTGTATGATTTAGTCAGGGCGGGGAAGTTGGTTACCTTCCTCGTCGGCCCCACGGGGCAGAAAGGTCTACGGACCATGGACGCAGTCACGATTACCATTCCAGCAGTTAACGACGCTGATGTTCGCTTTATCGAGGGGCAGACTCAGCTTTGCGCAGAGACTGAGACACAGGCAGTCGCGGCGATCCGGCAGGCTTACGCCAGGTATGCCCGGCACAACGGCCACGTCAGGATTGCCACCTACTCACGCACAGACATAGGCAGGCGGATCAATATCGACCGCGACCTTTACTACAAGCGGGATGGCAAGCTGGTTAAAGGCTTGCTGATGGTTGACCGCTTCACTTCCGAGAGGCAGGGCGACGGCGGCTCCTACTCAGGGGATCGGCTTTACCTGCTCGCGAGTGGTGAATGGCTCCAGATCAAGCGCAGTGGTAGCTGGTCCAACTGGGAAGGCGCGGCGGACTACTGGGGTTGTGGCGTCTCCGCCGTAGAAGACTGTGACGACTACGGCACTTGGCCCCTTGGCACCATGCGCACCCTCACAGATGCCGAGGTCACCGAGGAATACCAACTGACTGCCATCTGCGCCGGGCTCTCGGCCGCGCTTGAAACGATGGCTGAGAAGCTGCCTGAGCGGTCGGCTCGCCTGGCTAGCCGCGTCCAGGCCGCGCGGAAACTGATTGAGGCCTTGGCCTAGTCATCGGGGCGCAAGCTAAACAGTTAAAACAGGCAAAGGGAGATCAAGCATGCTTACCACTACCAACCCGCTTACCGACTTTATCAAGCTGAACCGGATCACAACCTACAAGGCCGTCTGGCAGCAAACAAAGTCCCTGCAACGGCTTTTCGGGGATAAGTTTCAGGAATTTATGGAAGTGGAGGAATAGCGTCATGGCAGTAGAATTTGAAATCAAAGCAGCCCGCTCGTCTGAATACGGCTTCCTGCCGGAAGAACTCGAAGTCGATCCGGAGATGAACGGCAGGCACGAACTCCCGGACATAACCTGGATTGTTGACTCGATTCTGAAACATGGCCAGCTTCAGCCGGTTACTATTCGGAAGGCCGCCGGTAAGCCTGTCTTGGTCGCAGGCTTCAGCAGATGGCGCGCCGTCAGCGAGATCAACCGGCGCGGGCTCCTAGAGAAGCCCCTGCGCCTGCGCTGCTCGTTCACCCAGCTATCAGAGAAGCAAGCCTTCCTCGCGAACATCGAAGAGAACCGGGTCCGCAACCAGACCACGCCGATGGATGACGCGTACAACCTGCAGCGGCTGATCAACGTGTACCAGATGACGCACGAGGAGGCGGCAGACGCCTTTCGCGCTTCCGTGTCATGGGTCAAAGGCAGGCTTCAGCTTATCGAGTTAACTCCGGAGGCTGAGAAGGCGGTCAGGGAAGGCAGGGTGGTAGGCTCGGCCGCCAGGGCCATTGCCAAGCTTAGCCGGGAGCATCAGAAGCGGATTGTGGCCAAGGCCGGCGCGGGGGGAAAGATCACTTCGGCTGACGTGGCCAGAGAGATGGGCGTGGGCGTGGGTCAGGCTGGCAAGCCAAGCAGGAAGGTCAAGGCGCAGGCCGCGCAGGCAGCAACCGATAAGCCCGACGCGGCGGCGACGGATGACATTCTTTTTGACGATGCCGACAAGCCGACCACGCCGAGCCAGCCGACCACGCCGAGCCAAGCTGACCCGCTGAGCATGCTCGGCTGGGCCAAGCCATCTGACCCGCTCGGCCTGCTTGGCCTGCCTAGCCTGCTCGCCCTGGCTGACGACCTCGCCCGGATCGCGCTTGACGAAGACAAGCCGATTTACGAGCTATACGCGGCGGCCGAGAAGTATCAGCGCGCCAGAAAGCAAGGCTAATGTGGCTATATATCGCTGGGAATCTCATTACAGCCATGCCTGCATCTTGGTCGAGGCCGATAGCGTAGGCGATGCGCGGCGTGTGGCTAGAGAGTCTTATCCGGGTTATCTGAAAGGAAAATACCAAGAAACTTGTGACCATGACGGAAGTATTATCGAACCTTACCAGCAGTTTGAAAACGACTTGCAGAGGGAACCTAAGAGCCGAAAGGTTTACTTTGTCGAGTACGAGTGAGAAAGGGGGGGGGGGGGGGGGGGGAGAGCTAAAAAATGACAGTAAACGTTGCACACACTCGCGCGGCTGGCGTCTACGGCAAAAAAGCAATCACGTCTACGGACCCGATAAAGGCTCGCCTATGGGCACGCAAGGCAGCCTCAGCCGCTTATCAGGTTATGTCTCGACCGAGCCATCCTTACAACGACAGCAAGCGCACACGTAAGGCCGTCATGCGCAGTCAGGCTTATAAGCAGGCGCGCCGGGTAAAGCGCTGCTACCAACAAGGGAAGGAGTAAAGGTTATGCCGCTGTATCACTGGGACAGCGAAGCACTTCGCAACTACGGGCTCGGCCATATTCTCGTCGAAGCTGAGAATGTGGCCGAGGCTCGACGGGTGGCTAGGGAGTGTTTCATTAGCCAGTACGGCTATATCCGCCAGCTTGACGAGGACTTGCAAGAAGAACCCACCAGCAACACGGCTTACTTTATCGAAGGGAGCGACTAAAAATGCTTGACGGACTTGATCACGATCTACCAGCAACCTCAGCCACACCCGCCCGCCCCGGCCCTCATTACACTCCGGGGCCATGGAACTTTCACCGGTATTTCCAGCCACTAACGCGCGAAACTTCGCACACGACCGAGCAGCCTGGCTTCGAGCATCTCACTATCTCTATAGCAAAGGGCGAGAAACTTTTAGGCGAAGCCTGGATGTTCAAGCCGGACCCCGATTATTCCTGCGGCTATCCTCGCGTCCAATCCGTTGACGAGGTCATTGGCAACGCCAAGTTGATGGTCGCCGCGCCGGAGATGGCGGAGTTGCTGCTGGCCATTTATCGCGCAGATCGTTCAGGCGCGTCTGACAAGCTGGTAGCCGTGCTTGAGAAAGCAGGCTTGCTATGACTCGGGTCGCGCACGAACATCACAGAACCCAGCTAGCCATCCGACTCCTGCTCGCCATGATCGACGGTGGCCTAGACGAGGCTGGCAGGGTCAGCCCGCGCGATCATGACCTGAGCCACGTTATTGGAATCTTGCAGGCGGACCCAAATCACCTTTACATGGAGCAGCTACGGCTGGAAGAAGTCGAGAGGCTGCATGACAGGGACTCTCGTTTAACCCAGCGGCTCGGTGAGTTGCTCGTTTTATATCAGGCCTTGCCCAGCCCATTTGTTATAAGCGAGCTACAACAGATGCAGCAACAGCAGCTTGGCCTTTTTCGATCACCAAACGGACCGCACAATAACGATGCGCGTCGAAGCGCTGAAATATTTCTTGGTTGGCTGAAAGATGATCGGCCACAGACCGAAGATGAATGGCTGGCTATGTTCTGGGCGTTTGCTGAAGTGGTGTCCAGCCACTTTAGCAAGCGCCTGGATGCAGCCATGAAAGGCTGGCAGCAAGCGCTTAATCTGCAGCCGCTTGTGTGGCCTGATGGCAAGCCCGAGGTGGAGAAATGAGCGCGGGCGCGGGCGCGGGCGCAGGAGGTCACCGTGGCAGCCACCACCCCCACGCGCGCGCCCGGCCTACACCTTTTCATCATCTCTGCCCAGCCGCGCAGGACGAACGGCTCAGGATTTACGCCGTGCAGGCCGAGATAGCCAGAGAGCGCGCCAGGGTAGCTCGCAGGAAGTGGGGGAAGAGACTGCTGGCGCTCGCCGTGGTGGTGTGGTTTTTGTGGTGGGTTCACTCGAAATAAGAGGGAAGGTATAACCATGGAAGATTGTCGGGAAAGATTAAAAAGCCCAAGGTTTTTAGCCTTGGGCTTTTTTCTGACTAGCAACGAAGTATCGACTGCGGGCCTGCACCGCCTACTTTCAACCTTACCCCACGATAATCGCATTGTAAATAGGGTCCAGCCACTCCGAGGCCGGTTCCAGCCGAGCCGACTGCACATACGAGCAGACCGAGCAGCACACCAGCGCGACTGATTCCCCCGTGGTGTAGTCCCACTCTTGGATGATCTTCCAGAATTTAATGGAGTGACCGCAGCCAGGCGACCACCACGGGTTGTATTCCTGAAGCACCAAGCCGGGGACAGGGTATTCCGGCCACGGCTGCGAGTTGGCCTGCGTCGGCAGCACTTCGGTTCCCGGCCCGCCCGGCTGGGTGAAGAAAGGCTGGTTGTTGACGAGGCCGTTATAGTACATGACACCAAGCTGCCAGCGATTTGTCGTTGTAGGCATTAGGAGCCTTTCCTCGGGATCGCCAGTCTAGCCAGCCTAGCCAGCTTAGACGCCCAGCATCTGGCGCAGGCCGTCGTTGGCTGCCCGCTGGACCCACTCCTCAAACGAGACGGCCATGGCCTGCGCCTGATCCTGGCACGCAGGCAAGAGATCAGAATCGACCGTGATAGTCACTCGCCCGCTTGGGCGCAGGCTCGGTATGATATTCGTTGCCTTGTAAGGCGTGCGCGTGGGCGGGACTTGACTCATTTTAAGTTGGCTCCTTGGCTCCTTGGCTTGTCGGCTCGGCCAGCGGCCTGGTCTCGATCAAGTCTGTGCAACCTATCATAACCCTTGCAATGCCGCAGAGGATACGCCGACTGGCCCGCGCCCGTGTAATTATCTCGGCGCAGTCCCTGCAGAGCCAGCAGTGAAACTGCCATGCGCTGGCACCGAACTGGCAAACCGTCTTAGGCGTCAGTTCTGCCCGGCACGCTGCGCAGGGCGTGATCGGATGTTCTTCAAGCATCCGGGCCAGCGGCGACTTTTTGAACCGAGCCGCTGTAACCTGGGCCTTTCGCTTGTTCAGGCAGGCGCGGCAGCGATGCAGTTTCTTTTCCGGAGGGACTTTTCCACAGTCTTCACACAGGCGGCTGGCGCGTAAACTCATCCGGCGATCTTCCATCTGCTGACGGTGGGCGAACTCGGTGGCGTAAGCAGGAACACGTTTTTTATAAGGCCGTCTGGGGGGCATAAACCTACCTTACCACAGGATTGAAACTTTAACGAGTTTCCGTGTTTCTATAGTTTCATAAAAATCACCAACTATACATTGCGGTTTTTGTTTTGTGGGAAGTGGCTTTAGATTCAATCACTTGACTGTATGTGGAAATCCCCCCCTCCTGTACAGCGCGGAATGGCGGAAAAGGGTTTTGCCTAGTATCCATGCGGGTTTCTCTTCCGCCACGGTTTTTTGTTCCGCCACGAAAAATTTGTTCCGCCTTTCGATTGAAACAAAGGCCCTTGGCGGAACAAATTGGCGGAAATAAAGTCTTTTGTTTGCTATAGGTTAAGCCCGATTATTTTTGTTCCGCCGTCTTCGCCAGCACTTATATGTATCTTATATAAGGACTAGGCGCGCCGCAGGCGCAAGTTGTTTGCATAACGGGTCCGCGGCGCTGGCTGGCCTTTGCCTTTAATAATCGCGCGCGCAGCGCCGATTTGATCACCACGCGCGAGGGGGGGGGGGGGGGGGGCAAGACGACCTCCTAGTTGACCCGAGGCTTGCGGTACGTCCGATTTTTCAATCCGCCGACCCGCTCAAGCATTCCAAGCTGGTCATCGCACCGCGAGGTCAGCCAGCGCTCGACCGTGCGCAGTTTGATATCGAGTTTATCGGCCCAGTCTACAAAATCCTGTTTGGTTAGAGCACGGTCTGGATCTTCGGCGAAAACGAGGTCAAGCTTCTCATCCAGCTTGTAGAAGAAGGAAGACTCCCCTTCGGCATGATCGGTCGGCGTCAAAAGCAGCCTGCCTTGCTCATTAAAGTCGGCGTAAACGACTGGACGGCGGGGTCTGGCGGGGGGTAGCTGACGTTTCTGAGGGGTCGAAGCAGGGTTAGTATGGCTGGCAGGCTGGCGGCGCGTCCTAGAGGCTCCTAGCGAGGCCGGGCCGCCAGACTTGGCTGGCTGGCTAGCCACCTCGGCCTGATCCTGCTCGTCCCTCGGCCCATCCAGCCCTCGCGGCTGGATCACCAGCTTTCTTGTGCTCGGTCGGCGCTCCTCCGGCAGGTGCAGATGCATCTCTTCGATCCCTATCAAGGTTTGTGACTCCTGCGCCCAGACCGGGGAGCCGTAAACGCGGTCCGCCAGCAACGGGTAGGCCTCGCCCCGGCGAAGCTTGGCTTGGCCGACCGTGGCCAGGATCGTCACGTTCCGGTCCAAGCAGAACTGGTCGAATACCTTGAAGAAGTCCCGAATGGCCCTGGGGTCGCTGACCTTGCCTGATCCTTCCATCATGAGTTGTATGCCTTCGATCACGAGCAGGTGGACCGGGTGGTTCGCTGCCTGAGTCAGCCCGGCATGGTGACGGCGCAGGGCACTGGCCAAGGTTTCTTCTGGCAGTGGCTCCCAGTCCGCCACGGGGAACACGGTCGGGTCAGCCAGCGCTTCGAGTTGCATGGCGTGAATCCGGTCATGTATGGCGTCAAGCGACCCGGAAGCGACCAGGCAGCCGAGTTGCGCAGGCAGCCGGTCAGGATGGGTCTGGTAGCCAAGAAACTCTCCCGACGAGGCATACAGTTCAAGCTGGGACAGCAGAAGGGTGGTCTTGCCGGACCGGCCTGACCCGATGAGCAGGTTGATCGAGCATTGCGGGAGCAGGCCTGGGATTGTGGCGTGCCGGTTAGGCCGGGTGGCGTACCGGCGGCGCTCCAGCATGATTTCAGAGGGCAGGGCGGTGTCATCAGGAGGCTGCGCGCCTTCGCGGGTGTCGAGCAGGGAAGAGGTCAGAAGGCAGGAAGAGGAAGGGGCAGGAGCCGGGGCAGGAGAGGTGGGCTGGCTGGCTGGCAGGTCAGCCAGGTCGTCCATGCTCGCGCTGGCCTCGCCCTCCATGTCAAGCAAATCGTCGTAATTCTCGTCGTCAAACATTTAAGGCGGTGCCGCCTTTCCTATATGTAGTGGTCGAGCCGCGCCCGACCACTGTAAGTTGCGATTGCGAGTCTGCCGAGGCTGAGCCTATGATGGTTGCCTGTGCAAGGCAAGCAAGGGCAATAAGCTGAATGTAGCAGACCTGCGAGGCTGGACGGAAGAGAAATCCACAGGATAGTTGATAATAGTTTAGCCCGGTGTTGACAACGGCGGGCAGGTGGCGGTATGGTTGAAATCAGACAAGGTTGTTTAGCTAGCGCATTTTAAGAGGGATTGTCTGATGACTGCCGCTACTACCGCCGCCACCGCCACCACCACCAACACTCATGGCCTGCTCTGGCGCATTCGCAGGGCACCGGCCCCGATCAACAAGGCAACCGACCTGCGGCTTTATATCGCCGCCGTGAAGGATGCACGCGCATCTCTTGTTTCAATCAGCAGCCGCCTGCGCGACGTGCAAAAAGAGATGATTGCCCAAGCCCGCGCCAATAGCCCTTACCGTGGCACCCTGCGCTGCGAGTGCCGCGAGGAAGGCTGCACCGGCTGGTGTTTTCTCTCTCCTGAGTACGGCGAGGATAAACAGGCGGTCGAGATGTCGGCCGCCATAGCCCGATTCTGTCGGGGCCTCGACAAGCAGACATCGGCTTTAGGGCGTAAGATCAACCGCGCCCAAAAAGTGCTGAGGCTGCTTGAGACCCGGTTCCCTTCGTTGCGCTGGACGGGAGAGGAGAGAGCAGCGTGAGCCCGGCGGGAAAGACCGCCGCCGCTGCAGTCGATCCCTTTTGTGTCCGCATGGGGCACAAATACCAGCAGGTTACTGACGCCGTCACGCGCAAGAATGTGGCCCAGCCCCCCGGCGTCATCATAGAACACGCTTTTGTCTGCACCCAGTGTGGGGATGTGATCCGGCGAGAAGTGGCTTTCTGGCCTAAAAAGACAGATAAAGTGGAGGCTCCTTTCTAATGCCCGTCAAACGACTTCGGCTCATCATTTACACGCATGACACGCAGGCCACTCTTGAGAAGCAGCGCATGCAGGACACCAAATCGCATATCTGGGGGCCTAACAACCAGTCCCAGATAGAGAGTATTGAACTCGACCCCTGCAGAATCACGTTGCTGGAGTTGCTCAGGCTGTTCAAACGGGAATCTCGCAAGAAGGGGAAAGAAGATGGGCCTTCGCCGTCGTTGTGAGTGTGGGCATGACGAAAGCGCACACAGCCCTTTTCAAGCATACTCACCATTCTCACCATGCACCTATTGCTCGTGCGTGGAAGTTTCACGAGCAGCAAACAGAACTTGAACGTATTACTGCACTTGAGGCGCGTGTCGATGCGCTGGAACAAAAAATCAGCCGACTCGAAAGGGTGACTCTAAATGGGCCTGAAGATGAAGATGCCTAACGATTTGGCCGCGCAGGAAACCAGTCACGACCGCGCTTTATCTCTGGCTGATCTCCTCGGCTGCAGAAGCGACAGAAGCGTGAACCTCATCCAGCAAGCCTTGGACGAGGAATATAACCTGGCCATCAGGGACGCTGCTCAAATGGTCCGTGAAGAAGGAAGAAAGTGGGCTGCTAAATGACAGAGTCTCGCCAGCCCCACCAGCCCCAGCCTCGCCGTATCTGGGTGGACCGCTCGCGCACGGTAGACCGGGATCGCTGCCAGCGTCTCAGGTATCTCGCCTACCATGCAGGGTCCGAGCATCGCGGCCTAGCTCCCGTGCGCAAGTCGATTCATCTCGTGCTGGGGGGCGCGGTCCATGCCGGGCTGGAGGTTTTGCTGCGGGAAGGGCAGCGAGAGATTTATCACATCGCCACCAACATGACAGGCCCCAACAGCAGTATCGCGGAGCAGCTTGAGGTATTGTTCGTTACTTCACGCGGGCCGGGTCAGATTACGTTTGCTCGAAACATTGAAAACATGGCCGTGGTGGCTGCACTGACTGAACTGGCTGAAGCCAGCGCGCATGGAGTTGACCTGGACGACATGGAGCGGCTGGAGCAGCAACAGGCGGCGCTCGCAGCAGGCTCCGGCTTGGCTGGCTTCGACGACTGGGACCGGGCCACAGGGCAATTCAAGCAGCCGACAAGCGGGGCCGAGGCTGAGCCGATCCTAGAAATCACGTTTGACCAGCCGGCCTTCGCGCAGGTCTGCCCTGACGCCGCCTCGCTCACGCGCCAGCTTGAAGCCTCCCTTGCTTTACTAGGAGCCGTGCAGATGGATCAGCCTGCTGCCCTGGCCGCTAACACCACGAGCGAAGTGGACTGGGCCACGCCTGTCTATGAGACAGAAACCCAGGCACAGGCCCAGGCAGCCGAAAAGGCCACTGTCGCTGCACAAGCCTCGGCCATGCAGGCATCAGGCATCGACACCTACCTTAAAGAAGAACTGGCCGCGCAGGTCGAGGCCATGGTCCGGGCCTACGCGCGGCGGCGCTGGCGCGGGGTGCTGGCCGAGTTTGAGGTGTTGGAGGTGGAACGAGAGGGGGAGTGGAAGCTTGGGGAGGTGCCCGGAACCGGCGGCCTTGGCGATGCCGAACTCTGGTTCGCCTCCCGTGCCGACGCTCTCCTGCGCAACCGGGAGACCTCTGACCTCTACATCATGTCTTACAAGACGACCGGCGCGTGGGACCGTCGCAAGGCTGCCGACGCGGAAGTGGACATGCAGGGGCTATCGGAGGCGGTGGATATCGAGCGGCGGCTGGGAGAGGCTTGGCTTCATATTCACGCAGGTCATGCTTCAGTTGCAGAAGGCTACGATGCGGTGCAGACGGTTAACCAATCGACATGGAACTGGCTTTGCACGCTTCCCGAGCCCCCTCGCGTCCTCGGCGTCCGCTACGAATATCTCGTCAAAGGCCCTCGCCGCAAGGATAAAAACGACCCTGCCATGCCGAACCGCTTTGTGGCCGACACGCCTCTAATCCGCGCTTACAAGTTTGACGGCATCACTGCCGACGACCGGCGATGGGCGCACTCGTTTACTTTCCACACGCAGGCTGGGAAGTCGTCTCGGCTTGACTATCGCGCCTGGAAGAAAGCCCCAGTCTGGAAGTTCATGCCCGTCTCGCGGTGGATCGACATGCTGGACGCGGGCGAAATCCAGCCTGATATCTACGACGAGCATGGCCGCGAGATAGATATCCTTGCTGAGCAGTTCATTCCGCCAGTCGTGGTCTACCGCAACGACGATGACATGCGCGACATGCTGGAGCAACTGGAAGCCAGCGAGATCAGGGTCGCCGAGAACGTGGCAGCGGTTCAGGCAGCCGAGCGGCAAGGTGATCTCGCGCTGGTCAGGTCGGAGTTGAATCGCAGGTTCCCGCAGACCCGGACATCATGCTCGTGGCCTGGCGCTTGCGCGATGCGCCCGATTTGTTTCGGCCCGCAGACGATCCGGCAGAATCCTGAATCGAGCGAGTTGTATCAAGTCAGGCGGGCGAATCACCCACAGGAAACTAGGGAAGATGAGGGAGGAGAAGTATGAAGCTGCCACTTAGATCAGAACTTACTTACAACGTTCCGAGGCGACGATGGGGAAATACACCTCCGCGACCATAGCGGAATTTACGTCGCTCAGACTTTCGGCGAAACGGAACAGGAAGCTGAAGCAATCGCGCAGAAGATCGTGGATGCAGTCAACGCCAAAGCTACCACAGCAGCCCCGCAACAAACCCCTGCTGGCCACATGAACGCGCAGGGTCAGTACGTAGTCACTGAAACCCTGCGCACCTGCCGCAAGTGCCGGTTCCAATTCAACTCCATCAACGGTATCGGCGTATGCGATGCGTGCTCGCCGAGCAAGGAGAACTAAAATGCTGACATTGCAAGAGTACGCGGACACAGGCCTTGACCCGGCATATCAGCAGCCTTTGAAGACGTTGCCCGAGGCTGTGGCTGTGCAAGGCTGGCTGATTGATTCCATGCCGGATGATCTGGTTTGCTGCGGCGAGTCCGTAAAGTCCAAATGGTTCTTAGGCAACTCATATCTGGCGTATTGCCCCCACTGTCTGAAGTTTGTTTACGATGTGACCGGGCCATCCTTCGGGAACTCTGGGGTCAATGTCGTAGACCCCGACAAGGTAGACTTGGAGACTGATTCAGATCGTCGCTGGATCGCATCAGTTTATATCGGCAGGCCGGATTCCAATGCGGCTAAATAAACTCGCGTGCATCCTCACCTACCCTATCCTCCTGCCGACGGTCCCTTTCTTCCTGATCCTCGGCTGGTGGCTCGATCGACAAGCAACCAAACACACAAGCAAGGCAATCTCGGAGGACGCCAAGTGAAAGACCTTCGCATGTTCAAGTATCCCTTGTTCGACACAACCGCCCGCAACTTCGGCGCGCCTGTCACTATCGAGGCTCCCCCGTCAACCGGGCTTCACCACGTGGGCCTGCAAGACTCCTATATCACGGTGTGGCTGCTGGTGGATACTAGCCTGCCGAATCTCAGCCGGACATTTCATCTGGTCGGGACCGGCCATTCAGTCTCGTCGAAATGGCATTACTTAGGAACGGTTTCCGTCAGCCCGCTCGTGTGGCATGTGTTTGAGGATTTTTCCAGTTGACAGCAGTTGAGCATAGTATTACAGTCAGTCAATCAGGCGGGAAAGTCAGCCAGCACCATCACAATTACTGCCCACCTTATCAACTCGATCCACGGAGACAACTACTATCATGCCCCGCGACAATTCTTACCCCCCGGACCTGGCCAAGATCGACCCTCTTGTCATGGAGGCGGTAAAACTTCCTGTCTCTGTTCTTGAGGCGCTGACCGTGCGCGGCCTTCTGGAGCAGCGCTACCGCAGCTATATTATCCGGGAAGTCCTGACCGAGTACGCGGCGAAGTACCGTCGTTCCTTGGGGGCTGAGTATGGCCCGCTCGTCCGGCAGGTCAGGAAGAAAGCCCCCGGCAGGACGGCGCAGACCAAGACCAAGCAGATCAAGAAGGAGACGGTCTAATGGCACGCACCGGCATAAACTATGGGAATTCAGGAAGTTATAAGAGCACTTCCGTTAAACACTTCTCGCACTACATCTACGAAGTGACCGGCAAGAAAACTCTCCTCGTGTCCATGGACGGCGGCGGCTGGGCTCCAATGAATCCTGAGATCGCGGCAGGAATTATCGTTCCGTACCGCGTCTCGACTACCCTTCCGCTGCCGATCCTGCGCAAGCTCTCACAAGGTTACTTTCCGAAAGACCCGACCGAATCCGACTTTCGCAAGGTCAATCTTTGCCAAGTAAACTGGCAGGAGTTCGGCGGCTACGCGGTCGAAGGCCTGACTTCTATCTCGCAGTCGATCATGCGTTATCTTGCCGACGCCAACGTCAAAACAGGTCAGGAAGCGACCAACCCATTCTCTCTGCGTGTCATGGTTGAAGGCGAGATCGTAACTGAGACATTCGCTGGAAACTCAATGGCGCATTACGGTTTCGTGCAGAACGCGCTTTACTCGCTCGTGACTAATTTTTCTGCGCTCCCTTGCCATTACGTCCTCTTCACGGCCTTGGAGTCGAGGACCGAGGAAGAGGACCGATCATCAGTCTACGGCCCGCAGATTGCAGGCAAAAAAGCGACCAACCTTGTGCCCTCGTGGGTGGGCGACTGCCTGCACTCCGAGGCCTACCCGGTTGAAAAGGTGATCGAGGTGGCGGACCCGCAGAACGCCAGCAAAAAAATATCTCAGACTATTGTCGAGACTTTGGTGCGGACTTACTTTGTGAAACATCCTGACCCGAGCACCGGGATCATGTTTCCAGCCAAGCCGCGCGTGACCCCTGAAAAGGTTGCTGAACTGATGAAAAAATGGCCGGGCGGCTACTACGAGCCTGGGCCGGAGCATGGATTGGATACTTATCTGCACGAGATCGACCGGCTCGATTTGAGCCAGGGCGACGAGTTGGCAAAGTGGCGGGCGGAGGTGGATAGGAGGCGGCAGCAGCAGCAGGCCGGGCCAGCCACGGCAGCGCCCCAGCCGGGCACGCCTAAATAACTTTAGCGCGGCGCGTGCCGACCCCAAGTTTACCAGCAACCAGCAGCAACCAGCACCAGCACCATAACTACTAACCACCAAAGGGAGAACCACACTCATGGCAACACCTACCGCAGCCAAGCCAGCCGCAGTCGAGGCTGACTTCACCACGCCGATCTACATGGACGAGCCAAGCCACGCCCTCGACCACGCCGACCCCTTGGGCCAGCCAGCCTCGACCGGCATCTCTGACCCGACTGACCTCAACCTTCTCGAATTTCAGGTCGAGACGAATACCGATGTGAACGCCTATGCCGCCCCGCCACCGATCCCTGACGGCCGGTATCGTGCAAAACTGAAGCAGATCGACGTGAAACTCGACAACGGCGGCACGGCTCGCTACAAGATTGCCCAGAAGCCGACAGTCAACGGGGGCAGCCCGTATGTCTACACGGCCATCGAAGCGACGATCATCGACCCTGCGGGCAGGTACGACGGCCTGAAGGTCTGGGACCGGTTTGTGTCCACCCTGCCAGCACGGAACGGTGGCATCCCCATGGTTCGGGTGCTCACCTCGCTTGGCCATAAACTGCCTGCATCTGCCAGCCCCCGGCATATCCTGGAGGCGCTCTTGAAGGTGCTCGGGGGTGAGCCGGAACTGGAGATCGAGACTGTCTGGGAAGGCAACCTTGATCAGGCCGATCAGGAGCGTTTCAAGCAGGCCGGGGTCAAGCCGCCCCGCGTGCTTGGGATGCACCGGTTTCCTGACAACCCTGAAGTGAAGGGGGCCAAGCTGCCGGACATGGATGTCGATACAAGTCTGGGCAAGGTTCACCTGCACGCTCAGGTCAGGATCAACAACTATCATCCGCTGAAGAAGTAAGGGTAGGGAGGTAGGTAGGAGATGAGGGAGGTAGGGCAGCTTAAACAGCTTTAAGGCTGCCCCGCCCCTTAGCCTGATGATTTGTCTGCGGTGCTCCAAGGCGTTGCGCTCCCTAGCGTCAACTAGGGGTCCACCGAGAGCAGCAGAGAGGTCATCAGCGTCAGCGTCAATGTCAGCATCAGCATCAGCGAAAGGGATCAAAACTCATGGCTTACAAGGATTTCGGCGGCACCGGCTCCTCCGCCATCTCAACGCAAACTCCTTCCGAACGTTCAGCCGAGGCTCGGCGCATCTTGGCGAGACTCAAGCCAGCCGTCGAAAAGGCCAACTTCCGTGACGAGACGCTTCCCGGCTGGACCAAGCAAGCCATGGAGTTCGTAACCACGCAGATCGGCTTCATGGATTTGTGGGGAGGGGATTTGGCCATCTCCCCGAAGCAGCTTTTCTGGCTCAGGGATTTGAACGAGAAGCTGGACTAAGTGGATTAGGTCTGACGGGGCGGGAGACTCAAAGGATGAAAATAATCAACCAGTTCTACGAAGTCACAACAGGCTACGGCCGTGGCTACGACACAGTTCTACAGACAGAAGACCCGACTGAAGCGCTGGCTGGTTGCCGCGCCGCGATGGAGCGAGCCAGCAGCCTGACTGAAGGTTTTTTCAAGAAGCGACCCATGCTTTACCAGTGGGTCAAGCTGGAATTAGTGGGAAAAAGACGGATTAGGCTGAAACTGGCAAGCTGGCAGCAGGAAGGCAAAGACGGTCAGTGGTGGGTTGGGCCTGACTTGGACAGCCTTGCTTCGACTTGGCCTGAGCCTGAGCCTGAGCCTGATCTTGAAGTTGCCTCCAAGATTGGTCCCGCAAATGCCTAAATTCGCAGGCGGTATCTCCATCGACCAGAAAGGCTACCTGGTCATCACGGCCGGGCCGCTACGAAACACGCGCGTCCACACCGTGGTAGCTGAAGCCAAACTCGGGAGAAAACTCCACCCTGACGAACATGTTCACCATCGCGACCTGAACAAGCTGAACCCGGCCTGGGACAACCTTCTGATTCTCGGCGAAAAGGATCATGGCTATGTAAGCAGTCGTCAGGCATGGTTTCTAAAAAACCGGGAACGCGCTGAACTGGCTCGCTGGCAAGAGTGGATCGAGACCGGCGCGGGCAGGCCGGATGAGGCAGAGAGTGGCGACGGTGACCCTGCTGAAGAAGCAGAGACAAACGAAGCAGAAGCAACCGCAGATATAGAGGATTTCAATGACCAACCCTGACACCGAGACCGAGACCGACCTTAACCTGGATGCTCTCCTCGACCAGCCGATCCAGATAATGGACCCGACGAGCGATTTTTACTTGGACGATGAGAGCGCCGCACAGTCTGCCAACCCCGACCTCCGCGAAACCCCCTGCTCCTTTATCACCGGACCGGCGGGCAGCGGCAAGAGTTTCACCCTTCGTCAGCGCCTTCTCGACAACCCTTCCTATGCCGTGCTTAGCGCTACGACCGGAATTGCGAGCGTCAACCTTAACTGCACTACGATTCACTCTCTTCTTGGATTTTTCGACGAGGACTCGCTGCGTGACGCTTATCTCAAGGGAGCGCCCCAGCGCAAGCTTCGCCGCGTGATCGCGGACGGCTACAGCAATGTCGTAATAGATGAAGTTTCCATGCTCTCTGCCAGCATGCTGGACCTGCTCGTGAAAGTGTTCGACGACGTGAATCAGCAGCCGAGCCAAGTTGATATTCACCTGCGCCGCCCGCCTATCGGCCTGATCCTGACCGGCGACCCGGCGCAACTCCCGGCCATTCCGGATTCCCGGCTCAAACACTCGCGCGCCAGAGTCCCGACGCCGTGGTTTTTCGACGCCTCTTCATGGCCGAGGTTCGCGCGGAATACCCTGCGGCTCACTAAAGTCTGGCGGCAGGCTGACGAGCGCTACCTGCGCATTCTTAACTATGCCAGGGCCGGGCGCGGGGCTGAGGCGGCTGGCCTGCTCTCGGCGGCGGGCGTCGAGTTCCACACGGCGGTCGATATCGAGTTCGACGGCACCACCCTGACTAGCAAGAACGACGAAGTGGACCGGTTCAATCAGGTCGCCCTGGATCGCGTCAAAGGCAGGCTGATGGCGCTTCCGGCCCGCCGCTGGGGCAAGCTTCGCTCCGAGTGGAAGAACATCCCTGACAGGACCATCCTGCGCGAAGGGGCCTACGTCATGATCCTCAGCAATTTCTACGTGGACCGCGACCTGATCTACGTGAACGGGGACTGCGGGCATGTTCGCGGGATTCAGCCGAGCGGGCAACCAGGCGAGCCGCCCAAGGTGCTGATTGAACTGGCCAGGTCCGGCACAGTCGTCCCGGTCAGGTCGGTCGTGCGCTCGGTCGATTCACTTGACCGGCCCAGTGACATGCATGACGAGATTACGGTCGCATCAGGCGAAGACCTTGGCGGGTATATCGGCCAGCCTCACTTTCGGGCCAAGGCCAAGCGCTATGTGTCAGGGCAGTTAGAGTATTTCCCGATCCGGCTGGCCTACGCCAGCACTGTTCATAAGTGCGTTGATAGCAACGAGCGGGTGCCGGTTTTCAACTGGGGCCTTTTGAAACTGCGAGAAGTCAAGGAAGGTGACATTACACCGTTCGGGGTGATTAAGGCTGTAGCTGATTCAATTCATCCTGCTTGGACGATTCACACCGAGCGCGGTTACGAAATTACCTGCTCGGCAGAGCACCGTTGGCAAACTAACTTAGGTCTGGTTGAAACGCAATCGTTAGAGGTAGGTAATTCAATTCAGCTAGCTCAGGGAAGGCCGTTTCCTGGAAGCGACGAAGTTCCTACGGAACTTGCGTGGTTTATGGGGGCTCTTTGCGGATACGGCTCTTACAACGACCGCGACGACGGAACCTTGCACATGGCCTCTGGCAAAGACCCTGAAGTGGGCTACCGTTACAAATCTTATCTAAACGATGTAGAAGGCTTACGCTGCGAGTGGCGTAAGGGTAAAAAGACGAATGGCCTTCACTCGACTTCGCAGCCTTTTCGGCGCAAGCTACTTGGATTGGGCTTGGATTACGTTACTGGCCCGAACAAGAAAATTCCTGAGAAGGTTTGGCAGTCCGGCTGGCAGGCGTGGGGGGCTTATTTGCAAGGCCTGTTCGATACGGATGGCCATGTTGGTCGTTCTTATCTGGTTCTTACGACTGCGTCTGAGCAGATGAGCAGGGATGTTCAGAACATGTTGCTAGGCTTGGGAATTTTTTCCAAGCGCCGTCGTCATACAGGTCTCTATAAAGGCGAAAACCGGCCATACTGGCAAGTTTCTGTGCATGCCGCTGGCTTGCCCGACTTTATCAATCGCGTCGGGTTTTCTGTCACGCGCAAGAAGGATAAGCTGGAAGGGCTGCGACCAAATAGGTCCATAACCCGCACCGATGGATTCGACCAGATTGTCTCGATTGAGTCCTCAAGTGATCAAGTTGCCATGCGAGACGTTGAGATAGCCTCGCCGCACATTATGTCGTTTGGCCCGTTTGTTGGGCACAACTGCCAAGGCCTGTCCTTGGATAAGCTGCAGATTGATTTCCGCTCGTGGGCGATGAACCAGCCTGCCATGGCTTACACGGCGCTGTCCCGGTGCCGGACCTTGGAAGGTCTCCGTATCGTAGGTTCAAAAGAGGTCGTGGCGAGCAAGTGCGTGGCGGACCCGCGCGTGAAGGAGTGGCTTTAAGTGACTCGCAGCAAGCCATACTTCTGCTTTGGCTGTGAGCTATGCTCAGCCGGGACTGACTTCTCGCAGCCGGAAGGCTTGGGCACCCTTGGCGTGGCCTTGGTCGGCGAAGCATCAGGCGAGCACGAGTCGCGCGATCAGCTTCCTTTTAGGCCGTTTGCCCCGTCAGGCATGATCCTGGAAAGAACCCTGCGCAGGCTGGGCTACACGCGGGATCAGTTTGCGATCACGAATGTTCTGCGCTGCAAACCTTGGGGCAACGAACTCGCAGGCACACCTTACGAGTTCTCCGTCATCGACTCGTGCAAGCCGAACCTGCTTGCTTTCCTGCGCCAGTTCAAGCCGAAAGTTATTGTCGCGTTCGGCAACATTCCGTTTCGCACCCTGACTGGCATTTCGGGCGCTAAGCGATCCATCAGCCACTCGCGCGGGTATGTGTTTCGTGCCCTCCCGGAGTATTGCGCTGCCGTGGGCGTGGCTGACCTGCTCGTGGTGCCGACTTACCACCCGGCCTTTCTGCGGCGCGGAGCTATCCATCTGACAGGGGTTCTGGCCAGAGATATCCAGCGCGCCGTCAATATCAGGCAAGGTCGGGATCGCTCTTTTATCCTGGACATGCCGAAGATGGTTGAGGAGTTTCTTTGCAAAAGCACGATGTCGCTTGAGGAGGCTGAGGCGGCTGAAGCCGAGTCCGTTCGCGCGTGGCTGGCTCGATACAATCTCAGGTATAACCTCAAACCAACTCGATCCGAATTGGATGCCTTCTGTCGGGACACTAAAGCCAAGTCTGAAGCTTGGCAAGCTTTACCTCCTTCATCTCGTGATGCTTCCTTGCTGGCTTTAAGCTTTGACACGGAAACATACGAAAGCGTGTCTCTGGACGAAGACGCAACTGAAGGTTACGTAGATACACGTTTGCGTCTTTTTCAATTTTCTACGCAGCCAGGAACCGGCCTTGCCCTTTCATGGGAAGGTGAGCACATTCAAGCAGTTCGCTGGCTTCTAAAATTGGCTTTGCCTAAAGTCGGCCACAATCTCCATGGGTTCGACCTTAGAGTCATGCAGGCCACCGGGCTGCGCGATTACCACCACCGCCAGTATTTCTGGCCTAACGGCCCTATTCACGATACGCTTCTGATGTTTCGGTACTGGCAGCCTGATCTTCCAGCTCACTTGCAGTTTGCTAGCACTTTTTGTGGATTTCCTTTTCCATGGAAGCATCTTAGCGACTCCAGCATTGAAGTCTATGGCATAGCCGACGTTGACAGCGCACTCAGACTTTACGGAACTCTACGCCGGACTATGCACGACCGAGGTATTTGGTCTGACACTCAGCAACCGGAGCGTGAAGCTGCTGGGTTCGTTTCCATGGTGGAGCAGACTCGACCCATTTTGGCCGCTATGGAAGATCGGGGCCTGCCTATAGACGATCAGCGCAGGCTTGCTCTGGATGTAGAGTTTGAGGAAGCTGAACGGGAAGCCTTGATTGAATTGGATGCCAGGTTTCCAAACGCCGCGAGAAAGGTCACGCCGAAGGTCGCAGGCAGGCTTACCGGCTATACAGGAGTTCCTCCCGAAGTTTGCCAGCTTCTTGACGAACTAGCTCCTCTTCCTGAGTCTGAGTTTCTGGAACAGCGCAAGCCTGACGGAAAGGTAATCTGGATCAATCGAAAGGGAGAGAAGGTAACTAAAAAGCTGGTTCAGGAAACTCTAAAACAGCAGGCACATGCTCGCGCGCAGGCTGTTACTTCCGGCGAAACTCCCGCAGATATCAACCTGCGCAAACTTATCTCGCAGCGGGTATTCAATGAGCCTTCCGAAATGGACCCGAACGGTAAGGAAGTTATAGGAGAGACTTACCGTTACGAGGTTCGGCGGGTTGGCCAGGTCGTGCTTGATGAGAACTTGGGACTGACAACGGCAGGCGAGCTTAAATGGTTTCGGGTCTATCAGTTTTCGCCGAACTCGCCCGCGCAACTTCTATCCTACATGGCTGCGCGCAAGCATAAAATCCCTACCAAGAAAACTGGCGAGAACACAACCGATAAGGTTAGCTTGCTTCGACTTGCAACCCAGTACAAAGACAATTTCTACACCAAGGTCGCGGACTGTCGTGAGTTGCGAAAGATGCGAGGAACTTACATCAACGGATTTAAGCCTCGGCCTGACACTGGTTGTGTCCATACCACTTTTACTTACGACACCGCGACCATGCAGCTATCCAGCCGAAATCCGAACATTCAGACGGCCCCTAAGCACGGAAAATTAGCCAAAGCCGTACGATCCATGATTCGGCAGCAAGGCAAACTCTTGGTGGAGTGGGATTTCAAGTCTTATCACGTTCTTACTACTGGCTACTGCGCCAAAGATTTAGACTACATGAGGCTTGCCCGGCTTGATATGCACTCTTTTGTAGCCGGGCATTTTAACAAGGATTGGGATGCTTTTAAGCTGTTTGCTCAACCTGACGAGGAACTGGCGGAACGCTTTCGATGGTTTAAGAAAGACCCGGACCGGAAGTTTCTCCGGGATAAAAAAGCCAAGCCTTGTATTGCTGAAGGGGAGTTGGTTCTGACAGATCGTGGATTGGTTCCAATCCAAGACATAACGCTTGCCCACAGGGTTTGGGATGGAGTAGAATGGGTTTCTCACGGAGGACTCATTGACAAAGGAATCCAAGAGGTCATCACTTACGACGGCCTCACAGCGACCCCCGACCACGTTGTCTTCCTCGAAAACGGCTTCGAGATGGCATTCGGGAGAGCAGCATCATCATTGGCTCGGCTCGCAAGTACCGGAGTTGCTGGGCAAGCAGTTCGGTTTAGTCACGGTCATCTCCTCGAACGTTCGGCGCGAAAAAGGATACATCAGGCTTTTCGTTCAATGTACGAAATGTCAAAGGAAACGTTGGATCGACAAGTCCAGCCTACTCGGCGGAGGCACGTCGGGCTGCCAGTCATGCAATCAGACCAAATCAATCCATCAAGGGGTTTTAGGCCGAAGGTACGACGCGATTGTGTCGAGATGCTTTTTTCCACACAATTCGAAATACGCAGACTATGGTGGCCGGGGAATAACCTCCAAGTTCAAGACTCGAAACGAGTTTGTACAGTGGGTGGTTCAGAATCTCCCTCACGAGAATTACAAGGGCGTGGAGATCGACCGGATAGACAACAATGGCCATTACGAGCCGGGGAACCTGCGCCTTGCAACTCGAAAGGAGCAGTTGTCCAATCGTCGAATAACCGTGTGGGTTTCCTTCAAAGGGAGTCAGATTCTACTGGACGAGTTCGATTCTCCCTACGACTACAGTTGGACTCGACGCCTGGTCAAGAACAAGAAGATGACTGGAGAGCAAGTAATCGAGCATGCCATAGCCAGCGTTCAGGGTCCATCTTGCAAGACACGGGCAGCCTTGAGAAAGTGGTTAGTTTCGCACGGGTATATGACATAGCAGATGCAGGCCCGAGAAAGTGCTATACAGTATCAGGCAAATTAGTAGCTAATTGTATACTTGGCATTGGCTTCGGGCTTGGCGTCAACAAGCTTTACGACATGAACAGGGAGAGCTTCAGCTCACTTTCCGAAGCTTCTGCTTTTATGCAGGTTATTCGCTCGCTGTTTCCAAAAGTGTTTGCATGGCAGGAAGCCGTTCGCCAGCAGGCTCATCGTGAAGGCTTTCTTAAAAACGCCTTTGGAGCGATTCGCTGGTTTTACGAGGTGTATGCACCGGACGGTAAAGGAGGTTGGAAGCCTGGCGAGCAATCCGAGCAGGCTATTGCTTTCCTTCCCGCTAGCTTGGCCTTTGGCAACATTCGAGAGGCTATGAAGGAGTTAGAGCGGCGTGGCTTAAATGAGAAGTGGAGCCTTCGCAATACGGTTCATGATTCCCTTTTGAACCTGATCGACCCTTCACGGTTGGAAGAGCATCAGCAGGATATCTATCCGGTTCTTCATGCGCCTAGCAAGGTTCTAGTGGACCCTGTGGTGGCTCCGACGGGTCTGGTGGTTGATGTAGAGTGTTCGGTTGGAGAGGATTGGGGAATCATGAAGGAAGTTGAGGTTAAGGTGGGGGGGGGGGGGGAGCATAGGTTAAAATAAACTTTCCCTAACCTCGCATACCCGTTTATCATGACCTCGTGTTGTACCCGACAGTCTGGGTGCAACCGAGGCGTATATAATATGCGGCGACCCCAAGCCAGCCCAGCCAGATCAGTTAGTCAAGCCAGCGCAGGCTTTCCGGCCACCCTCCCTTGCCCCGAGGCCCAGTAATGCCGGAAACCACGGCCACGCCAGCGCCCGCCACGCCCACCAGTCTTACCACCCTGCACGACCGGTTCCTCTTGGAAGCCTGTGCAGATGCCAAAGCCGCCGGCCATATCTTCCCTGAGTACGCCGCCGCCGAAAGTGCCCTTGAGTCAGCCTGGGGCCTCTCTCAACTCGCCTTGAAAGCGAACAACCTGTTCGGCCAGAAACAGTCCCATCCACCGCTGCCTGCTACCACCACGCTTACCTTGCCCACCCGCGAGTTTCTTCACGGCCACTGGGTCAGCGTTTCTGCCAACTGGGTCCAGTTTCCGTCATGGGAGGCGTGCTTTGCAGCGAGAATGGCGTTATTACGACATCTGGCGGCGAGCTATCCAGCGTATCAGGAGGCTCTGGCGGCTGTTTCCGGGCCTGAATTCATCACCAAAGTCTCGAAATCCTGGTCCACAGACCCCGAGCGCGCAGGCAAAGTCCTTAGTATCTATGACGCACACCAGTCTGTCTTCGGAGGAGGCCAATGATGCTTTTCGGCGGGTGGTGGCCGACCCCGCACTCGGCTTACCTACTTGGTCACAAGTGGCTGTTCGCAGCGTTCCTCGTGGACAACACGGTATTGTGGTTGTCGTGTTTGTCTATCTGCATGGGCATGGTCTTTCTCGGCTTGAAAACGAGGATGCGTCACCGGGCTCTGTTTTTTGAGTTCGCCGCTTTATTTCTTGCATTCGCCGCCGCGCGCGCTGCTAGGATTGACGTAGTGGTAACCGGCAGGCATTACGAGGCTTCGAGCGTGGTTACTGATGTAACCGCCGTGGTCGCCGTCGTGGTCGCAGCCGGATTCATCATGGCGATCCCCGAGATACTGTGCATCTGTAACGCGGTCGATCAAGCCATGAGTCAGATGGAAGTCACCCGGCTGCACAAGTTGCAGGACAGGCGCCAGAAAATCCTGCTCATGGGCCACCTGCAAGAAGCGTTGCAGAAGAACGCGGAAGGACTCCTCGCAGATGCCCGACTCCGCCCCCTCGTTTAACGGACAGATCAGCATAGGCAATATCCTTACGATGCTGTTCGTGTTGTTTGCCGCCTTCGGGGCCGTCCTCAGAAAATACATCACCAACGAAGAAAACTCCAAGCGCATGATCGAGTTTCAGGAAATGCTCGACAAGCTGCTGGACGACCGCACCCAGACTAAGATATTATTAGCTACACGGGACGAAACTATTGCCAACCTTAAAGATCGGATTAAAGGGTTGGAGGATAGGATCGAAGGGATTTATCGCAGGCTGGAAAATAGGCAGGGCGGCTAGCGAGCCAAGCCAAGCCAGCTAACTTAGACACGGGCAACCAACCAACCAAGGAGACACTCCAGATGGCATCATTCTCATCCATCCTTTCAGACGTAGGTAAGGCTCTGAAGAAAATATTCACTCTGGGCACGGAAGCCGCGACGGCTGCCGAACCTTTCATCGAGATTCTTTACCCTGGCATTTCGCCCCTGTGGAATACCGTCACCAAGGCGGTTATCAGCGCCGAGGGGTTGGCAATCACGGCTGGCGCGCAGAACGGCACCGGGCCGCAAAAGCTTGCCAACGTGGTCGAGTCGGTCACCAGTTCGTTCAACTCGTTTACGGCAGCCAATGGGCTGGCCACGATGACGCAGGCAGAGATCGAGGCGGCGGTGACGGCGGCCGTGGCCTTTTTGAATGCGATCCCGGCGAAGACCGGGAGCTAGCGAGCAAGCCCATCAGCACGGTTCCCCCTGCAACCTACCATCAACATGATGGGGACATAAATGAGGACGATGTTCATCCGCACCCATAATTAAATCGGTCAACCGGCTAGCATATCGGCTCTGACTGGCCCATCTTTGGATTCCTCTCCTACTGCGCATCCTGCACACGGAGTTATCCGCATGAAAGCAATCCTCGCACTGGCACTGATGGCACTTCCAATGAGCACGTTAACCGTCAAGCCTGACCCCGCTGATGGGCCTGGCACTTGCGGCTCGGCTGGAGACCCTTTCCCGCCTTGGCTGTGCTGCGGTGGCGAGCATGGGCCTTGCCCGGCCAAGCCCTCGTTGGATTTTAATCTTCAGTAAAACAGAGAAGGGGCCGAAACTGGCCCCTTGCTTTACTGCACACTCACGGCCCCAGACAGCTTGACCGAGCCCGCCACACCGGCATTGCCACTCCCCGCGCTCACATACTCCAATGCCCCTCGGCTGGGCGGATTCGGCCTCGTGACGCCTGCGTAGTCCGTGGTGATCCCTGAGATGGCCACGCCGGAGTGGATCGCAGGAGAGCCCGTCGCCAAGGCCATGTTGCCGTAGCCGTAGTTGTGCCAAGTCTCGTCAACTAGGCCAGGGTCAACGCACAGAGCATTGACTTCCGTCGATCCTGGGCACGACCAGTCGAGCGTGTTGTAGTGGTAGGTGATGTTGTTGGCGAAAGTCGAGCCGGACAGCGTTAGAGGGTCCGCAGCCGTGCTCCACTCGTAAGGATTAGAGTAGGCTCCGGGAGGCGTGACGCCGGGATAGCCAGTGAGCGACGACTTCTGAAACCCGAGGAAGATGTTGTTGCGGAAATCCATGTAGTAGCTGCTCGAGCAAGTCCCCGCGCTGCCGGCCGAGCAATCTATCTCAAAGGTGGTCGCATTGGCCGCAAGGATTGTGTTGTCCTGAATCGTCAGGGTTGAGCCGTCCTGAACCGCGACCGCGATGGCCACGTCAGCAGCCCGGCAGAAGTCGCTCAGGTTAGAGTTGTAGCCACTCGGTACGCCGGGGATCGCCTGCCTAAGCGCGTTGCAGTTGCCGACGATGAGGTTGTTGATGATTGTTCCGCCAGCGCCTCCCACCTTGATCTGCTGGCCCATGTTGCCATAGGCCAAGACCCGCGTGACCGTTACAGATGTGCCTCCGCCCGTCAGATGCAGCGCGTCAAGTCCATCTTGCGTGTTGTAAGCTACGACCCCTTGGTCGAAGTGAATGTTCCATGGCGTCGTGGATACGATGCTAGCAGTGCCCCAAGCGTCACCGTAGCCGCCGGAGTTGTCATCTGTGCAGTCCTGATAAGGGACGGCATCGACTATCGGATACTCCTCTGCGCATCCTGACCATGTGAAGGAGAAATTGGTCACGTTTAGGGAGCCGACTCCTACGGTTCCATCATCCGTACTCCAGTCGGAGAATGGACTACCGGCGATGGTTATATAGTTCATCGTGACGTTACCTCCGGTAGGCCCGTAGAACCCACCAGAGCCGAGGCCGTGAGCGTCTATGTCGGTCAAGGTAAGATTCGTGCTTGTGTTGCTGAACATCACCCCATTGGTAGCGAAATCCGAAAGCGTGCCAATGCCTGTATTGCAGAGGTTCGTCTGGCTGGCTCGCCCGCAATCCGACCAGTCTGTAAAGTCGATGCACGCCACATCGACATAAGACGAGCCGCGCAGGTCCAGAATGCCGTAGACTCCATAGCCGCCGTGAATCTGCGTTTTCGATGACTGCGTGTGGCACGAAGCGTAGTTCTCGCCAAGTATCTTCGTGTGAGCCGCCGAGGTGCCGTTGATTGGCGGAGGCATTCCCAAAGCATTGTTGCCAGGCACGCCCCAATAGACTGAACCAGAGGTTGCCGAGTTGGGATTATTCCAGCCGATGCGATAGGACGCACCGGTGCCAATAGAGCCACGAATCAGATAGGTATCGCCGGATGAGCCGATCCAGCCATAGGCCGGGTATGCTCCGCCAGGCCCGGTGTTGTAGGTGCCGTCCTGAAATAAGTAGCGAACGTCATTGAACGCGCATGCCTGATTCGTGCCCGAACCAGGGTAGTCAGCATCGGCCAGCCCGTTGCACTGGCCTGCCGTGACGTTGGTAGAGTAGCGCGTACCACCCGCTGGCCTGACATACCATGTGGACGCTCCGCACCCCTGCGTCACGATACCGGCTGGCAGTGTGGCAGAACAGAGCCACTGAGGGTACAGCGGGTCATACGCAGACGACGTTCTCGGCATCTGGTAGCCGTAGCTTGTGGCTGCCGAAACAGTAGGAGTGTAGTCGGAGATCACCGAGGACATACATGCCACTGTGTTTGCCGAGCTCCCGCACGATGGGGCGCCGGGATTCACGGGATTTGAGAAGGTGGGATTGGTGCCGATGGTGTTTCCCGATCCAAGAGAGAACCCGCTGGAGTTGTAGATGCTCGTGTTGTTGCCGCTGACACCCGACACGTAGTTATTGTTGAACGTGTCAGTCGAATCCCCACCCGAGATAGAAAAGCCATATTTAGCGTTGCCGCCGCAGCCGGTAGCCGAGTTGGTCTGCACGAGGTTGTAGCTGTCAGATACGTCCGATGCCGTGACGCTGGTTAGATCGCCGTTGAGCAGGCAGTAAATCTGGTTATTGTCTAAGAGGTCACCGTACGCCGTGTTGTACTTGAAATAGATAGGCGCATGACACGAGCCAGCCTGGTTGTTGTAGACGTAGAGCCCTTTGCCGCCGTTGTAAAACACGATGTTATTCTGCACGACAGCCTGCTGGCAGTAAGGGGAGGCCAACCCACCCTGCGAGCCGTCGAACGTGTCGAGGATAATCCCTTCCCCATCGGTCGGAGCAGTACCTCCGCATGGATTTACGTTCGTGTTTGCGTAGGAGAAGTTGCCCGCGATGTAGATATGCGTGCCGCTTGCTGAATCGTAGGCTATCGGCTGATACACGCTGATCCCTGACCCGCACTGGTTCGATCCCTGGGCCGCGTTGTAGGCGATGTTGCCGACGATGGCGATGTAATCGACACTCGCGGCAGAGCCTTGATTGTAGGTCGAGAATCCGGCCGCATCGCAACCGTTCGCAACATTGTTTGCGAATAGGATGTGGTGAATAGAGGTAAGCGTGGACGTGTTTGGGGTGGCCTGAAAGCACGCCGTATTTGTCGAGCCCGAGACGGTAACCTCCCATCCCTCTACTGCCCAGTTCGATTTGTCCACCCATATGCCGGTGAAGTTGCCCGATCCCGAAATCTTGCACGCGTCGAAGCTAATGCAGTTCAGATAGGCAAACTCATTTGATGACGAGCAGCCGGATACCGTGCCCCAGTGCGACTCTGAAAACAGCGAGCCATTGTAAGCCGTCGATGCTGCGGCCTGGATCACGTCGCCGCAATTCAGCGCATGATTCGGCGTCTGCCAGGGCGTGCCGGTCGACGTGCCGGAGTTCAGGTCGTTGCCGGTAGGTGACAGGTAGTAGGTAGTGGCGAATGAGGGAAAGGTAATCGCAAAACAAAGCGCCAGCAGCGCAGTCAGCCATTTCACAGCAGCCTCTCCTTTATTTCACATACCACTTGGTGCCGTCGTAGCATCCTTGATAGGGTGTACCTGCTACGGCTGTAAGGGCGGTCGATATGTTTCCCGAGGTCGCCAGAGTCCACGCGCCGTCCGCAATGATCGTGATGCAGCCGCCTATGCTTGCCGTGTATTGGCCGATGGCTATCGTCGCAATGGTTGTGGTGCCGGTGACATGAAAGATTCCACCAGTTGGCGTGATCGACGAGGCAGACGCGACCGCCGCGCCGACGCTTGTGCCGATTATTCCGTTGGCGTCGATCTGCGCCTTGCGAATGCTGGAAACGCCTGATCCCCAGGTGTTGATCAGTGTAGGAGATGCGTTGGTGTTGGTGACCGAAAACCAGTTGCCGGCGGTTGATGTCGTAGCTACAGGACCAGACGCAGGAGTACACAATTGAGAGTAGGAAGATGTGCCATTCTGCACGCAACCGCCACCGCTTAGCACAAGCGACGGAACGGTCTGGGTGCCTGACCAGGTGTTTGTGCCATTTAGCAGTGGGACCAGCGCGCCGGAAGTGCCTGTTGCGTAGCTCGCTGCCGTGCCTAAAGCCACTGCAGTCTGGGCCGTAATCAGTCCCTTGCCGTTGGTCGTAATGTAGCAGTAGCTCGGCGCTGTGCCTGCCGTGACTGAAGCCGAGCCGCAAGTCCCCGGCCCGGCGTTGACGGTTGCTAAGGTCGCAGCTACGGAGCCAGTGCCTGACGCTGTCACGTCGCCTGTCAGCGCTGTAATGCCACTGCCGCCCCCACCACTCGGGTTGCACGGCGTCCACGCACCACCTTGAGTCGCCTGACAATAAAGCGCAATTGGCGAGGGGGTAAAAGTTAGCTGGCCAAACCCGGCTGCCGAGGTCCACGGGTTCCAGCCTGAGCCTGCGTTGATGTAAGCGGCCATGGCAGGCGGGGCTTGAGCATGGCCAAGGCTGCCTAGTGCCAGCAAACTGGCCAACCCGACCACGGGCAACCACCTTAACCTTAACCTCAAGCCTGACCTGCCTCGTTTCACCCGATGTGCCATTTTGTTCCTTCCAGACTTAGTTAGGACTGCCAGCCATTCAGCCATTTCATCGCAGCCTCTCCACCGTGAGACGGTATTCCCAGCTAACCGTGCCTGTTCCTGAGATAGCCTTGACGATAGTCGATAAGGTAGCGCCGCTTCCCGTAGCGACCGAGAAGCAATTGCTATTCCAGTTGTAGCCGCTGCTCACAGTAAATCCCAGCGATTCCATTTGCGTTGCGCTGTTAGCGAATCCCCCCGGCGTCGTCCAGGTCACGTCGATCACGGCGGAACCGGCTACCGAACCTGTGCCTGAATCCTGGTAGAAGTTTGGGCAGAATTGGTACACACCGGCTGAGGCCGACGATGTGAGCGTGGTCGTAGACCCCGCATAGGTTGCGCTCAGGCCCGATTGCGCTCCGCTGTCGTAGGCCAGGCATGGAGATGATACCGAAGTCGCACCAAGGCACTGCGAGGTCGTCACGCCGGCAGTCGTAGGGACAGCCCCGGCAAAGTTCCACAGGTTCGTATTTGGGTCAAAAGTAGCCGTGTAAGCCTGCCCGACGACTGGCGTGAACTGTTGCGCGATTGCGCCGGTAAGCGTGCCCGAGCCGCCTGTTATGAATCCCCAGGTAGAGCCTGTTGTGGGAACAAACGTTTCAGTGCATCCTTGGCCGACGGTAACGCATGAGGTGGGAGGCGTGATGTACTCGATTGAGGCGGACCCCGAAACGTAGACGAACTGTGAGAAGTTTCCCGGCGCTAGCGTGGTGGCAGCGGTCAACGTAGAAGGGGCGATCCCAAGCGTCATGAAGCCACCGGAGTTGAGAAAGCCGTTCTGCCCTGTAGTCAGCGAGTTAGCCTGCAGCGCTGAAGCGAAATACCAGCCTTGGCTAGTGCCCAGCGCGGACCCTGTAAACGTGGCCGGGTTGCACTTCATCTGAGTCGTAAAGGTCGAGGTGCCCGCGCCAGTCACGTTTTGAGCGCACCCGAAGTTTACCGTCTCGGACCCTGTCCCATCGTAGACCTTGGCCGCGTTATTCCAAGAGGTCGTGTACAGAGGGTTGCCGGACGTTGCGTTTGATATATTCGGCGTGGTGGTGAAACCTGACCATGAGCCGGTCCCGCTGGAGTTGACCGAGTAGCCGTTCCCGTAAAGCCCGTTGATCGTCATCGACGGGATGTAGTTGACGACTGCCAGGTTGTCACACTGCTCCGCGTCGGTGACCTGTGCCGGGTAGCTCACATTGAAAGTCGTGCCGTGCGCCACAACGCCGGAAGACGTGCCGAGCAGGTTGAAGTAATTGGTAGAGGCAGTCGCCCCGCCGCAGTGCGATCCTTGAATCTGCGCCGTCCCGAGCCATCCTAGAACGCCATTCAGCGGAGTAATAAACGAGGTCGAAGTGTAAATCCCCTTGCCGCTGGTGTTATCGGTAATCCCGATGTGCATCGGAGTGTCCACTTCGAGGCCGGCGATCAGAGACTGAGGATTGTTATTCGTGAAGGTTGATTGCATGCCGCCGTAGGCATGGTCGCCCACGATGCGGTTAGAGCCTGAGTTATAGCTGATGCCCGTGTTGACGCCGACATTGTTCACTTCTTCCAAGCCGAAGAAAGAGTCGGTTTCGTTCTCCGAGATGCCGATGGGCGCTGAAGTGGAGCTAATGTCCGGCACATAGGCAAACAGGTAGCCGGAACAGCCAGAATAGCCGCTTAGGGTCACCGAGGATACCGAGTAAGGCCCGGTTCCTGTCATGTTCGCGGTCGCTGTGCCCATCGTCGTGCAAGGCTGCACGGTTGAGGTGCTGGCACCGCTTGATGCCTGCTGAAAGCCGTAAAGGTAAGCCGGAGGGTTAGCGTTGGCATAGGTGCCACCTGACCCCGAGATAGATGGCACGCCGCTGGTCTGCGTGGCCGTCAGGGTGGCCCACGAGCTAGGCCCGTTACCGGTGCCCGCCAAGTAAATGTCGTTGGTGTAGTTCCCATATCCGCTGACGTAGCCGCCAGGAGGCGAAGACGCGCCCCACTCGATCCACGGCAGCGATGCTGAAATGGCCCCTCGGCAGGTTATATGCTCTCGGTAGCCTTTCTTCTCCGAGTAGAGCGCAATGCACTGCTGTGCGTAGCCGTTGCCGTCAATCGCCACATCCTTGATAACTATGCCGTATGGCGCTGAGCCAGAGGTCAAGGCCGCGTGCGAGATTGGTGCCTGCATAGCGCAGATAGCGCGAATCTCTGTTGGCTGCCGGTTGAATCCAGGCCCTTGGCCGATGATTGAGACCTGCAGGCCGGTCGCCGGTTCAGGGATGCCCAGACACGTATCGTATGGAGTCGAATAGGCATTGTTGCCGAGGACCATCGACCCAAGCGAGTTGGTGATAGACATGGCCATGGCGCAGTCGTAGGAGGTCGCCGCGCCTGTGGCTGCCGAAGGAATGGGATACCAGACTGCCGAGTTGGTGCCCGGAGTAACTGACCCGTTGGTGGCGTTCACCGCGATGTAGTTCGACCCTGAGTAGGAGACGTTCTGGCAGACACCGTAGCTAGGCCCCGAGGTGTAGGCCACTTGCGCTGCCCCGACGCCCGCGTAGCCCAAGGCCGCAGTGTAGCCGGACACGTAATTCACGCCGTAGATTGTTGGGCCGAGAGTGGACTGCAGGTTGGCCGCTGTCGCTTGGCTTGGCACCATGGTGTTCGACGTATTCGTCCAGTACGTCAGCCCGGTATAAGGAGCCGCCGCGTAGCTCATCGTGTAAGGCGTCGTGATCGCTTGGGTCGGAGACAGCAGGACCGTGTTGGTGCCTGGACCAGTCGCCGCAGTTCCCGTATAAGTCAGGTTGACCGCGCCATTGCTTGAGCCAGTAAATGTAGCGCTCGGCAGAGTCAGTGCGCCGGTGAGCGTGCCGCCAGTCAGAGGAAGATACCCTGATACCAGAGACGACACGAAAGCGTCCGTAGCCAGCTTCGTAGTCGTGTCGCCGGCAGTCTGCGTGGTGGCCGTGGTCCCGTTAGGCAAGGCAGCCGCTGCCGTCAGGTTCGCCGCCGTGCCGGTCGTGTTGACCGAAATCACCCCGGCCCCGGTAGTCTCCAGAATCGTTGAGTTGCCTGTTGTAGCCACCAGCAGACCAGCACCGAGCGCGGTCCCGGTCGTGTTTGACCATAATGGCGCGTATCCGGTTGTCGTAGTTCCGGGACCGGTGATGCCGCCTCCGCCGCCTGAACTAGCAATCGTATAAGGGCTTGCTGCCGTGCCTGAGCCAGTCAACGTAACATTGGTTCCCGCTGCCAGAAGGCCATTCACCGTGGTCGGCGTGATCGTGCCAGTGCCTGAAGCCGCGAGTGAAGCACCCGAGCCTACAACCATTGCAGCGCTCGTATTCGTGCTGCCGGTAAGGGCCGAGAACGCTGTCGCACCTGTCGAGCTTGCCGTGATCGTGACGTTTGCGCCTGAGTTGGCCAAGGTGATGTTAGTGCCTGCAATGAGGTTGAGCGCTGTTTGCGAGGCGTTGTTCGTGCCGTTGGTCTGAAGCGTCGGCCCACCGGCAGGCGTCGTGTAGCTGCCCGCCCCGTTCAGGTACGCTGTGGCTGAGCCAGTGTTGGTCGGTAGAACGTGTGTCGAGTCTACGGCGACTGAAACGGCTGGCGTCGTGGTTGGGCTGGAGGTCGAAACAATGAATCCGCCAGACGTGCTCCCGCCGACCGTGGTCACGGTGCCTTGAGGGTTCGCTGCCGTGGAGACCGCCGTGATGAGACCTTTGCCATTGACCGTGATAACTGGCACGGCGCTGCTGGAGCCGAATGAGCCGACGTTAGAGTTCACCGTCGCTAAGGTGGCTGCTACGGAGCCTGATCCAGACGCAGTTACGTCGCCAGTGAGCGCCGTGATACCGCCTGACCCCGCGTACTGAGGGATATTCAGCGTGCCGCCTGAGTAAGTTGCTGCGCCGCTGGTGCCCGTTGTCGTGAGAGTGAACAGGCTTGCGGGAAGGTCGGCCAAGACGATAGCTCTGGGCGACAAGGCTCCTGCCGCGCCGTTTGGGGCTGCCAGAAAGTAATTTGCTGTGAGACTGGCGCTCGCGAGGGCGATGGTCCCTGAAACGGTGATCGGGGAGCCGGTTACGGTAAGCCATGCCGGAGCCGTGAACGCAACTGAGGTTACCGTGCCCGACCCTCCGCCGCCTCCGCCATTGAGAAAGCAGTTCCCCGAGAAAGGAGACAAATAATAGCTGTCAGACACGTTGCAGTTGGTTCCCACCTTCAGGCTGCCGGGGGTCAAATAAGGCGCAATATTCTGGGCAAAGGCTGGGCAAGCCGCCGTACCAGCCAACAGGAGCAGAAGTTTCATCCTCGCCCACCTAGCGGGTACATTGATACGAAATCGCATACGGTCCTCCGATGGGCAGCGCGGCTGGAGTGGAAATCACGAAGCTGTTAGTCGCAAAGTTGTTCACAGCCGAAGTCGTCAGGTAAGTAGAAATAGTGCCCCCAGAGAGAAAAGCCGAGCAGACCTGCGGTGGAGTTCGGTCCACATCCATCGGCCATTGAACGTCTATCAGGTTCTGACCTGCGGTAGCTGCTGTACCAGCCAAGGTAAGAGCGAAAGTACCTGTTAACTCGTTGTTAAATGTGCCGGGAACCACGGTCGAGCTAACGTTTTGTGCCGGGTCGAGGATGCCGGTAGCCAGAAATGCGGGGCCGCCATTGGTGTTGACCCGATTCTCGAAATAGCCGTTGATGTTGGAGTTGCACCGGACAATCCAGTGGGCTCCCGGCGGAACAGTGACTGAACTTACGACGTTTCCGGTGAGCGTGCCATTGATCTGCAGGTCGGACCCGCCAGCATTTAGCGTCACCACGTTTACGTTCGGCGTGCCGGCGTTGAACAGGTCCCAGTTCTGATTGTTGAGAGCGGATGAGCAAGTCGGCATAGTGGCCGTGCCAGCAGCAGCGAAGTTGAAGTCTACTTGGCTGACGGTAGACGATATTGTGCCGGTGCCTGTCATGATCTGAGGCGGCAGGATGACCAAGCCCGAGAAAAAAGGGGCTGTCACGGAAGTGTTCGACTTGAGCGCTGGATTGTAGGTAGCGCCGTTTGCTGATAAGGTGAACTGGTTTGTGTAGCCTGTTCCGTTATTGAAATCTACATTAAATGAGCCATTGGTAAGGCACTGGCGTTCTGTCGAGGCCGTCCCCGCATTCAGATAGTTGCCTGCATAAGTACATGACGCGCCGGGATTTAGCGTTTGGGTGGCGACTGCGTTTCCACTGCCGCTCCCCGGGTCGATGTACTTCCCGATAAAGCTGCCGAGTGTGCCTGAGATCGGATAGAACGTCACTCCTGCGTTGATGTCAAAGAAAATACCTTGAGGCATGATTTGCGAGGGAGCAGCTGAGCCCCAGTTTACAAACTGGAACATGATATCGCCGTTCTGGTACAGGCCATTCAAAAGATTGGTGATGTTGTAAGGGCCGGTGTGCAGCGGAACCGAATCATTCGGCCCAATAGTGACCTGAGCGGACGCCGGAACCTTGATAAACCCCTGTCCAAGCTGCTCAGCGTTACAGGTCGGCGTGGTCTCATTTACATAGAACGAGTTGCCAGAGAACAATACGCCTGTACCCGTGCCTACGAAACGAGTCGATGGCAGCGGCTGAGTAAATCCATCCGGGTCAATGCCAGCAATCACTTCTGACGTGTCACCGTAGATAGTGCCGAGCGTCGATAAGGGAAGCCGACCAGTGTCATTGCACGAAACAGTGTAGGCGGAAGTATTGAACCCACTCGGCCCGTCGGTTGTCAGGTGGATGTCCTGAATTTTTACCGAGCCATACGTTCCCGGCTGAATCGGCGCAACGACTGAGCCAGCAGGCCACGCAATCGCGGTCGTTCCGTTTACCGCACGAGACACGAGATGCAGAGCCTGGTCAGCCGCTGCCGTGTACACGTAAACCGCCTCGTAAGTTCCCTGCGTGATCCCAGGCACGTAAGCGCTCGGCGTCGTCGAGCCCCATGAGGCATCCTGCGGACCAATCCACATCAGGCCATCGTTTGCATGGGTGCCTCTGGTGGTGGCAAACGCCGGATCAGTCAGCCAAACTGGCATGTAGATTGCGTCGTCGATGGGGATTGTCAGGGCCGACGTGGTGATACCTGCGGTCAGATGACCGATCTCGTTCTTGCCGAGAACCTGCACGCCATGATTGATGGCCGGGCTACCATTAGAAATCTGGTTGCCTTCGCAGTAGCCGTGATCGACCAGGATGTTTTCGCCGCCGAGAATCTTGACGCACGATGTTAGCTGAAGCCCTTTAGCCGAGAAATCCTCGAAGTCCACGTTGACACCGCGCAGGTTGATCTGTGCGTGAGGATCGGCATACCAAGTCCCCGAGGTGTTGGCCACTCCACCAGGGCAGTTCGCCACGTTATAGCAGTAGCCGGCGGAATCGCTGCCAGGAAACAAGGGATTAAGCCGACGGTAGTAATTCTCGTTCTGATCGCCGCCATTCAAGAGCGCGATGCGTGAGTGGTTTATGTCGATATTGGTGAATCGGCTTCTTTCGGTCCCTCCGGTTACGTTGAGTGAAACGCCGCCGGAGTTGATAATCCGCACGTTGTCGATATAGCCGTCAGCAGCGTTGAGCAATGTCAGGCCGCTGCCAGTCGTTGCGTGGCCACCGCCTATGATCGTCAGCCTCTCGACGTGATAAGGGCACGACCCGGTAACTACAGGCAGGTTACAGTTGCCGTTGTTGATTCCTGTATAGAACAAGGCATCAGCATAGGGTGAGGTCGAGTTATCGAGGATGGTTGATCCTTGATCGTCTCCGATAAACGAGATTGGGTCGTCTACCTCGATGGCAGCCGTGTAGGTAGACGAGTAGATTTTGTACTGGCCGGCCGGTAAAAAAACCGGCTCGTACCCGGTGCCTGAAGCCGCCACGCCGACTGACTTCGAGTAAGCCTTGGCCGCGTTAATGGCGCAGGTCGAGTCCAAGACCCCGGTCGGATCGGCCGCGTTCGGGCACGACGACGGCGTCCCGAAAAGTGGGTTCGTGGCATAAACCATCGGGCTGAGCGTGTTGACCATCTGAAAGGTCGGCGTCGAAGTCGCGCCAAGACCAAGGTTGGTCAGCGCGGTCGGGACACTGGTAAGGTCGGATAAGTTATTGGTTCGCAGCAGGTAAGCAGAAGACCCGCCGCCCGCGCCGCCAGCCGACACTGCGTAGGTATAAACGATGCCGGGCGAAACGGTAATCTGAACCTGGTAAAGCCCGGCAACCGTAAATAACGAGTAGTTGCCATATTGGTCGGTCGAGGCCGGATTGCCGATCACGTGGCTCAAGCCAACGTCCGAGTAAAGGGTGACGCCGGCCGTCGAGCAGGGCGTGCCGGTCGCCGTGATGGCACAGACGCGCACCGGCACGTTCGGCGCGGGGGTCGAGAATGGCGTGATCACCTGATTCGATATGGGAGCGCCTTGGGCACGCGCAGGGTTAGCCGAGAGCGCAAGAACGGCGAGGGGCACGGTCAGCAGGATTATTGCCGGGCCCAGTTTGAGTGGCTTGGCCTCAGACTGCTCAGTCGGCCTGGCCTGCCCTGCCTGCCCGGCTTGCTGCCGATGCCATGCGCGCAGGCATCCTTTATGTACAAGGTGGTTGATCGGCACGCCCTGCTTATCTATCAGCCGGTCGTCCCGAAGCTGGCCGGTCTCGGCCCAGTCCCCGTGAGTCAGGCGCGTATCCGCCAGAGCCATCCTCTGCTGGCAGGTGGCCAAGGCGCACAACCCTTGCTGGCGCTGCCACAGTTCTCTGCGCCTTGCCTCGTATTCCGCGCGTCCTGCCTCGTTAGCCAGGCAGACCTCCCGGCCATCGTCCAGCCTGCGCGTGGCTGCGTGGCTTGGGTGGGCTGCTGTCAGGCCAGGGTTCCGAAATCTCGACCTAAGAACACGCACGCTTGACCTCCTCGATACTGCGGTCAAGGGCAGATTGCGCGGCAGGAGAGTTTTTAGCCAGTTTGGCCAGCTTTTCGGCCGCCGCCAAGGCAAGCGCCAGCGCTTCCCCGACCGTGGCCAGAGAGCATGATTCGCGCAAGGCCTCCAGGCGCGATTCGAGCGCCGCCCGCTGCGAGGCCGGGACCGCCATCCTGATATCCTGCCGAGGCTCGCGGAGGAGTTTGCCTGCCTTGCCAGGGTGCTTGGCCAGCCGTTGCTTGACGAGAGCCGAGAACTCGTTGGCAGGCAGCAGTTTAGCCTCTTCGAGCCAAGGGAACTCAAGCCATAGATCAGCGCGCACCGTGGCCAGAGACTTCGCCGCAGACAGGGTCAACTCCTGCATGTCAGCCAAGGAGAGATGAGCGAGCCTTGCGGCCAGCCCGGTGTAATCCCGCCACATAATAGGGCTGACGCCTAAACTCTCGCGGTAGGAATTCTCTGATTCGTAGCCGTGCTGCTGCCAGTCACCCAAGAGGATTAGCTGGTAGCCGTAGTAGCCGACCTCGACCAGCCGGTTTCGCGCGTGGTCTACTGCCTGACGTAAGGCTTGGTCGAGCGAGGAGAAGTCAGGGCCGGGTGCGGGCGCGAGGATGGCAGGCGCGGCGTGGGCAGGAGTAAGGCTGCTCGGCTGGCTCGGCTGGCTCGGCTGGCCTGACTCGACCGTTACTAACTTGAGCGCAGGGTGGCCGGCAATGACGCTGGCTAAGGCTTGGGCAGGATTTGGCATCTCGCGGGGAGGATAGCGCGAGCGGGAGGGATGGGTCTAGGGTTTTTAGCCGGGTAGGCGAGGAAGGGGGAGTCAGGTTAGACAGGAGAAGAATGCCTTGGGTAGGCTAAAAGGCCCCTACCACGCTCCAGCGAGCCATGACCAAGCCAGCGTCACGCAGATGATCAGCACAACCAAGGGCCAGATGATATCGTCGAGGAACTGCCTCCACAACGGAGGCTTGAATCCTGCCTGCACCATAAACTCCAGTTCTTCATCGTCCATCGGGGTCTTCCTTGTCGGCATAAACTGACGCGATCCACCGGTGCTCTGGATCAGCCTCTAAATCCACCCGGTCAGAGTCTACAAAACTGACACTGGATTGCTGGAAAGACGGCCCAGTTACGTCGTAAACAAACTTCCGGCAATGCAGGCAATGCGCCAGATAAGCGCCACCCAGAAACGATCTGCATTCTACGGGCTCGCCGCAACAAACCGGCTTGCAGTCGTCCGGCAGGGGATCAACCAGCCAGCCATGCACAGCGAGCGCTTCGTTCAGCGTCTTCAATGGCTGCTTGTATGCCTCGTCGAGCACTGCATCTGCGTACTCTTGCAAGGTAAGCATTTCAACATGGCGCGTGGTGGTTGTGGTGATGGCTTTGGTTATCGGCATTAACGCTTTTCCTTTCTAAAAATGTAGGCAACCGCCAACCACATTAGCGGTGCTGTGAATGGATAGGTGATGATACACGCGAGCTTATTTAGAGCGCGCATCGCTTGGGTACGCTGAGCACGTTGCATCCACGATCGCGTTATGTTTGACATCCGGCAATTTCATCCGCATAACAGCCGCTTTGGCGAACTCGAAAGCCGCAACGCGCTCCTCGCACTTTGCCGATCCGTCGTTAGGAAACTCGCCGAGATTGCTATTGCGGATACCGATTTTCTCCCATTCCTGGAGCGAGTGAAACAGGCAGCCCATACGTATATACCGGGTGCCATCCTGAGCGAGAACAGCCCAGACGTGGTAGCCATATAGTCCGGCAAAACAGCGAAATTGCTGAACGGCAACCACGCCGCACAGGTTGGCACGGCACAGGTTGGCATCAGTCAGGTAGGCACGGGACAGGTCGGCACGGGTCAAGTCGGCATCAGTCAGGTTGGCACGAAACAGGTTGGCATAGCTCAGGTCGGCATCAGTCAGGTTGGCACCGGTCAGGTCGGCATCAGTCAGGTCGGCACGGGACAGGTCGGCATCAGTCAGGTTGGCATAGCTCAGGTAGGCATCAGTCAGGTCGGCACCGGTTAGGTTGGCATCAGTCAGGTTAGCACCGGTTAGGTTGGCACCAGTCAGCTCGGCACGGGACAGGTCGGCATCAGTCAGGTTGGCATAGCTCAGGTCGGCATCAGTCAGGTTGGCACCGGTCAGGTCGGCATAGCTCAGGTAGGCATCAGTCAGGTCGGCACCGGTCAGGTCGGCATCAGTCAGGTTAGCACCGGTTAGGTTGGCACCAGTCAGGTTGGCATCGCACAGGTTGGCACGGCACAGGTAGGCACGGATCAGTTTGGCACCGGTCAGGTCGGCATCAGTCAGGTTAGCACCGGTTAGGTTGGCACCAGTCAGCTCGGCACCGGTTAGGTTGGCATCAGTCAGGTTAGCACCGGTCAGGTCGGCACGGGACAGGTCGGCACCGGTCAGGTCGGCATAGCTCAGGTCGGCATCAGTCAGGTTGGCACCGGACGCTCTGGCGGATTTCAGTATCTCCCGTACGCTTTTCGCCTCATCTAGCGCAAAAATCAGACGTCCGTAAATAGTTTTAAGCTCCATTAGATTTTTGATCCTTTCTGGATAAATTCAGCTACGGCAGACTCGAAAGCCCCCGCGCGCTCCTCGGCTTTCTCGGCGCACTTGACGCAAAACACGTAAGCTTGGTCAACATCGTAAACCCGGACATTCACGAGGGAATACTCGGTGACCTGAGTATCGCAGCCGTGGCACACATTGCGACACTCCTCGCACACACCCTGCTCGTCGAGGGCGAACCAACTATCCCGGCAGCATGCGCAGACCTTGCCTATATGATCGAGGGCGCACTCCTGCCCGCAGTAGTTCTCTCCGTTCGGAGCGGAAAAGAGAAGCGCCCAGGGTGTGTGCGTATTGCAGCCTTCGCAATGGAATCCAGACCAGCCGTGATAGAAGTGCGGGTCTGGGTCCGGGGCGTCTCGCCAGTCGATTTCTTCACCGTTGTAATACATTATGCTGCTCCTCCGATCGAGGAAGGTATAGGCTCTCCGTGCCCTCCTGAACTGAGATAAGAACTCACGTAGATAACTGATTCGTTGTAAAGATCGCCCATAACCGCTTTCCGAGCGAGTACCTTACCTGGAAAAAATACACCGTTGATTACCCCGTTGGTGACGGAAACAACCGTTCCCGGCGCGGGCGTGCAGAAAACCTGCCCGTTAATCCCTACTCTCGTCGGGATTGATACAGCGAAGGTTGAGTCGTTCTGTCCCACCCAACGCCCTATCGCGTTTCGTACCTTAGTGAAACGGGCAGCAATGTGTCCGTTGCCTGTAGTGCGGGTGATGTGGGTTGAGTCGTAGGTGTTACTTGTGGTAATCGAGCTTTCCATGCTAATGACCCTCCTGAACTGAAATAAGAATACCCCTCCCCCACCCACACGTCAACGGGTAAATTGAGGGTATCTTGTGGGTAAACTGTGGAAAAAACCCGTAGTATAATTGAGCCATGGAAATCTTCAGGCGGCATTTTGATCTGTCCGCGGACGATGTGGCGATGCTTGCGTCGATTCGGGATAACCTGGCCCAGACAATGGGCAAAGTCAGCGACATCTCGGCACTTAGGTGGGCGCTGCGCAACTGCACGAAAGGGAATCATGAAGATCGACCGGCGGGAGTCAGTAATCAAGGAAGCTCTTTGGCAGGCGACCCTGTTTCGGGTGCAGACCGAGGAGCTACTGCGCCGATCCCGCGAGTCAGGCTGGGACGAAAAGCAGGAAGAGGCAGCGGCGGAGGCGGCGGTCGGCTTGGGGGAAGCGCTGAACAAGCTGCTGATTTAGCCTGCCCGAAGTGCAAGGGAATCAACGAGAGTCATCAGAAAGGGTGCAAATGACAAGAGAACAGCTACTCAGGCAATTAGTCGGTGTCTATTGGAACTCGACCAGCGATGACCTTCCGGGCAAGTTGGAAGAAGTGCTTGACGTAATTCTGGCCGAAGTGCTTAGCCCTGTAGAAGTGCTTGAGGTAATTCTGGCCGAAGTTACTACCCCTGTAGTAGCCGTTGGACGGCGTGCCACGGAATTTAAACTAAACTCGCTGCTGGCAAATCGGCGCAAGTGGTACTCTCGACCCGTTGATCCCCGCGTGGCCATAGTCAACCAGGTGGTTGAATCAGCCGGCCTGCTGCCCAGCGAGCAGGTAGCCACCGCCGTGCTCAAGGCGCTTGACGAGGTTAAGTCATGACACGAGACGAACTTATTACAGCGGCGCGGCAGACATATATCAGCAATCCAGCCGTATCAGCTTGGCCAGCAACGCTCGACGTAATTCTCGACGAAGTGCTTAAACCATATTACGATTCAGACGATGCCGACTTGCTTGAACAGCGCCGCCGTTGGTATGGCAGGCCTGACCCTCGAATTGCCATCATCGAGCAAGTGTTCAAGACACATCACTCATCTCTAAGCAGTCCACTAGCCGCTGCCGTGCTCAAGGCGCTTGACGAGGTCAAGTAATGAACTCTGACCTCAGCACTCTTATGGCAGGCGACAAAGTGGTTATCGTCTATGCCCACTCTAGTCGCCAGCTTGCAAAAGTTGCAGGAGTAACTGCCAACACCATTATTGTCAACGGTGTGAAATATGACAATAAAACAGGACGGCGAAAAGGGGCTACGCGATATCACAGTTCGCGGCTATCACTCGGCCTTCAGGATTTTCTTGCAATTCGCAGGCAAGAACTGGTTCAGAAACTTGCGGGCCTGGCAGACTCGCGATGCTTGCCCAGTGTTGCCGATGTGGAGAGTTATCTGGCTGATCTGCGCCAGTATTACGAGGATGCTCAATGAACTCTGACCTCATCGCCTTTATCCGTGCCTACCGTGAGCGCTGCCCTGCCTGCGGTAGCGCTAGCCCCATCGTCAAGGTGTGTGAGTTCTGCACGTTTCGCTGGCCACTCAAGCGACAGGCGACCAGGCTGGACTTCGCGCTATGGCTGGCTGAGTTGCTGGCCCAAAGGGGAAACGATGCCGAATAACCTCAAATGGCCAACCAAATGGGAGCAGGCCCGAACAGCATGGGAGCGCTCAGGCCAAGGGCCAATCGTGGTCGACGGCATCTTGGCTCATACGCACACCTACGACTCCGACTTAGGGGGTATTCAGAACTCACTCGCAGGCGTTTCTCCTGTGCCGGTTCAAGAGCTGCAAAAGGCTGCTCGAAGTGGAGGTGAAATGACTCCCTATCAGAAACGATTGCGAGGGATCGCGTGGGTATTCGGTAAAGCGTGTGCAAGGTGCATCGTGGCGGCCACGAAAGAACCATCTACTGAGGAGCAGTCCGAATTGGCGCGGTTTGCCGTGGAACATGCTCGCGCGGCCGCTCGGTATGCCATCAAGGCGCATCCGGAACTGGTAAGGGAGGAAATACGATGACAGACAAACTGAAACCGTGCCCATGGTGCGGGAAAGCGCCCTTTGTCCCTGACAGCGTATATGAGTCAACCGACTGCGATTGGATGGTTAGCTGCGAGGATGACGATTGTCCTGTAGGCCCATCAACCGACTGGTACCCCACCCGCGAGCAAGCCATTGCAGAATGGAACAACAGAAAGGAAAGCTGATGACCTTTAGCCTCGCCAACTTGGACGACGCAGCGCTAACGTACAAATTCCCCAAGTGCGGGGCCGAGCCTGAGTACAGTTGCATTTTTCTGGTGAGCGGGAAGCCGAGCCGTTTTACCCGGTCCCCTCATGAGGAGCGCATCGCCTTGGCAGCCTCGGCCAAGCTCACGGCAATCGAAAAAGCGGCCAGCGAGAAAATATGACCCCGCACGAGATGACCTTCTTCTTCTTTGGCGTCGGCGCAGGCCTTAGCCTCGCTAACCTGATATACCTCATCGCACGTGGCAGATAAAGGAGATTAGATATGGCATTTGTTTTCTTCGGCCGTCGCCCTCGCGGACTGCTTAGACTGCGGGTTCATGTGGCTCGGCCCGGCCTGGCGAGCCAAGAGAGCCAAGCCAGCCTCAGCCCGGCTAGCTCGGCTGACCCGCGAGGCCTCGCCCCCTTGGCCGCTACCCCGCGCGCCACCTTGGCCCACCACCGCCATGTCTGGGACTCTGACCTTGGCATGGTCCGGATCGACCAAGAAGGGACTCCCGGTCTCGTCCTGTGGTGCAGGCAGCGAGGGTGCTTACAGACAATGGACGTGACTGGCCAAGCCAGACTAGACAGCTTAGGAGGGAGCTAATGAGCAAGAAACCTGTTTTCCCGCCAGCTTGTACATCTCATCATTGGACATACCAGCGAGTCAGACCGACCCCGCCTGAAGGGTACCAACTGTGGCTGGACTCCCCGCCGCCGCTCGGTCACATCCTTATCTCTTTATGGTCGCCTGGGTGGTCAGAAGGTCTGCCTATCCTTGTTTATCGGGACGAGCTAGCGCCCGAGTTTAATCTGAACGGGGTTTACTGGAAGCTTACCGGGATCGGCCGGGAGCAGGAAAACGGATTGCCTCAGTTCTCCTCTTTTAACGTTAGAGGCCGTCGATCAACTAACCTAACCGCACTCTTGCCAACCGAATTCTTGCCGGATTCCAAAGGCGGCCCGCCGCCTGGATACAACTATGAAGATAAATGATCAACCTCGGAGGCGGTAACCCATGAAAATTATCCTTGACTCTGACTGCCAGATTACGGAAACCGCTCTGGCCCCTTTAGTCCGAACTCGCTGGCTTACCGTCCACGTCAACGACAAACTTTTCTACGAGCGTCGGTCTTTCAATCATTATTCTTATGGCTCTCTCAAGGAAGAAGAAGAGAAAGCCTTTCAGGAGATGATCGACAAGTTGTTGATTGGAGAGATGGAGAAGATGCTGACGAAGTTTTTTAAGGAGGCTGAGGCCTTGGATTTGGCCGAGGCTCCGGACCCGGCCCCGGCGAGTTCCGGCATAGTAGCGTTATCTGGACTTTCCTCTGACCTTTCCATGGAGAAACTCAATGACCTCGACCCTGACTGATCCGTCGCTGCCGCCCACCCCACCACCGCCGCCCCCGCCGTCACCACGCGTCCTGCTAGCCGACCCTCACGATATCTATCGTGCTGGCATGGCTGCCGTCCTTCCGCGTGTTGTCAAGTCATGCAGCAGCATGGCCAACCTTTATATCGCCCTCGGCATGATGCCTGAAACCGAGATATGCTGTGTCATTGCCAGCGCCCTGTTTACGGACCCGATCAGCGCAGGCCTTACAAACCCTACTGAAGAAATCCCCCGCCTGATCCAAGTGATTCAGACGCGTCGGCCTCCTGCACAGGTCATCATGATTCTGGAGGACCGCGAGCCAGCAACCCTTTATCGGGCTGCTCGTGTTCGTGGCATTGTCTATCGGTCCACTTCGGCCTCGGACCTTATTACCGCTGTCCGCGCAGTCGTCTCCGGCCATACCTACTACCAGCAGCCAAAGCAGGAGCCGCCAACATCCCTGCTTCATGATCCTGGCGGTGAGCGCGTCCTTCAACTGTTAGGCCGCAGCAAGCGCTCACTCCAGATCGCGGCCCTGATATCGGAAGGGGCGAAGAATCGCCAGATCGCGGAGGAGCTAGGCACTTCTGAACAGGTGGTTAAGAATTACCTGCGCACGATCTATGATCATGTCGGCTGCCATGACCGGCTGGAACTGGCCTTGTTTACGGTCGGCCATCCGGTGTTTGCGCAGAAGGCTCAGGAGGAGTTGGCCAGGTATCGGGTATCCCGCCTGACCAGCCAAGCCTGTTAGATGGCCCTAGCTAATTGACAATCCTACATGAAACTATGTAGGATCAAAACACTAACCAACCCTCTACAGGAGCGTGCCAGATGGCCACAAGTCAAGCCAAGTCAACCGGTTTTATCCCTGCCTCGTCAGCCACTACCCCCTCTTGACTCGCCAGCCACGGCCGCCCGCCCCTTTCAGCTACGAGTCGTCCCAGGGCACACTCGCTACTCGCTCGACCGGCTGATCCACTCTTCCTTCAACCCGTACTGGGTCACGCTGGCCAACTACACCAATATAGACGACGCTTACTACGACGCCTTGACGCGGCGCAACCGGGACGGCGCGGAACTCTTGTGCGGGGTTTGCGGCCAGCGCCTTCAGGATGACGTGTCGGTGACCTGCGAGGGTTGCGGCTTGGCTTGGTTCCCGAAGTCTCGGGCGGGCACGAGCGGCGGTGGCAGCTTTAACCCTGACTCCCTCGCTCCCCCGCCTAAGACTTTAGCCTATCAGTGGGAGCATGGTTTGGGCGCGCTGATCTTGGCTGGTATCCTCGTTGCGCTGGCGCTGGCCTGCTTGAAGCTGTTTCCAAATCTTGGTGGGTGGTAGCCATGAGCAAGGCGCTTGTCTTGGCCAAGTATGTCGCCTTCGTTTGGGCTCTTGCTGCCTGCGCTGCACTATGCTGGTGGCTCTACCCACTTGGCTCGCACACTTAGAACGAGGGAAAGTCTCATGAGCATCCAGGCAGCGGCGAGAAAGATTCGATCTGAGCAGACCGGCGGCGTGAGAGATCGGCGGATTTGGGCACTGATAATAGCCATAGAGATTTTTATGGTCGGCTGGCTGGCGTACTTTCTTTATCGTCACGATCCTATTTTTAAGGAGTTGCCGATTCCGACTTACAGCGAATGGCCAAGCGCGTATCACTTGCCGACGCACGAGAACAAGTCGATTTAGTCGCCGAGAGTTTGTATCTGATTCCTCCAACGCCCCGATGATGGAATTGGCAGACATAGCGGACTTAAAATCCGTATCCTTAATGGAGTAGGGGTTCAAGTCCCCTTCGGGGTACCGTACTCATCAACGAAATGAGAAAGGTGCTGAACTAAATGAGCATTACCATCAATGAATTGTTCGAGGTCAATCTTTCTCGTGCCCTACGGTGGCACCCTGAAGGTATTGAAAGCTGGTCGGCTTTAGAGTGGGCCGGAGCGATGGCGGGAGAAGCAGGCGAGGCGGCTAACGCAGCTAAGAAACTAAAGCGCCTCGAAGGCACTATCGTCTCGCTTAACTCAATCGATGAAGACCGCCATTACACCGATATTCAGCAAGCCAAAGATGCGGTGGCGCGTGAAGTTGCTGACACTATTATCTACGGATTCCTAGTCTTGGCTCGCGTAGGCGTAGACAACCCGGAAAAGTTGATTCAGGATGTTTTTAATTGGAAGTCTGTTGAGTATGGGTTTCCTGAGATGCTGAACAATTCGGGAGGCTCTAAGTGAACGAAGCACGTCGCCGGGATAAACAAGGCCGTTATTTACCACGAAAGTCTTTTCCATTGTGGGCGAAGGTAACCCTCTACCTCATTGTCTGCCAAGGGGCCATGTGGTCATTCAGTCTGTACGATCTGGCAAAGAATCCCGCATGGGTCGATGACAGATGCCTGCATCTTGATCGTGCTGTCGGAACCACAATTGGAGGTTTAACTCCGGGGGGATTTTTACTGTGGGGGCTAGCTGGAGTTGATGCTTTATGGATCACATGCCTAACCCCGTACTGTGGTGCCCGAAGGCCGACAAATGATTAACGAGACTTGGCCTACAACTTTACAAGCGCTTAACCGTTTTCTGCTGGACCGAGGCACCGAGGGAACGCTGGAGGTTGGTTATCGTTGCAATCTGCAGACTTATCGCGAGCTAGCCAACTCGGTCGGTGAACCCCGTGGCAACTCGTTTCGATTATTCTCCCTAAGCGGCGTCTATATTTCTATCGACCCGCTGCTGCCTGATGGCGTGTTCTGGCCGGAGTCTCGTTACAGGAATGCTTCTGCAATCGACCTGTTACTTAGGGCACTGCCGAGAACTTTTACTCGTGAGGCGGATCAGCCAGAAGAGGTTGAGGACGCCAAGTCCACCGAAGAAGCTAAGGAAGCCAAATGACGCAACTCGAAAAAGACTGGCAGTGGCTGCTCGCGCGCGTCCTAAAGAGTGGATCAACCCTTCCTATCCCGCGCCCTCGCCCTTACTACAGCCTGCCTCGCATCAGCAGTACAATCAGCACAATCAGCAGAATAAAACCTATCCCTCCGCCGCCGTACCAGCCTACACCCGGCCCCAGCCGCCACCCGCCAAAGACTGAAAGAAGGATCAGAATTACCAAGACTGTCAGTAACATAAGAGAAGGCCTCCACGTTGGTTGGATGCCTTGGACCAGCCAGGCGCGGAGAGGAATGTTGAAGAATATGCCGAAACTGAAACGGCCGGGCCAGCCTGACTTGGCCGACCTGCACCACCCTTACCGAGAACTCAGCCTGTCCCTGCCTGACTGGCTGGACACGATCTCGGCAGCCATGCGTGCAGGCACATGGTCCCCTGCGTCCGAGGCTTTGCTGATCGTTAATTGTGCTGATCACGAAGGGATTACGACGGTCTTGTACTGGGGTGAGGATACCGGCCTGACCTCGGACAGCGTGTTGGGCGGGATTGCGGAGTTGAATCGGAAGCAGTAAGCAGGGGGGGGGGCAGCCACGCTGGCTAGGCTTGCCTTATCTACACGAAACCATGTAGACTGGCTTTGCGATGACAACCAAAGCTACCTCGACCACTCCAGCCTTTCTCCCGCTGAACGACCGCCTGCTCGTCCGCCGACTGGAAGCCGAAACCACCACCTCTTCCTTCGGCTCCCTTATCATGCCTGACTCTCTTAAAGAGAAGCCCCTGACCTGCGAGGTCGTTGCGGTCTCGCTCGGCCGCCTTCTTGACTCAGGTCGGCTGATCCCGTCTATTCTCCGGCCTGGCGATCTGATCCTCGTCGGCAAATACACTGGCACCGAGGTCAAGCTGGAAGGGCAGGAATATCTGACCCTGCGCGAGGACGAGGCTCAGGGCATCGTAGGCGAGGTAGACAAGGATCGGATGCAAGTGTGGCTAGCTCAGATCGGGGTTGGGCCGGTGCCTTTTTTTTCTTACGACCTTACGGGATGGAAGGCTGAATAATGTCTAACTCACTTTCCCCTTCACCCAAGATCATCCACTCCGCCGACGCCGCCCGCCAGGCCCTCCTGCGCGGCGTGAACATCCTTGCCGACGCCGTCGGCGCGACCATCGGTCCGCGTGGCCGCAACATCGTGCTGCCCGGCCCACATCCCGGCGCAACTCCTATCTCCTCCCGCGATGGCGTGACCGTGGCCAAGGCTATCGACCTTGCCGATCCATCTGAGCAGGCTGGCGTCCTTCTCCTGCGCGCGGTCGCCGCCAAGACAGTCGATTTGGCCGGGGACGGCACGTCCACAGCGACGATTCTCGCCCGTGCCATCTATGCGGATGGCTTAAAGCTGGTCGCGTCAGGCGTCAATCCGACCGCCTTGAAACGAGGCATTGATCGCGCCACCACCCTTATCATCGGCACGCGCGACTCGAACAACCTCCCAGTCGGCGGCATCCTTACCACGCTATCCTCCCCTGTCAGCGGCGACATGATTACGCAGGTCGGCACCATCTCGGCCAATGGCGACCAGGAAATCGGGGCTATCCTTGCTGAAGCCATGACGCGCGTCGGGGCTTCCGGCGTGGTCACGGTCGAAGAGAGCAAGTCACTGGAGACTACGCTTGACGTGGTTGAAGGCATGCAGTTTGACCGAGGCTACCTATCGCCGTACTTCGTGACAGACACCGCACGCATGGAAGCCAGCTACGACCAGCCTGCCGTGCTGATCTGTGCGCGCAAGCTGACCTCGATGAAGACGGCACAGGAACTAGCCGAGTTCCTTGCGCAGCATCTACTTGGCGCTGGTGCCGCGAGACCCTCCCTGCCGAATCCGCGCCCTTTGCTTATCATTGCTGACGAGATCGAGTCTGACATCATCGGCTTCCTTGTGGCTAACAAGATTCAGGCCGGCGTGCCCGTAGTCGCGGTCAAGGCCCCTGGTCATGGCGACCGGCGGGCTGCCCTGCTTGCCGACCTCGCCGCGCTGACCGGGGCGACCGTAATCGGCGACGAACTTGGCCTGACTTTCAAACAGGCCACTTACGAAACGTTCGGCTCGGCGGCTCGTGTGACTGTCGATAAGGATTCAACCACCATTTCGGGCGGCGGGGGCGGGGCGGCCCTTGCTCAGAGGATTGACGAAATCCGCTCCCAGATTGAGAAGTCTGAATCAGCCTACGACCGGATCAAGTTAGAAGAGAGGCTAGCCAAGCTTACCGGCGGCGTGGCAGTGATCAAGGTCGGCGCTCCCACCGAGGCCGAGATGAAAGAGAAAAAGGACCGCGTGGAAGATGCCATGTATGCTACCCGCGCTGCTGTGGCTGAAGGGATCGTGCCCGGCGGAGGGGTAGCCTTGCTGCGGGCCGCCTACTCAGACCAGTTTGCTGAGATGCTTGCCGAGATTACAGACCACGACGAGCGCGCCGGTGCCTTGATCCTGCAACGCGCATGCTCGGCTCCCTTGCGACAGATTGTCAAGAACGCGGGCGGGGACGAGAGCGACGTGGTCGGGAACGTGCTCCATCCAGAACGGTTCGGAAAGGTGGCTTGCCTTAACTTCGGCTACAACGCGGCCACAGGCGAGTATCAAAATTTGGTGGTGGCTGGCGTGATCGACCCGACCAAGGTGACTCGGACCGCCTTGCAGTCGGCCGCTTCTATTGCTGGTTTGATGCTGACCACGGAGGCTGTCGTGGTGGACGATCAAGCAGCTTTGAAAGAGTTGGCCCAGATGCGCGCGGGCCAGCCGCAGATGCCGGGGATGTATTAATGGATGAGACTCAGCCCCAGTCTTCTTCGGTCGCGGCACGCTGGGGCAACCTGGCCCCGATTAAGATTGTGCTGAGTTTTCCTGACAGCGCCTACCCTTTTACTTCAACCTGCGACCCGACCATAACTACTTGGTGCCACTTCTACCAGATCATTGGCCGTGATCAGATTAACCTCTACCGGGCCATCGCGGGCAGGCTGGAGCGAATCGCGTACTACACCAACGTGAAGGCGATTCAAGTGATCCAAGATAATTAGAGACGAATGATTGAGACAAAAAACAAGCCGAGTCAGCCACAACCAGCCAGCCAGCCAGTACAGTCCGGCCTGCTCACCCGTGACCAGGTCATGGCCGCCCTGAACGCGGAGATAGCGGCCAGTTCCCTGACGGAAGTGGCGCGCCGGTACGCCCTCTCCCCGCAGGAGATCAGCAACGTACGCGCAGGCCGGGCCGGTTTTAGCAAACGGATTCTGGCGAGGCTGCGGCTCCGGTTACGTGAGTTTTATGAAAGGCTGCCTCAGTGACCCCTGCCTCCGCTCTCAGCCTTGGCCCCGTCCTCGCCATGATTGCGTTGGCCTTGTTTGGTCTTCTGTTTGGCGTCCTTCTTTCCCTGCTCGGCGGCTTGGCTTACTCTCTGAACCAGTCAGCGCGTGCGCAGCAGGCTTCTATCTCAGCCTGGCGGCAGGAAATCGGCAAGGTCGTGGCCGACTCCTCCTTGATGGCGGACCGGCTTAGATTAGACTTGCTGGCTGCCCTGTCAAAGCTGGACGCTGACCGGCTGGCGCTGGCCTCGCATGCCATTCAGCGGTCGGCCCAGTCGCTCACGACGCAGACGCAAGCCTTGGCCAAGCTGCTTTATGCCAGCAATCCTGCTGCCAACCCTGCCATGCTCGACCCGCTGGGCAACATGACTCGCGAGGCTTTCTCGATGGAGGAGGAGGCTGACGACGACGCGAGGATGCTGGCTGAGCGCGAGCGGTGGCAGCAGCAGGCAGCAGCCAACGCGGTTAACAGCGGATGGCAGACACGCTCTCGTGGCCCTTTTGCAGGGCCTCCGGTTACTAACCTGACCTATGCTGAGGATTTGACCGATGAAGCGGCCAGCACAACCAGCCACGACCCCGTCATGGGCACACCTGACATTTTTGCCGGCCTCACACAGACTGAAAAGCAGCAGGCCATCGACGCTTTCTGGGCCGCGCGCCGCGCAGGCATCGGAGGGAGCCTTTCAGCAGCCGAAACCTTGTCGCGAGCCGCAGCCGAGCGCGCCGGAGGCCAGCCTGGTTCGCTGCCTGACTTGCATGGGCCGAGCGATTTGGAAGTGATGACCGGCGTGCCTGATGCGACCGGGCCGGTGAAATCCGAGATGGAGGAATAACCTTAATGGGTGTGAAGAAAAGGGGACGGCCTGCCAAGTCCGCCAGGCCAGTCAAGCCAGTTAAGCCTTTGGACGCCGACCTTACTCCAGACCAGCGCAAACAATGGAACCAGTTGGCGCTTCAAGGGGAAATTGCGCTTTTGCGTCAGCGCTCCCCTCGGTATGTAGAAACGACTCCAAACAGGGTTCGCCTCTACATGGCCGGATTGAGTCAGAAAGTCCTCCTTTATTGCTTTGGGATTCAAAGGATTCCTCAGCTACGATACTTGCTCGCCACGCGTTCTCAGCACAAATGGGAAGGGCTGGCGCAGACCAAAAATCTCAAATATCTTTTCCTGCCGTTTCTTCTAAAGCTAGCCGACTATCCAAGCGACCCTTTAGAGAAAGTTCCTTTAGGCCCGTTTCGGCCTAGCCCCGGCACTGAGGCTCACCGCGCCATGGTCAAGGATTGGGCCGAACGGTCCAAGCCGGAATACCTTAGAAAGACGAGCGACCCTCTGGCTCAGGAGCCGCCGCCTGACAATTTCGTGTTTATACGGAATCAAAAAGACTCCAATGTCCGCTGAAACTGAAATCGCCACGCTCTTACGCGACCATCATGCCGTGCTCATCCGGCAGGCCCGGCATAATATCTACCGCCTGCCGAACGGGCAGAATTTCGTCTGTGCGCAGACCCCAAGCGACAGACGAGCGGCCTTGAACTCGCTGAGAGACCTTAGACGGCTCTTGGGGCTGAGTCGGGTGGCGGAGGCCAAGCCGAGCAAACAGGCACGCAGATCACCCCCCGCGCCCCCCGCGCCCGCCCAGCCTACACGCCTGACTGACCTGCCAGGCACTCGCACCTTAGCACAACTCGCAGGCATGATTAAATAAGCTAGCATGACGCCGCCCAGCCAAACTCGTCGAAGCGCCCGGCATGGCAGGGGGGAGGCTTCTGGCCGCGCACGTTCCCCGCACTCCCCTTACGCCACCGCCCACGCCCTCTCCGTTTCCCCGTTAGACAAGCGCCGTTATTTCGACTACCGCGCCGGCATGTCGCCGGAAGAAATAGCAGCGCGCGAGAACCCGCCAGTTAAACTGCCCACCGTGCTCAAGTCCATCGAGCGCATGAAAGCCTATGCTGCCGAGTTCTCTGCTGAATCGACGGACCTTGCTACTCGGGAAGTCTACATGCGCAAGCTCGGGGACGCCGCCGAAGTCCTCACGCGCGCCTTGACTGCCACGCGCAACCAGGCCACGACCCGGATAGTGACCCGGCGCGACCACCTTACCGGCGACACCTTGGAAGAGGCCGTGGTGTTCGACGAGGTGGTCCCTGATATCCCGGTCCAGCTTAAAGGCATGGAAGCGCTGCAGAAACTTTTGGCTGCTGTCCAGCCGAAACAGCCGATGGTGTCGGTGGACGCGCGGAGTCAGACGAATATCGGGACGGGCGGGGGCGGAGGCGGAGGGCTGGGGGCCGGTCAGGGCAGCTTGGGTGCAGGGCAGCCATTGTCGTTGTCGGCTGAGTCGATGATCCGGCGCGTTCGCGCGCAGGCCGGGCTCAGCCTCCCGTCAGGAAACGAGACAGGCGTGGTCACGGCAGTCATGGCCCCGTTGGTCGAGCGTGACTCGGAACTGGACGAGTTGCTGGCTGAGGATGATGAAGATGGTGAGGCGGACGAGGCAGACGATACTAATGACAGCGCCACGCTAGATGACGAAACTGACCCCGCTTAAACCCTCCCATGTAAACTAGCCTCATGTCAGGCGGCCTCCCCCGACTTAACCGAGCCAACCTCCTCCTGAACGACGCCCTGGAGGTGATCGACCAGCGCTTCCATGAAGCCAAGCGCCTCCAGCCGAAAGGCTCTCTCGAAGAGCACACCGCCCTGGCGTGGACCCTGCTCAGTCAGGTCGAGCTGGACTTCATTCAGGAAGAGACAGCGCTCTGCATCACTGACCGTGTTTACTATCTTACCAACTATCATGTGATCGCCAACGAACAGGGCCAGATCATGTGCATGAATCCCCTGTTCGATTTGCAATGGCTGGTTGAGAACGCGATCCAAAAAGAGCGGGCGAAAACCGGCCAGTCCAAGGTCGTCGTCTTAAAGCCGCGACAGGCGGGTGTAACTGAATACGCAACAGGCGTGATGGATCACTGCACGTTTTTTACGCCCAACTCCTACACGATGTCGGTGGCACAAGACCCTGACGTGGCCGCGCACGTTCAGCGCAAGGTCAGCATCACTTATAACGCGCTACCGTGGTGGATGCGTCCTGAAATTCAGTACCGCGCCAAGGGCGAGTATCTGGAGTTCAATCGAAAAAACTTCTCCGACCGGACCACCGACCCAGGCCTCGGGTCAGTGTTTGTCACGACCCATGCCCAGCGCAACACGGGCGCGGCTATCGGCAGAACGATTCGCAACCTGCATATGACGGAGGTTTCGCGCTGGCCTTCAGGCGAGGTCTACACGGCGGATATCGAGCCGTCCATGAACGCGTCCGACACGATGGCGATTGCCGAGTCCACGGCGCTGGGAGCGGATGGCTTCTTCTATAACCTGTGGACGGAGGCCATGGAAGGTGACTCGGACTGGGTGCCTGTCTTCCTGCCGGTCTATAAGGCGAGGAAGTTTTCCCTGCCGCTCAAGCCGAACCAGCTTCCTTTCAAGCTGACTGAGATCGAGCAGGCTACTCGCGAGCGGGTTCAGGAGGAAGAAAACTTCCTTATCTCCGACGAGTATTTCAACTGGCGCAGGCGCAGGATCAAGTCTGCAATCAAGCGCACAGGATACCCTTATGCACACCTCGAATCTTACCCGTTAACCGCCTCAGAAGCTTTCCAGTCGTCCGGCATCTGCGCCTTCCCGCGCCACAAGCTTGACGAGCAATCCCAGGCGAACCTGCGCCGCCCCCGCTGGGTGGGCGAGATCGGCTTTCGTGGCCTGAACGCGGCTCCCAAATTGCTGATGAACGAGGTCAGGCCCGAGCACGCTTTAGAGAAGCGGGAAACGACCAACCGGCTTTACATCTGGGAGAAGCCGGAGCCGAGGTCGCTTTACTATCTGGCTTCGGACACTGCGGCTGGCGTGCAAGGGGGCGACTACTCAACGGCCCAGATCATCCGCGCCGGGGCAGGCCGCTCGCCTGACGTGCAAGTGGCTGAGTGGGTTGGCTACGAGTCTCCGATCATGTTCGCCAAGATACTTTATGCGCTTGGCTACTACTACAACCGCTGCGAGATTGCGGTCGAATATGCCAAGGAAGGGATGCTTACCGCCAACTACCTGATGAATGACCTGGAGTACCCGAACCTCTACCGGCCACGGTCGCGGGATCGCATCGGCAAGCAGATGGCCAGTTTCCTGCACTGGCAGACGACCAGCCGGACCAAGCCTTTGCTGGTGGCGCAGATGTGCGAGGGCCTTTTAGAAGACACCGTGGTGATCCGGTCGAGATACCTGCTGGACGAGATGATGAAATACTCGAAGCTGGGCTCGGGTTACGGCGCGCTCGGCGGGCATGATGATGCCTGCGTGGCTTACTGTATTGCGCTTTTTTGTCTGCGTGAGACCTTGCCGGAGCTTCGTGTGCAGCCTTCGTTTGGCGACGGAGGGAACACGACGCCGACGGTTTCTGCGCGGGCTTCAGGTGGGGCTGTCATCTATGGCGTCTACGACGGCTTCATGCGGTTGAGAACGCAGACGCCGAACATCGACCGCGCTGAAGAGATTGTGGCGGAAGCCAGAAAACTAGCCAGCAAGTCGGGTCCGACCTCGGCTGCCGCCCGTGCATGGGGCTCCGGCTGGGGCATCAAGCCTATCATCGTCTCGAAGGCGAACACGGCTTACTCGATCATCCATCACGGGACCGGCCTGGAGTCAGAGTTGTTCCGCGAGTATGGCCTCGATTCGTGGGATGTCCTGCCGGGCGTCGTGTCCCGGTACCGCGACCAGACAGGCAGGCAGGAAGGCATGTGGGAGCCGGGCGGCGCAGGCGTGGGCGAAGGCATGTCGCATGGCAAGCCTGAGATCGCGCCACCAGGGACCAGGCCACAGGCGAGTCCGGCAGGGCTTGGGCTGTCGGCCAGGGTGGATCGCGGTGGGGGCGCTGCCGGGGCCGAGGCGGAGTGGCTGAACGAGCAGTTGGCCGGGGGCGGGGTGGGCGGGGTGGGCGGGGCGGGCGGAAGTGGGATTTAGGCCGACCGAGCCACCAGCCCCTTGACTAGCCTACACCTTACATGAAACGATGTAACCAATAACCAATGGCCAAGCCTATCCCTATCTGGTGCCCGCGCTGCGACCAAGCCAAAAGGCCCGAGTCCATGCTGGTCACGGAGCAGAACTCAGCCATTCAAGGCATGGTCTGCCGATGCCCGGCCTGCGGCCAGCGCTACGAGTACGAGAAACTCCTAACCTTGCGCCCGCGCATGGTCCAAGTCAAGGTAGTCGAAAAACAGCCAGCCAACACGGTCCCGCTGACGATCTGGGTCTATCCTGAGCCCTTGGAGGTCATGCGCCAGAGGTTCCCGGTCAACTTTATGACCACGATGACGGCTTTGTTTACGGCGATTGCCGACCCGGATACGCTGCTGGTCGAGGGCGAGCATGGCCGTGCCATTAAGGCAGCAGGGGTGTTAAAAGGAAGGGACTTGGAAGGCCTCGGGCCGTATATCAAGCAGCTTGAGCAGGACGTGGAGGATGCTCGGGTCAGGGAGCGCGCGCTGGGGCCGTTGTTAGGGATGATGCAGTTACTTCAGGGTGCGCAGGCGGGGGGTGGGGTACCGATGATCCGGCCACTGCCCGGTGAGGCCGCTGCCGCTGCCGCTGCCACGCCATCCAGCCATATCTCGCCTGACCATTACGCGGCGGATTACGTCGAGGAGGACGATCCTTATCAATCGGCCATGTTGCCAGCCGAGCCAGCCAGCCCGGTCGTAGCTGAACGAGTAGACTTCTCAGAGTTCAAGTTTCAAGGGTTGCCGAAGCCAGTCCCGTCAGGAAGGTAAAATATGCTAACCCCCGCTCAACAAACGCTTTTGGACGAGTATGCTGCTTTTCTTGCGGCGTTTACAAAAGAAAGTTCCGTCTGGATTCAACAGCACACGGTTTATGACCAAAAAATGTTCGCAGCAAGAATCCCTCACGAAGCCATTATCAAGGTAGTTCAAGAGTCTAATCGGGGGGTTCAAGAAGGTAAGCCATGTCAAACTTTTTTTTAACTCTTGCTCAACAAAAGCTTTTAGAACAGTATGCTGCTTTTCTTGAGGCGACCAAGCAGACAATTCGCCGTCAAGGTCTGAACGCCGCTTGGATTGAACAAAACGCCGTTTATGAAGAAAATCTCCTCACGGCAGGAATCCCTCACGAAGATCGAATCAAAGTAGTTCAGAATTCCAATCTATGGATCACTGAAGAAAACTATGAGAAAGACATCCCTGTTACATGAGCAAATTCTTCGGCTTGTTCGGCCTTAAACCTGTTGTGGTCGTAGACGATCTAAAGCGCGACTTGGCCGAGATAGCCAAGGAGGCCCAGCGCGCGCAGCCCAGCGATATGCCAACCAAGCGCCCGCTTGACGAAGAAAGGCCCGCCCTGCCGCCCCGCCCGGTCCACCACCACGTTTATGACACGGACTCTGGCGCATGGCGATTCCGTGACTGGTGGATGATTCCGTGCTCCTCGCCCATGTGCAAGAAGTTTAAGGCGGTCGAGGCTGTCAGGCCTGTCAAGCCAGCCCCGACTCTCCCCCGCGCCAAGAAGAAACCTTCCCCCAACCTCTAGCCTAAGGTACGATAGCCTCGACCAGCCTTCGCCACGTGCTTGCGCCGGGCTGCTGACCCTACTTAATGGCTCCCCCTCTCCAGACCGCGAGCGCTACCGGGTCCAGCTACCAGCCCGGCTTCATGCGTGATCCCCGGCTCAACTCCTACACCAGCCAGTCCTCACTTGCCGCTCTCCCGCCGCAGCGCCTCGAAGATGAGGTCGTGCACTGGGCTGACCGGGCCATGCGCCAAGCGGAAGAAGAGTCTTCGCAATCCCTGACCACGAAACTCCTGCCCCGCATCATGCAGTATCTCGCCGGGAACCAGTGGCCTTCGCGCCCGACCGCTTACGGCTCCTCCCGGCCAGTGACCAACCGCATGTTCCGGCAATACTGGGAGCTAGTCTCGTTGCTGACTGACGGCAAGCCGGAGCCCGAGATCAAGGTATGGGACCGGCAGGACACTTACTCTGAAATCCAAGACTACCTCGGCAAGCGCCTCGCGCATTGGGCAGCCACTTCGAGCTACCGGCCCGAGCTACAGTCCATTATCGGGTTCGGCCTTTTAGCCAAGGGGATCGGCAAGGTCCAGTGGAACCGGCAGGCTAATCGCGGTGTCGGGGACGTAGAAATTTTGTCAATCAACCCGCTCAACTTTTACACGCTCGGCGGCGACGGCACAATCGCCAACGCAGAATGCGTAATCGAGACCAAGCGGGTGACCCTGGCCAGCCTCCGCCGCAGGTTCGGCACGCTCGCCGACGATATCGAGCCTGACTCGATCTCGCCCATGATGAACTCACAGGTCATGCGGCCGAGTCAGGTCACTTCCGCAGAATGGGCTAAATTCTCGCCGCAGATGCAGAAAATCCTCGGCGTCAAATCCTCTTCAGCCACCTCGGACTCTCTGTACCCGATGGTCACCCAGCGGCTGTTTTGGCTGCTCGACCCTGGCAAGAACGAGACATCGCGGACGGTCTGCGTCGGGCCAGCGACTGACCGGGGCAGGCCTTCGGCGAACTGGGCTTACATGGTCGAGCCTGGGGAACTTTTGTTTCCGCGCGGCCGGGTGCTGACGGTAGCTGGCAGGCGCGTGCTGAACGACACTTGCAATCCTTACTTTTTCGCCCGCCATCCTTACGTCGAGATGACGCCCTTGCGCGCGCCGTGGTCGCCTGAAGGCATGAGTTTGTTAGGGAACCTGATCGGGCCGCAGGATATCCTGAACCGGATCATGGCAGGCCTGCTCGAAACAATCAAGGCCGGGCTCACGCCGACGATTATCACGCCGAGGAATGCCGTCTCGCGGTCCGATTTGGATAATATCTCGACCACTATTTCAGGTGGCAAGCTCGAATACAACCCGGTCTCGCCAGCGCCTCCCAGTTTTCGCGCCCAGCCACAGGTGCCGGCCTTGGCGCTCCCGTTCCTTCAGATGGTGACCCGCGAGATGGACCAGACGACTGGATCGGCTGCCATAGATGCCGCCGCGCAAAAGGAGCAAATCCCCTCGCACGATACGATGGAGATGATCCAGAACTCGCGGTCGTCGATGGTCCGGCTCATGGGCAGGCAGCTTGAGCAATTCATGTCGGAAGCGGGCCAGATGGTGGTTTCGACTATTTTGCAGTTTGACACGGTCGGCCATCGCGTCGGCCTGCTTGGCGAGCGCGGGATTCTGTCAACTGACTTCCAGCCGATGTACGAGTCACTGCTCTCCGGGTCGATGATGCCGGAAGAGTTCGTCAAGAAATTCCAGTTCTCGATCAAGCCGGGGTCAGCCTTGACGTTCGGGCAGGAGGATCGGGCGCAGATGGCCTTGGTCCTGCGTCGGCAGGGTGATCTGAGCAGCAATAATATGTTCCGCGCGCTGGACGCTAATTTCGACTTGGCGCAGAATCGGGCGGAGTTGGTGGACGAGGCTGTGCTGAAGTTGAAGTTGGCGGCGGCCGGCGCGCAGGCGGCGAATGCGGGCAAGCCTCAGGGCAAGTAGGCAGGCTGGCAGGCTGGCAGGGAGCCGAGGCGGCCGACTAAATAATTCACCTTGGCCTCCCTCACAGCCGCATCTAACGTTTTCGGAGGTAACACCCCGCCATGGGCGATAACGAGCACGACTACCAGCCTGACCACCAGCCTACTGAGCATCAGCACCAGTTTGAAAACCAGCCCGCCGAGGAACTGACCCGCCCTGTCTACGCTGGCGAGGCCACCACGGAAGAGTTTGACCCGATCACAGGCGAGCCGGTCGTTACCTCTGCTAGTGAGACGATCCCGGCCACCTCGCAAACTTCTTTGCCGGACGACCACTCGTATAACGAGGCCAAGCCGTCTCAGCCGTTGCCGGGAGGCGCGCCTGAATCCGGCCCGACTTCGACCACGCATGCGCCAGCTTCGTTCGCTGCAGTCGCTCCTGACTCGCTGATCCCCGGCGCGGAGCCTGTCGGCTCGACCCACCCTGATGTTGCCGTCAAGGACGACGAGCGAGCCAACCTGTCTATGCTGGAGTTGATTGATCAGGAACTCTTGGCTGATTTCGAGCGGGCGCTGTACACTGTGCGCAGGAGTTCGGCTGCAGAGGTTCCCGGCACGATCATGCATGCTGCCGGGAACACGCTGGAGAAAGCGACGATCAGGCTGCGAGCGGCTTTGGCACGAGAGAGGCAGGGGAGCCAGCCAAGCGAGCCGAGCGAGCACCACGACTAACCAGCCTAGCCTAGCCAGCCCGGCCTAAGGAGCCTGTCATGCCTAAGTCCGGCCAGTTCGGCGCACCAGAGGCAAGGCAGGCTTTTGCTTTGGAGCGTCGAGGGGAGGCTCCTCGCGGCGCGGCGAGCAAGGTAAGCCTGCCGACTGCCGGGAACATGGGCGCAGGTGGTGGGACGGGTGGCGGGTCATCTTCTTCTTCCTCGCCTGCCCGCTCGTCCGGCCCATCCGACGCAGGCTACACCTCGTCCAACCCTGACTACTCGGCGCGCACCTTGTTGCTGAGGCCAGTCACGCCGCAACGCTTGGCTGTCAGGATGCGCGGCCTCTCCGCAGTCAGGTCGGCAGTCAGGCGGGTTCAACCACGCGCGCTCGGTGTGAGCCAGAAACCGCCGAGGACGCCGCCGACTAGGAATCCGGGGGCGCGGGGTTAGTTGATGGAAGCCTTTTGCTGCGCCTGTCATGAAGACGCGACCTGCGTCTATATTTCGGAATTGTCTCGATGCACATGGCTTTATTGCGACGATTGCCGGGCTAGAGAGCGTGCGAAAAAGCTGCAGTATGGTTATGCCGAGGCCGCTGTAGATAGCCGGTTTGGCAGGCTGGTTACAGGGGACTGGCCTCCGCGCAGGAAGAATCGTTAAGAAGGTAAGCTAGCTGACTAGGACTAACCAACTAGCCGACTAGCTGACATTATTCTTGGCCAGAGAGCCTCCCTCTCTGGCCATTTTCTTTTCCTGCCTGCAACTTTTGTTGACCTATCCCGCCTCTTCGTGTTTCTCTACACTCGCACACGCACCCCGACCACGACCACCACCGCGACCATCACCACTACCTGACTAACCAAGGAGCCTCCCATGGCGAAGAAGAAAGAGCCCCGCGAGCACGAGATGCGCAAGAAGGAAGAGCGCAAGGCAACCGAACGCAAGGAAGAGCGCAAGTCCGAGCGTAAGTCGAAGCGCTAAGGTCAGGCCAGCCAGCCTCGCCGCCTGCCACCACCCGCCCTCGCACCTTAGAAGGAGGCCCCTCATGGCCAAGCACGCCACCGCAGGACACGAAGACCTTGCTCGCGGTCACGCGATCAAGCATGACACGGAACTCGAAGTAAGCTACGGCGCGCCGATCCCTCAGCCTTCCATGGTCAAGGGTGACTACGTTGCATTCGGCGAGTTGGCCGGGTCCACCGCGACCGCCAAGCCGCTGACGCCGAAGCGCGATATTGACTTCGACGACTCGGTCGAAGACAGCCTGAAGAATCAGCCGAAGGGGCACTAAGCCGAGATGCCTGCCAGCCTGCCAACGACCCCGCCAGCCGCCCCGCCGAACTTTTACTCGCAGGCCGGGCAGATGGCGGCTGCTCAGGGCGGGGCGGGGGCGGGTGGAGCCTCGCCCACAGGCTCCCCCACTTCCACCCCCGGCCAGACCTCCCCAGCCGACCAAGAGTTCTTCGACAACATCACCAAACTTCTCAGCATCCTCGACAAACTCTCGACGATGAAGCCGATGGGTCAGGATGTTTCCAAGTACATCACTGCCGCCGCCGCGCCTTTGAAAGACATGATGACCGTGTTTAAGCAGCCCGGTGGAGGGCTTCCCGGCCAGTCTGCTACGGATGGCAGCGTGGCTGATTCAGCCTCGGCAGGGGCGGCAGCCGGGCCTGCAGCGCAGGCAGGGCCGTCGATGCCTGACACGGGGGCCAGCTAGCCAGCCAGCCCGCGCTAACTCTGTTCTAAGGAGAACCACCAGAAATGGCAATCAAGGAACTCGAAGACCTCTACTCGCTTCTCTCGGCAGACGACCGCACCCAGTTTGACTCGCTGCTGCAGCGGAACCAAGCCGCGCAGGCCGCCCTGCTCGGCCGCGAAACCGTCTATCAGGCGTTTGTGACCGGGGACGACGGGAAGCTTTCAGACTTGGCAGCCAACCGGGCCACGGCTAGTGCCGCTGCTGCCAGCGCCGCGCGCCCGACCCCGGCCTCGCTTGACATTGCCGCTCTGGACGCGGAGTTGACTCGGCGCGTGCCCACCCTTTTCAAGACCTACCTTGACTCGCCGGACGCGCAGGCTGCCATCGACGCGCGGGCCGAGGCCAAGGCCAAGGCACTGATTGCCACTTCCACCGGCGACCTGATCGGGCGGGCCATGCATTCGGCTGACGAGATTTACCGCATCCGTCGCTCCCACGAACGGGAGTTCGGCTCTGACCTCGACTCGACCGTGTTCGAGAAGTTCGTGACTGATAATCCTGGCAAGTTCGCCTCGCTTACGGCGGCGCACGACGCTTTCATGCAGGAGAAGCGGATCGAACTCCGGATCGAGAAGGGCGTGGCGGACAAGTTGGCTGCCCAGCACACGAACGAGGTTCCAGGGTCGTCCCTGCCTAACTCGCAGACCCCGCTCGGCGCAATGATTCGTGATAACGCCAAGCGGACCAATGCCAGTGGGGACGTGGCGCGCGGCGATAATCTGGATGCTGCGGCCAAGGCTTTCCGCGAGTTGCAGTCCAAGCATGTGATGTAAGCAAGCAAGCAAGCAGGCAAGGGGAAGATAGGCAAGCTGATAAGTCTGGGCCAAGAAAGCTTGACATAACCCTTCCCTCGCCGTTACCACTAGCACCAGCAGAGCGGGGAAGCGAAAACCAGCAACTTGGCTTCAGCCTAAATGTCAGACCCGGCCTGAGCCGCCTGACCTTCAAGGAGGGATTTTAGATGGCACTGACCGGCAATCAGCAACTTTACACCGACCTTACCTCGGTCACCTACCAGCACATCCTGCCGACCATTCAGGATGTCTACTTCAAAGTCTCGACCATCTTCCCGTTCCTGTTCCGTCCGGGGAACTTCAAGACTTTCTCGGGCACACAGATTCAGGTTCCGATCCAGTACGCGCCGCTCAAGGGCGGGCCGACCGTAGACGGCGGCACCTTTGACATCAGCTACGCCGAGACTGAGTCAGCCATGATCTTCACGCCGAAGGAATACTACACCTCGGTTACCCTCTCCCGGCAGCGGATCGCGCTCAACCAGGGCGAAGCAGCGGCCATGTCTTACGTCCAGATCAAGATGACCAACCTGTATCAGTCGATGATGCAGTATCTGGCGCAGGACACGTTCCGCGACGGCCAGGGCACGGTGTCCGGCGTGAATGCGCTTGACGGCCTGCTCGCGGCTAACGACGACGGGACCAACTATCCTTCGTATGGCGGCCTTGCCCGCGCAGGGATCGGTACCGGCCCGAACGCTGGCATCAATGGCTACTACGCCTCGGTGAACGCGCCGATCTCAGTTCAACTGCTTCAGCAGGCTATCGGCAACGGCTCCTTCGGCAACGTTCAGCCTAATTTGATCTTCACCACCCAGAATATCTGGGACACGCTCTGGCTGAGGATGCTCCCGTCGCAGCGCATCATGGATGAAGACCCCGGCACGGTGTCGTTTGGGCCGGCTTCGCTGAAGTTCTACGGCAACAAGCGGGTCATGGTAGACCAGTATATTGCTGCCGGCAACGTGTTCGGCGTCCGCGACGAGTTCCTGGAGGCCTACGTGGTTGAGGATTCTCTCTTCCAGTTCGGCTTCACCGGGTTCAAGGAACTGCCTGACTCGGTAGACGGCGCAGGTCAGACCATGTTCCTCGGCGATATTGTCAACTCGCAGCCCAGGGTGTCGTTCCTGCTGGCCAACGTCAACAACACTTAACCAAGGGTGAAGGCGGCCTGACCTAGCTACCTAGCTAGCAAGCCGCCTTCCTCGCAGCACCACAACGGTCCGGGGCGTCCTAAAGTCCCCAAGCACTACGGAGGTGACCCAGCATGTACACCCCTTATGTTCGCATCACAACCGGCAACGTCCAGACGACCTTGGATGCGGCTGCCAAGAACCCGGTCGGCGCGATCTGGTCGCCGCCAGTCAACCTTGGCTCGCCTTTGTCCACCAAGGGGCTCGGCGCGCAGCCGGTCTACAAGTATCTTTATTACAACTCGACCTCGAACCCGGCCCCGGTCGCCGCGCCCGCGCCTGTCTACTACACGGACGAGAGTTTCACGACCGTCTCAGGCAACGCCGCAGAGGCTTACTTCACGACCAACGGCCAGTGCATCGCAGGCTACCTGATGCCGAACACGACCGCGTTGACCACGCTCACCAACACGCAGTTGAACCAGAGTTACTGCTTCGTGCAAATCTCAGGCTTCCTTGCTTCGGCCTACGCGCCGACTACGGTCACCGCCGGAGCGCCTGGTAACGTGATCGCTGGCGCGGCCACAGGAAACTGGGCCTCGGTCGTCAACACCACGACAGCCGGTTATCGGTATCTCGCTTTACAGTGGACAGCGATTGCTTCCTCGCTGTGCGACGTGCTGGTAGGTGGCGATAGCTGCTTTTGGGGGAGCTAGCGACTAGCCAGCCTTCAAGAGAGCAAGCAAGCAAGCAAGCCAACGATTCAAGGTGGGCAGCCAGCCAGCCAAGGGTGCCCACCAAGACCGGCAAGAAAGGAACCTTCTCATGGCACTTTCATTCACAGAAGACGCAGAAAGCCGGGCGCATCTTGGCTTCTCGAATATTCAGCAGACCAACGTTGCGACCCCGGCAGTCTCGGACTACCCGACTGGCGGTTACCCGATCAACCCGCAGAACTGGGGCTTGGGCCTGATTCGCGGCCTGCTCGTGGTCGGCTATACCGGTACCGCTACCAACTATGCGTGGCTGTTCATCCCGGCTGCTGCAAACTTGATAACCAATACGTATGCAGGGAATTTGTATGTGGCCGCCTTGTCTACCGGCGCGCAGGTGGCAGCCGGAACTGATTTGTCCGGCGGCACGGTCAAGCTAAAGGCTGACGGCTTCTAAGGTGGCGGGAAAGTTTGCGGAGCGGCCTCCAGTCTCCGGGGCCGCCTTTTTTATTGTGGCGGGCGGGCGGGCGGGCTAGGTAGGTAGGTAGGTAAGCTTGGCCAGCCAGCCAGCCAGATGAGGCTTTCCGATGCCAGTCTTCAATCCAGGATTCCCGAATCAAGTCCTCCCGAATCCGGGCGTAACTCCATACGTCCAGCAGCAGAACTTCGGCCAGATGATCGGCGAAGTCCTCGATGCGAACCCGGACATGGATAGCTCGTCGATTTCAGTCAAACTGAACAGTATAGTTCGGCAGGTCTACGACCGACGCATGTGGTACGGTCTCATGGTGCGCGGGCAAATCCTGTGCCAAGGCTACACTATCGGCGGCTCGGTCACCGTCACTCAAGGCTCAACCCAAGTCGTCGGCACAGGCACCTCTTGGACCCCGGCCATTATCGGCCGCCAGTTTCGGATCGGCTACAACACTTCCCTGATGACGATCACGCAACTGAACGTGGGCACGCAGACCTTGACGCTGGAGATGCCGTGGGGTGGGGTCTCGTACACCGGCGCAGGGTACATCATCTCGCAGAATTATGTCTCGCCCGGCGCGAACATCAAGTACATTCACACGGCCAAGAATCTTTATATGGCCTGGCGCTTGCGGCTGGACTACAACCAACAGTCGTTAGACACGATTGATCCGTGGCGGGTGAACACGTTCTCGCCGAGTGCGCTGGCGCAGATGCCGCCGGGGCCGAACGGCGAGTATATGGTCGAGTTGTGGCCGGTTCCGAATATCGTGCAGTCGCTACCGTTTATCGCCTGCGTGCAGCCGCCGAACTTGGTTAACGATACGGATTCGCTGCCACCGTATATTCGGACGGACATTATCACGAAGCTGGGGATTGCCGACGCCAAGGTTTATCGCGGGCCTAAGCTGAACCGGTTCTATGACATGGTAGAGAGCCAGAGGCTGCGCGGGGAGGCGGAAAGCGAACTGAATATACTAGCCATGGTTGATGAAAATTTGTACCGCAGTTCGCTAATTTATGAGTTTGAAAGTATGCGCTTAGCGCCTGAGCCGGGGGTCGGCGGAGCTAACTGGGCTATTAACCATGCTGTTTCTGGCAGTGGGATGGAGTGGTAAAACTATGCCGATACGATCTAAAGCGCAGCAAGGGTTCATGTTTGCCAAGCACCCACGGATTGCTAAGCGCTGGGCCAAGCAGACTAACTTCAGAAACCTGCCTGAACGGGTCGGGCCGAGGAAGACTGGTCGGGCGGCTAGGTAACCAGCTAGCCAGCCAGCCAAGCCAGCCAGCCTCCCTGCTTAGCTATCCTCATCCCTCGCCCCCAGACTCAGCCGGATATCATCTTCCAGCTTAGGCTTGTTCCCGGCCCAGCGCCACAGGCCGCTCGTCTCGTCCGCCACTAAGTCGGTCGCAGGATCGAACTGATGGAACGACAAAACGGACCACCTTTTTTCGTAGCCTCGTTTCTCGCTGGGGCCATGCCAGTAGTGCAGAAGGCTGCCACGCACAAAGCCGACATGCCCGCGAGTGGCTGCCAGGGCTTTTGCCTGCCATGCAGCCATTGACTTATGCATGCCCTCGCTCGGCGGCGCGGGCAGGTAAACCGAGTAATCGCCCTTGAAGGCGTTTGACATGACTGAATCTGCCGACCCGGCCACGCACCTGTCGTAGAGGCCGCCCATCTGCTCCCATATCTCACGCGTACAGCACCAGGCGAGGCCCGGATGCCCTTTGTAGGTGTAGCTGACTGGCAGCGGCGGCTCCTGATGGTAGCCTCGGCCCTCGATAAAGGCGCGGAAGGCGCTTGGGCAGTTCCACATGGGATCGCCTGACCGGTCGAGGTTGATAGCAGTCGCGAATGGCTGGATAACAGGCACGTAGGTCAGCTTATGGACGGCGTCCTTGGCCCAGCGGTAGTTAGTAAAGCGCACATCCGCGTCAATCCATGCAAAGTAGCGCAGGTCAGGCACCGATTGGAGGACGTGCCTGGCCAGCAGGTTCAGGGAGGATTCTTTCAGCCACAGGATTTGATTGGTCCGTAGCTGAAGCTGCAGCGGGTGGCCGGGCTCAGTCACCTTGAAAGGCTCGTGGCCAAAGGCTACTTCTACGGTCGCTAGTTCCACGTCCGCGCCGGATTCTGCCATGTGCTGCGCGAACTGGCGATAAAGCCTGTATCGCGATTCAAACTGAAAAGGGTTGAAGATAGTGGTCAGCACGTAAAGCTTGGTGTTCATGCGAGTAGGATAAGCGGGCAGAGGGGGCGGTGTCTACATGAAGTTGTGTAAAACTTTGGCGGGGTATGCTAACCTTTTTAGGTGGACAACAAGGGGGGCAGGGTGGGCAAGGTGAGCAGGGTGGCCAAGGTAGACAAGCCAGCCGAGGCTCAGCCAGCCCGCCCTGCCCGGCCTGCTTGGCTCGCCCGGTCAGCTTCCAATTCCAAGGCTCGGCCCGCGTGGGACTCTTTCACCCGCAGTGAAAAAGAGGCCAGCCTGCGCGAGCGGGCTACCCTGAGCGAGATCGAGTTGAACCGGATGCTTGGCCTTCATCCAGTCACGCAAGGCCAGTTCAAATTTCAAGCCGCCTGGCGAGGCTACTATCTTGATTTTTTGTTCGCCAAGCAGAAGTTGGTCGTTGAACTGGACGGAGCCTGCCACAAGACGGCCAAGGCGAAGATGACGGATGCGAGAAGGACGGCTAAGCTGAACAAGGCAGGCTACAGGGTGATCAGGTTTTGGAATGGCGAGCTAAGGCAGCCTGAGAAGGTGATGACGCGGATTGTGAATAGCGTGCTGGGTGAGCAGCCTCCACTCACACCCCAACCTGATACGCCGCCTTTAACCTTGGACTGTTTGGCAGGCTTAACCGTTTCAACCCGTGGCCGCGCACGAAGGGCGACCCGCTGATGCCCGCCACCTGCTCTCACTGCCGCCTGCTCGCTGACCGCTACACCACGCGACGCGACCCTGCCACCCATGCATGGCTTGTAACCTGTCATGTCTGCGCCAAGCCTCGCCACGCGGGCGGGGGATGCCTGAACCCGTTTGCCGCGCTGACTTTGACCCATGCGCGGGACGAGTTAGACCAGCCGATCCAGGTTTCCTCCCTTCGCCAGCTTCGACAGGCTGAGCAGCGCTACCATTTTAAGTCGGTCGTGGCTAACTCGGACGAGCGAGGGTTCGACACCCCGCCGAGCACGCGCACGCCTGATTTATTCGAGCAGATGAGCCAGGAAACGAAATGGCTGTACCCGGACGTGGCGGAGAGTCTGGTGCGGGAGATGCGGGAAGCGGGGGAGCTATGACTGAGGCCGCCGAGCCACGCCACGTTGTCGGCCTGTCAGGAGGCAAAGACTCAACCGCAATGGCCCTGCGCTTAGCAGAGGTCGAGCCGCGCGACTACGAATACATCATCACGCCAACAGGCAGAGAACTTCCGGCTATGCTGGCTCACTGGGAGAAACTTGAAAAACTCCTTGGCAAACCACTGATCCGAATTACTAATCAGGGGCGGACCCTGACCGACCTGATTCAGATTCATCAAGCCTTGCCTAATTTTCGTCAGCGCTGGTGTACACGCCAGCTAAAGATCGAGCCGACAATAGCTTGGATCATGCGCAATTCGCCGGTTATCATGTACGTCGGCCTTCGCGCTGACGAAGAGACGCGCGAAGGGATATACGACAATCGAATTGTAAGCGATTACCCTCTTCGGCGATGGGGATGGGGCATCAGGACCGTTCTGCGGTATCTCGTGGACAAGGGGATAGAAATCCCCGAGCGGACTGATTGTGACTGTTGCTTTGGCCAGCGGCTGGGCGAATGGAAATCTCTCTGGCAGAAGAATCCTGACCGCTATGAGCAAGCCGCCGCCGAGGAGCGCCAGATGGGGTTCACGTATCGCTCGGCCAAGCGTGATACGTGGCCTGCGGGGCTGGACGATTTAGCTAAAGAGTTTGCGTCCGGTAGAAAGGTTCGTGGCGAGGATTCTGCCGCAGGCAATCAAGCTTGCCGTGTTTGTCGGATTTAACTTGTAGCCCGTCGCCCGTCGCCCGTCGCTATCGTGCTCTCAGCCTGATTTCTCTTCCCACATATCCCTCTCCCGCGCTACACTTCCCGCATGGCTCGCCAACTCTCTCACAAGGCTCGTCGCGACTCCGTCGCCGCCCGCGATCTCCTTTACCACCCGGAAACCCGCACCGCTCCTGAATTCGAGGACGAGGGAGCCCGGCTCGACGAGCACGTGCGCAGGCTTACGAACGCGCACCCTGAGACGGAGTGGGAGGACATGCGCCGGTTAGGTCCGGTCGGTCACCTTGATCCCAACTTGGCCTATGACTCGCCCGACTCTTTCACCATGACCAAGCCGGGCTTTGCCCCCCGCGTTCGTGGGCAGGTTTTCAACCAGATCGGGGAGCGGGCCGGAACCATGTCTTTTTCGTCGCTCTTGGAGCCAGCAAGAGACGACGACCGACTGAACGTCAAGCTGGGCCGGGATGAGGCTCCTGCGCCACTGCCGTTGCAGCCACGCCGAACAGCGATTCCACGAGCCAAATCGAGCCGAGGGGATTTTTAATGGCTATCCGGGGATTCGGCCAGCAAACCTTGTCAGGGACCGCGCAGCCGGCCTTCGGGACCACGCTTTCGGCGGCGACTGGGCTGCCCTCGCCGGACGTTTTCACGGGCAATCTGAACCCGGCCAGCCGCGCCTCGTCCTTGGTCTGCACGGTAACCAACCCTTATATCTTCCGCAAAAACGACAACATTTCTATCGGTGCGCTTTCTAACTATTTGCTGACTTCGACGGTTCAGGCTGACCAGGGCCGCGTGATCGCGATCAACACAGGCAACTCGACGATCACGGTGACCGGCCTGACCCGCGCTCATGCCGCTGGCGAGTTCGTCGTCATCGGAATTGAAGTGGCAGAGATTTTGATCCAGGCCAACGCCAACCTGATCTATGTGGGCGAGGATTCTTCAGTGGCTGCGAACTCGCCTTACTTGGCAAGGTATATCCAGCCAGGCGCGCAGTATGAGCTAGGCCCGTCTGCCATGGCGAATGTCTACGGCACGTCACACTACTGGTTTCTAGGCACGGCTGCGGATACTTTCCTGCCCAGCGTTACGATTATCTAGGACGATGCGGCGAATTGACTTTACCGCCGAGACGTGGGTAAGCGAGCAGTCCTGTGTGATTTTGCCGTCCGGCGTTATTGTGAACGTGCCGCGCGTAGGCAGGTTTATATCGTTTGGTCTGCAAGGAAAAGAAAAGGCCTACTTTTTTGTAAATATCCCAAAATCTGCCCTGTCGAAGATTATTGCTTGGGTAGAGTCCTCCACCCCTACACTGGCCAAGCACGAGTGCATTGGCTTCGACGCAGGAGAGTTGCTGGCTCGTATATCGTGGGGAGTGAACAAGAGAGTAAAGGTGGCTAGCCCAGCCAGAATCCACCCAAGGATAAATCTTAGGTCTTCTGATTTCAATGACCAAAACGAGAACGAGAGCGAGTGCAAGTCCTCGCGCGCCGCAGTTTCTCTGTGGATGTCATTGAAAGAGTTTCGTTCGATAGCGTCTTGGCTGCTGGAGGATGTTAAGTAGATGGCGAGTCCTTCGACAACTTCGATAGCAGGCTTGCTGCCGCAGATTTTAGCCCGCGTGCAAGACCCTGCCAGCACCTTTTGGACCCCTAACGAGACGACCTCCGCAGCGGCGGAAGCTATAGGCGAGTTGCTGCTGCTGATAGGTAGGCCGACCCAGCAATACAACACGCTGGTTACTCTGGCCGCGAACACGCCTTGGCAGGCTATGCCGACCGGTCTGCTGGCGATCACGAATATCCAGTCGGCAGGGTCGGCTCTGCGCAAGACGACCCTGCACGCTTTAGACTACACGCAGGCGGCTAACGGGTCGGACTGGGAGTCTGACCGGGCGGATTTGCCGCGCATGTGGGCACCGGTTGGCCTGACTCAGTTCGTTATCTGGCCAGCCGTGACCGAGCCTGTGACGGTTGCGGTGGCCGGAGTCGCAGACCCGATAGCCTCGGCATGGCCTTTTCCAGCGACTACCTTGTCACCTTTCCACCGTGAAGTGGACGACGCGCTGGAGTGTTACTCGGCGGCCTACCTGCGCATCAAGGATATGGGTGACGACTTCGCGGAAGGCCAGCAGAACTACCGCCAGTTTGTTGCCGTGGCTATGCGGCTCGCTGGGGTCGAGGACCGCCGGGATGACCTGATCTGGAGTCAGGGTTTCGGTGTCGAGTCGGCTGTGAGCCAAGTTGGGAAGCGTTAGCCAAGCATTAAGGCCGGTCCGTTGCCCAGACTTCAATCAGGACGATGCGGTCATCCGCAGGAATCTCGTTATAGCCGCTTGGAGTAAAGCGGATTTCAGCCACATCGCCATACTCAGTCAACTTGGCTTCGTTGTCATAGCCGCTGGCTATAATCGTCCCGTCAGGAGCCTTGGCCTGATAATGCACGGCCATGTAACCGCCTGTCGCGTCAGCCGCCCCGCCTCGGCATTCCCGTTGAACATAAGCATAAAGATTGCCCGCGTCTAAATATGCCTTGGTCACCTTCATGCACGATTTGTTCTTGATAACCAGCCGGACCGGTTCCTTGATTGGCTCGGTTGCAGGTACACCGACGCGCTCGTTCATGCGCTGGGCAAGCAGGTCTTTCTGCTGCTCAGCGGTTAGAGAGCGGTTGTAAGCGTGCTCAGCGTGCTTAAACTCGACGATGCCGGTTAGGAAGGATAGCCAGAGAATCATGCAAACGGAGACGGCGACAAGCGCGAGAACGCCTGCTACGCGAGTGACATGAACGGTGGTCGTGGGGGTGGTAGAGTCAGACATGGCAAGGAACCCCAGGACTTATTTTACATGAAAATATGTAGGGAACCTCTGCCCTTCTCGACAGCCTACATAGCTTGATGTATGCTTTTGCTTGTATGGCAGAGACACAGGCCGAGACTCAGACTGACCAGACCGATGCGGTCGAGGATGCTGCTTTGGAAGCGGCGCTGGCTGAGGCGGCTAGCGAAGTGAGCGACGGCGACGCAGACGACATTATGGTCGAGGCCGAGCCATCTGACCTGACCTCGCCTGACCTGACCTCGCCTGACCGTTTCCTGCTCGCCGCGCTCCCGCCCGCACCGATCCAGCCAGGCTCCCCTTCTTCCCCTTATCGGCGCTGCTCCTGTATCGGCACCCCTCCAGGCCGGTCATGCCCTCGGTGCAACGGGCTGCGCTGGACCAAGCTATGCGGGGTGTGTGCCGGGGATGGACTGGTTTCTGCGCCCACACGTGCCGGGGCCACTTTTCAGCGGAAGGACCGCTGCGGCTACTGCATGGGCCGAGGGTCCACGCCAGTCAAAAAGCAGGAGATTGATCTTGCTGAGGCGGCATGGGCTGAGTTCGTGGCTGACGGAGGCAAGCCAAGACACGCGTTTGAAGATGACCGGGGCAGGATACTAAGGGGAGCGAAACTGCCGACGCCCAAGTCAGGCAAGCGCCAAGGTCAGGGTCAGGCGAGTCAAGCTGGGCCGGCCAGCCCGCGCGCAGCTAGCAAGTAGACTCGGCCGTGCCTACCGCCGCCAACCACTACCGTCGAGCCTCCCCCGCCAGTCGTGCGGACCTTCCAGCCAAGTTCCTTGCCATCGCTGCCGACGAGTTTGAGCATGCTTCTTATCAAATCGGCGCGCGCATCCTCAATCTCTACCTGCGTGACCTGGCCGAGGCCGAGATCATGCGGCTGACGCGTGACCCGACCGAGATCAGGAAGATTTTCGACAAAATCCTGACCGAGGACAAGGCTGCCGAAAAGATATCGGTCGAAGGGCTGCGACTGTCTACGATCAAGTATTATCCGACGCCGAGGACGAGGGATGCCCTGATTTATCTCACCAATAAAATCACGTCGCAGAAAGATTTATCCGGTATCCGGCTGGCCGAGTGCTGCCGAATGCTGGCGCAGGATTTACAACACAGGATCAAGCCGAAAACCCTTTACGAGTTGCTGAAGCGGAATCAGGACTACCATAAATTGTGCGTCAGGCGGGACCGGGTCCGGTTGCAGTCCGACATGGTGGTCCAGATACTCGGCGCAAAGCATCAAGCGCAGAAGGCGGACGCGATAGCCGAAGTGATCAAGCGGCGGAATAGAGAGCGAAAGTTGGAGGCGGCTCAACTGGCTGGCAAGGTGAGCAAGCAGGCTAAGGGGGCTGGGACGGGCCGATCTGGCCGGGCGGGTTCGCCTGATAAAACTTCCCGCCAGCCTCGCTCCCGCGCTACCATCAAGCATGGCTAGCCCTACATTCAGTAATGGCTTCCGCCGCGCGGCCGACGTGCTGATGGAGGTCAGCTACCACCTTGTCGAGCCGGTCGTCTACACGACGATCACCTTGCCGACGATAATCGCGGGCCAGCTTCAGGTGACCTTGCCGACCCTGACCGGGCTTTATGCAGGGGCCTTGGTCGTTCTCGGCTGGGGCAGTAGCACGGCTGAGGTTCTGACGGTTGTCTCGACCAGCCCGTCACCGGCTAACCCCGGACCGGGAGCGGCCTTACTCTCGGCTCCGAGTTTCACCCATGTCACTGGCGAGACTTTGCTCGCGCCGACTTTCCCGACCCAGCAGCCGACCGATCCCTTATTCACGCAGAGTGAAATGCTCGGCTACCTCGCGCGCGCGCAGAACAACTTTTTGAATAAGACGCCGCTTGTTTTTGCTCTCTCGCAGCAGGCCTTGGCCTATGGCCAGCAGTATCAGGCCACCCCGCCGACCGCTGTCGAGATTGAACGGGTGGCCTCGATCAACGGGCTTACGCAGACTGCGAGTCTGGCCACGGTCACGCGCGCGGCAGGGGTCGTGACTGCGATTCTTACAGCGCCTGCCCCGAGTCCGGCTTTCACGCCCGGCCTGGCTATTCAGGTCCAAGGGGTGACCGACCCGACTTATAACACGGCCACGGCCACGGTGACTATCCTGACCACGTCCGCTGATAACCTGACCCTGACGTGGGCGCAGGCTGGCTCTGACTCTACATCGACCGGTGGGCAGTGCGGCCCACCCTACCTGACCCGCATGTACGAGACATCTCAAGAGCAGTTGACCATGCGCGATCCGTCATGGCAGGCCAATCCTAGTTCGCTCCCGCCGACCTCATGGTATGAAGACAGGACCGGTGTCTACCAATGGGGAGTCGCGCCGGTGCCTCGGGGCAATTACTTCGCTGAGATTCTGACCTCGCAGCGAGACTCTGAGACTCTGGCGCTCACGGACGGCTTTTTGCTGCCTGACATATTCATTCCCTACGTTAAGTATGGCGTGCTGGCCGCCGCTTGGTCGAAAGACGGCGAGCAGCGGTCTCCTACCCTGGCTCGGTTCTGCCAGTCACGGTTTGACTTCGGCGTCATGCTTGCCGAGAGGTTCCTGCGCAACGTCGTGACCAAGACTGGCCAGAGCGTTTTTGAGACTGCGGTCGGCGGCGGTGGAAGGTAGAAAAGTAGAAAGGTAAGGTAAGCCTAGAGCCATGCCAGCCCCCGCGCGCCCTGCAGCTTCCCCTGTCCAGCCGTTCCAGCAAATCCAGCTAAAACTGGACGACCTGACCACGCCCGGCCTGCCCGTGCTTAACTCCCTGTTTCAGCAGATGTTCACGCAGGTCAACCAGCTTACAGGCACGGCAGGGCCGACCCAGCTAGCTTCGGGCGTGGACGTGGCTGGCAAGACAGTCAGCAACCTCGGTGAGCCGCAGACAGCCACAGACGCCGTGAGCAAGGGGCATGCGGAACGGAACTATTCAGCGGCCGCTCTGGCCCCGCAGTTGGAGTCAGGCGGGCCGGCCGCCTTGAAGACTTACCGCGCCCTGAACTCGAAGCAGCAGCAGGAGAATTATTCCAATTTTCTCGAAGGCGTGCTGAACACGGCTCCCACTGCCAACACGTCTACGATCACGGCGGGAGCGCCCAGCGGGGGGTCGGTCGTCGTGACCGTGTCGGCAGGCCAGCATCTTTATGTTTCAGGCAACCAGGTCAGCTACGCCCAGCGATCAGACACCCTGGCCCTGCCGACGAGTTTTGCAATCTCGTCGATCACGAGAATGGCGAACACGGTCACTGCGAGTGCCGTGACCAGCCTGACGGTAGGCACGAGCGTGGTCGTGGCCGGGGTGACCGATACCTCTTACGACGGGAACTTTATAATCACAGGCGCGACTGGCAGCACGCTGACATGGACCCAGATCGGCGCGGATTCATCTTCGTCAGGCGGCAGCGTGGCTATCTCGACAGCCTATTATTATTTTCTGTCTACTAATTCTCTGACCCTGGCCCTGTCGCAGAGCTATGCTTCGGACACGCAGCAGAATCGGATTTCGGCTAATCAGGATGGTTCGGCGCTGATAGCGGTGGCCGTGCTTAATTCAGGTGGCCTGGACACGGCGCAATCAAGCGCAGGGGCTACGCCGCCAGCCGTAACTGGAGGGATCAGGCTTCAGTTGAGGCTTTGAAGCCAGACTAGGCAGCGCCGGGTTGACATGGCTTGACTTGGCCTGCCCTCCCCTGCCTGCCTGCTCCTTTCCTTGCTTGCCCTAACTCGCCTAGCCAAGTATCCTACCCTCGGCATGGCTCTCGAAATTATGAAAATCGACGTTGACCATCTAACCGGCCACACGACGGCGCAGGTCCGCGTGGTCGAGGTCGTCAACAACCAGACGAGCCACGGGCCTTTGGAAACTATCGGGATCGACCACCAGAGCCTGACAGGGAAGTTTGCCTGTCACGCGGGGGGCGAGCGATGAAGAGGTTCAGGCTGCCTTGGTGCGCTGGCTCGCGGAGCATCATGCCGGGGCCTTGGCTCGGAAGCAGGCCATGGACCAGCGGGCGGGCGTGATTCAAAATCTTGCTGGCAGGGTTCTGTCCTTTACCGAGGCCAGCTAACCATGTTGAGCGAGGCGAGGGCGAGCTAGCCATGTCAAACGACACGAAATACTCGCCTACGCCTCTGGTCTATAAGTCTCGCGGCCTGCTCGCGCGGAACATCACGGACCAGGCACCGGTAGGTTTCTTTCTTGATTACCTGAACTGCTACGAGCGTGAAGAGAATTCCGTGTCTTCCCGCTTCGGCGTCAGTATCATCAACCGCGACCCGGCAGGGACTCCAAGCGGTCAGAATTATTTCTTTTCCTCGCCTGTCACTAGCCTGGCCAAGCTCACCTTTAATACGTCGGCTATCCGGTACGCCGGGCTGGCGAACGGGCAACTCTGGTTTCGCGCGAGCAATCTTCAAGGCCCTTACACGGAAGCGAGTGTGCCCAACTCGGCCGGTCTGCTCTCCGGAGCGCCTTTTCAGACCGTGGTGACGAACTGTTTTGAGACTTCGCAGCCTTACCTTTTTATCTACGATTCGGACGTGTCGATCAAGGATCAGGGGACCGGGCAGCCTTCGCTCACGGGGTTGGACGCGTCTCCTCTGACTTTGACTACGGCTCCGTATGCGCCGCTTTTGACGCTGATTGATAATTTCTCTGCCAGCAACACGTATGTGGCATCGGGCTTTAGCGGGCTGGCTTGGTCCTCGGCAAGTATAGTCACGCTAAAGGCGACCTCCGGCCAGAGTGTGGTCGATTTCAGCGCCTTTTTCGGGATCACCAACATCGGCGTTTCAGGCGACCCTTTCGGCGGCGTAGTAGACGGAATGCTGGCCACGCCCCTGATCACGGGAGTTTCGGATCGGCCTACACCCATCCCGGTGGTTTCAGCAGTATCGCAGACCTTGTCGCTCGGCATTTACACGCAACTCTTGATAACGACGGCCTCGCCGCACGGGATCACAAGCGGCGCAATCGGCTACTATGGCTCCTCGTCTGACTTGGTGGATGGCTACTATAACGTCGTCTCGGTCCCTAGTACGACGAGCCTGGTGGTCTCTTTTTCGTCCGGCTATTATGTGTCCGGCACCGGGGGGTCGATAACCAATAACGGGGGCAGCCAGCCTTCTACCTGCGTGATCGCCAACCATTATTCAGCGCCCTATCCGACACAGTTTTCTGCGTGGGGCTTCTACCAGCAGGTCTCTACGATTCAGAGGACTTTTCCGGTGGGCTGCTGGACTGGCTCGGTGGCGCAAAATACCACGTCGGCCGGCCCTGCCTCAGTTACGAAGACCGTGGCCCTTGACTTGAGCTATAACAACCAGGTCACGGACGACGATCTGATCGTGATCACGCTTCTGGTGAGCAACCCAGCGGCCATCTCGAACATTCGGCTCCAGTTCGACGTAAACGGGTCAGGCTACAACGCGAGCTACTACTACAAGGATATTTCGCCGGCCTATTACCAGTCAGGGGTGAGTAACATCCAGACCGCGTACACGACGGTCTCGCAGCAGGTGTTTGCCGATACGTTAGGCCTGCTGACCGGGGCCACGCCTAACTCGACCGTGGCGCAGCTTCAGCCTGGGTCGATCTCGACCGGCCAAGGCGCGTGGACGACCTGTTACCTGCGCCGGGGAGACTTTGTGGCTGTGGGCACGGCGAACACGCCGGGCTTGGACTGGAGCAACATCTCAGGCTGGCAGCTACTTATCACGACGAACACGGTAGGCAGCAGCAGGATTGCAGTGAATGGGCTTTACCTGCAGTGGGGCTATGGGCCGTCGTCGTTTGGCGGGGTAGGGTATGACTACCGCGCGACTCCTTATAATGCAGCCACGGGGACCGAGGGAAACGGCACCCCCATCCAAGCATATGACAAGCAGTTCGGCTATCTGGCATCGCTCGCCGCGCCGATCTTCCTGCGCCAGGCCGTAAGAGTCAGCGGGTCTTATTACGGCGACAGCCAGGTCACGCATGTCCGAATATACCGGCGCGGCGGGACTTTCTCTGATACGTGGCGGCAGCTGGACCAAATCCCTAATAACCTGGCCTTGGCGGAGATTGGGAGAGGCTTCGGCTACAAGGACGTGATCCCGGATGCCGTGATCTCGCAGGCTTTTCCGCTGGTCCTCGATAACGACCCTCCGGTTACCTCGTCCCTGCGCACGCCGATCCAGACTGCGCTTAGTGCTGCCACTACTGCGCCTGCCGGGACCGCCTCTGTCTATTCAAACTTCGTGCCCCAGACGATCGCCACGCAGCTTTCTACGGCCGTGTTTGTGACCAACCAGGTGGTCGATATCGGCACGCCTGCCAACCTGGAGCAGGTCCGCGTCTACGCAGGCGGCACGGGCAGTTTTCAAGCCGTCGTCCGGCTTCAGCATAATGCAGGCGAGGCGGTCAACGTTTATGCCGTGCCGAGGCAGCCATGTAACCTGTGCGCCCTGGCCTACGGGCAGGTGTGGCTGGCGGGGGACCAGAACAACCAGCATTACCTTTACTTCTCGAAAGTGGGCCAGCCGGAGAGTTTCGGGCCGCAAGATTATATTCCGGTCGGGTCGCCCAAGTTCCCTATCGTGATCGTGGTGAACTGGCGCGGAACCCTTTTTGTGGCCACGACGGAAACATGGTGGCTGATCGTGGGCGGGGCGCAGCCTTACGCGCAGCCGACCGGGTCTATTCATGGCGCGGTGGCCAGCACCGGCTGGTGCCAGACCGAGTCGGCTATCGTCTATCAGGCTGCCGATGGCTGGCGCGAGTTCAAGGGCGCTGACGGCGCTTATATGACGTTGCCGGTCGAGTTTTTGTTTCGCCAGCAGACGGATACTCCGGTGCCTTTGCTCGACCCGACAGAGATATCGACCGTGGTCATGGCCTTTTTTAACAATACGACGTTTGGCAGCTATGTCTCGCTCAGTGGAGGCGGCCAGAGGTACCGGCTTTGCTTTGACCATAATTATCAGCGGTTCCGCTATGACGGGCTGGCTGCCACGGCCATGCTGTGGGAGAAGGATACAAATCAGTTGTTGCTGGGGGTGCCTGCGCCTGCGATCTTTAGCAATAAGTATGCCATCGTGGCTGACTTTCAGACTTCTCAGGATTCAGACGATGGAGGCTGGCAGGCCTCCGGCCAAGGCCTGGGCGCGGTAGCGATTCCGGTTGCAATCCAGACCCCTTACGAGGATTTAGGCGCGCCGCACTTCCCCAAGCAGTTCAACGTGCTGGAAACGGACGTGAACACGCATGGCGTGACCATGGCGACCACCCTGCTTTTTAACACGGAAACGCCGATCTCGCTTGGTCTTGCGGCCGCGGCGGCCACGGTCCGGTCCAAGCTGCAGTTGATTATTAACTCAGGTGAAGGCTTTCAAGCCTACTCCGTGTCGATCCGCCACACGATCACCGGCCTTACAGCGCCCATCTTTTATCAGGAGAATATCTACGCTGCTGTTCTGGCTGACTACAGGTCGTCTTTCGACACCTACTGGATCAAGTTCGGGTCCGACGAGAGCAAGATCGTCAAGCAGGCGTATTTCGACTACAACACGACGACGGCAATCACGGTCACGTTGTATGCGGATGGCGCGGCCGTGCCTTACTTTACGTTCACGCTGCCGGTGCAGGTGAACCGGGCCAGCGTGAGAGTGATCTTCCCGGCGTGGAAGCCGAGGCTGTGGCGCGCAGTCGGGGTCTGCGCTGCGGGTGGGGTTTATCAGTTCTGGTCCGCAGTGGCAATTGACCATAGGCCGATCAAAGAGGGTAGTACCTGGAACCACTACGAGGTGCAGATGTGAGCGCAACAACGATGATTCGGCTTGCAATTGTCCAGGGGGCGGGGTCATCCTCGTCATCCCCCGCTTCCGAGCCTCCGAGACTGCCCCCGCGCACCCCTTTGCAGAGGTTCGCGCTTGCGACCGTGACCAAGGACCATGCGCATGAACTCGCGAGGGTGCCGAACCCGATTCCCAAGACCTGTGCGTTTAATAATTTTCGGTGCGTGAATCATGTCCGGTTCAAGGTGGACGAGGGGTATCTGTGCCGGGGCCATGTTGAACTTTTCTGGGAGAGCCACGAGGTTTTTAATCATAGGGTGGTGAGGTTGTAAGGGGGGGGGGGGGGGGGGGGGAGCGAGCTAGCCAGCTAGCCAGCCAGTCAGGGAAGGTTGCCTGCTTACATGATTTCGTGTATAACAGTCTCAGGCCTTCTGGCCTTCCACTTGGAGACATTCCTCGCCATGACTGACATCAAGATCACTGAAATGCCTAAGATTGCTACGGCTGCTCCGGCTGCTGACTCTTCTCCCGCCGCCACCCAAACGAAGCCAGACCTGCTCCTGCTCGACTCCACCACCATCGAGACACGCGCGCAGCCCACGCCCAGCCAGATCATCACGTTCATGGTCCAGCTTGCCAAGGTTATCAACAGGCAGGTCGGCGTGATTCTGGCCAACCAGACGTTCACCGTGGTCAATCCCGGCGCGCAAGGCCTGATCGCGGCCGCCGCCAGCTTGGAGCAGGGCGCGGCTGGTCTCGACCAGTTGCTCCGGCAGATCGCGCAGCAGCAGGCCGGGATAGTCATGCCTGGGCCGGGCGGGCTCGCTGGCAAGGGTAAGTTTACTAACTAAGGAGGCAAGCCGTGCCTTCTCGACCAGCCGCCTCCGCCCTCCGTCCGGAAGACCTCGCCGACCCGATCAAATATCTGGCCGATTCAGGCTTCCAGTGGGGCGCGCTTCAGGCGATTCGTTACCAGCCGTCACGGACGGACGTTTTTCCCGGCCCCTCTTTTCTCGTTCGCCTGTGGGAGCGCTGCCATGGCTCGGGCCAAGGTAAACTCGGGCCGAAGGGTATCCTCCCACAGTTATTCTGCGGCATGCGAGATATTTCGTGCGAGGCGGTTGTCGGATATCTGAGCCACCAGCCGGTCGTGGTGGTGGGGGAGTGGCGCAGCGAAGACTATAACGGAGGCGTCTTCGTTCGTGACTCTTCCAGTTTGCCGTCGAGATTCCACCCTCTTGGATTTACTTTTCCGTCGAACGGCGTGGCCGTGGCCGCTCCCGAGCACCAAGCGTCCAACCCTAACGCGCTGTTCGCAGGGTATGGCTTTTTCGACGATTCCTGGGGCACGCCTCAGCAGTACGTGCTGATGTATCTCGGCTTGGCTTATCTCTTTCACGAATTTAGATTGGCCGTGATCCATGGCACGCGGTACCACGATAATTATCTGACGGCCAGGTGGTGCCGGAAGTTCGGCTTCGAGGATATCGGCGGGTTAAGCCATAATTTGTACCGGCATGACTCAGGGTTGCTGGGGCCGAGCGTGGTGTCGAGTCTGACACGGGAGAAGTTTCAGGCGAGGTTGAGGACGGCCTTGGAAGCGAGTCAGCAAGAAGAGGTGGAGGATAGTCAATGATAGTTTTAGACAGGGCATTTAAGAAATCAAACTGGCGGAAGGCCTTGGTGGTTCAAGCAGCATGGATTTTTCTCCATGTTATTTTTCGTCGCAGGACACGAACAGGTGTGCGTCTTTTGCTGGCGTCACGCGACTTAAAGGCACTACAAGCGAGCCGTGAGCCAGCGAACCATGCTCGCCTGATAGAACGCCTGATAAAGACGGCCTATCAAGACCGGAACGCGAGTTGGTTCAACCCGTTTCAAAAGAAGCTGCCTGCGCACATCGACTTGGGCAAGCAAGATAAAGTAGGCGGACTGGACCAGATCACGCCGCTTACGCCGAGCCAGCTAGCCAAAGGTGGCCCTCTCGGACGCGGAGAAAAGTGGCAAGTCTCTGAGCCCTAAGCACTCACCCTAGCCGCGCCTTGGTTTTTGCTGACTCATCCCTCGCTCGTCTGTTAGGCTGTCAGGCGACGGGGGTGGCTCTAAATGGGTGGCACAGCCAAAGGCCAAAGCCAACAAGCGACCGCAGGCGAACTGGCCAATTCCACGGCGCTTACGTCGATAGCGCAGGACGCCAACGCCCGCTCTGGCCAGCTATTCAACACCTCCTTTCCAGGCTTCCAATCAGCCGAGAACTTCGAGCAGACTTTATCCTCTGGTGACCCTTACGCGATTGCGCGCGCTGTGGCTCCTGCTGACCAGCAGATCACGGCGGCCACGACCGGCGCGCGCCAGAACATTCTTAACAACTCTCCGGCTGGCGGCGAGAAAAATCTAGCCTTGGAACAGACTGCCGTGAATCAGGGCGCACAGACCGGGGCCGTCGCCAGCCAAGGCTACCTGAACTCGTTCAACTCGCTGGCGCAACTCGCTGGCTCGGGGATTGGCCTCGGGAACTCAGCCACGAACTCGGCTATCTCAGGCCTTGGTACCGCCAACTCCGGCTTCAACAATGTCTATAACCAAGGCACTGAAAACCAAAGGCAATACTATGAACGAAATCGGGGGCATTGCGGGTACTGCGGCCTCGTTGCTGGTTTAGGATCAAGGTAAGAAAGCAAGAAAACAAGAGGTAGTCTAAAATGCCTGACCCGTCACAGCAAACCAGCGCGAACGGCCAGCCAATTCAAGCGGCGGCGATAGGCACAACCACGCCTGCCAGCATGGCTCCCGCTTCCTCTGTGCTTCGTCTGTGATTGATCCTTCGACGGGGTTGGCGGTGCCCACGAATGCTAGCTCATCCGCCGCTCCGCAGATGCAGGCAGGAACCCAGCCCGGCCAGACTTATCCTTATCAACCACTTAACCTGCCTCAAGTAGACCCCGGCCCCGGCATACAACTTCCACAGGAAGGGCCACAAGGCCGAAGCCCCGGCTCAGGTGCAGGCAGCGTGGCTTTTCTCGCTGATAAGGTTTTGCGCGGTGCGATCTCTGGAATGCAGCAAAAGCAGCAGGCGCAAGCTGCGCAATTCAATAAGAAACTCGCTGCGCAAACGGATATTTACAACGATCAAGGCAAGCAATTCAACGATTTCAAGGCATCAACCGGGGTGGACTGGTCACAGAATGCACCCCAGCTTACACAGGAGTTCAACCAGTTAACGCAGCGACAACAGTCAGGTCAGGCTAGTGATGCAGACCTGGCTCGGCTTCAGACTCTTCAGCAAGGCAAGGATGTTTATAACCGTGTAGCCACGTCCTATCAAGGAATGCTGGATACAATCCAGTCGCATTTGCCACCTGTCAAGAAAGGAAAGAATGATCAGCCTGCTGATGACCAGCGAACGCTTTTACAAAAGATGCTGAATCAGCAAGACCCTACTACGGCCTTGGCGGCATGGCATGAGATGGCGAAGAGGCTGCCTCCGACAGCGTTGGTGGCCGGGCAGGCTGGGCAGGCTGGGCAGGCTGGGCAGAGTCAAGCTGGCCAAGGCCAAGGCCAAGCCCCGGCAACCGTGCCGACCCCGCCAGCCTTCCTGCAAAATCCGCAAGCAGGGGGGCGCGGCTTACAACCAGAAGTTGCAGTCGAACGCGCAGCACGGCTGGCGTGCAGTCGAATGCTGCTCAGATAGCAGCACAGAACCAACTGCGGATTCAAGAATTAACGTCAAAGCCAACCCTGACGGACGCCGAGCAGGATGAGTTGTACCGGCTGAAGTATGGCTTCAGTAAGAGTGGTGGGCTGCCTCCGGGAGTGGCATTAAAGCCGCTGGCCGGAGCCAAGCCGGTTTTGAATCCTGACGGCAAAAGCTGGTCTCAGCCTTTTACCAACACGTTCGGGCAGACCGTGCTAAAGCCGCTGCCTGACGGGTTTGTGCCGCCGCCAGCTATGCTCAAAGGGGTTCAGCGAGCAGACATGACTCCGGACGGCATCTGGTATAGCTATGACGTGGACCAGCGCGGGAACGAAATGCCAAACTCTCGCAGGCCTTTGTCTACTGCTGCCATGGCTCCTGGAATTACTACGAGTAGCTCCCACCTGACGCCTCATGTTAATGCAGACGGCACGACGGCTATGCTGCAAAGCACGAGCAGTTCGACGCGCGCCCCGGCCGAGCAGGCGGCTGTTCAAAGGATTAACGAGGTTCCGCTTCATACAAGCGCTGAGGCCGGGCCAAGCGGGGTAAGCGGGCAAAATGGGCAAAATGGGCCAAGCACTCAAGGTGGGCCAATATCCGCCGCGCCTGCCGCGCCTGCGACCGGGACTGGCCGGGGGGTGACTGGCAGGGGGACTGCGCCCACGCCGACATCAACCGGTCAGACTGGTCAGACTGGTTCGCCCGGCCAGCCCGGCTCGCCTGCTGCCGGCCCGATCCAGTTCAACACGCCTTATCTTCAGGCGGCCCCGCCACAGGCTCAGCCTCAGATCATGGCCGCTTATACGCGGGCTGCGGGTCCGTTGGCCGTGGGCGCGCAGTTAAATCCAACGGCTGCTGGCCAGAAACCCGCGCGGCAGCCCGGAGTCGTGGCTGGCTTCATTGAGCCTAAATTCGAGGCCCCTGAAAATCAGGCTATCGAACAGCAAACCAAGGACTACAAGACGACTGAATTAGCCTTGAAGACATTAAAGGATGGCGACCCGAGCAATCAGAGTCTTGTGCTCTCGCAACTGGTCCATTCAGCCACAGGTCGCTTCTCGCCCATGGAGCAGAAGGTTGTCATGTCCTCGGCTGGCTGGAAGGGGTCGATGGACGGCTTTATTGAGCACGTCAAGACGGGCGGGCTGGCACCACAATTATTCTCGCAAATCGTTCAGTATGCCGGGGATAATCTGGAAGCGAGCAACGCGGCTTTGGCTAACGTTCGCAGCCAGTTAGGAATTGAGATGGTCAACGGGCGGAGGCAGCCAAAGGGGGCCGGGCCGGGGCCAGGGCCAGTCGCCGGAGCGCCCCCGCCCCCGCCAGCGCCTGACACGCACCATTTCTCTGTTAGTAAATGGCAGGCAGCTTTTATGCAGGCCAATCCACAAGCGACCCCTCAGCAGGTTCAGACCGCCTTGGCAGCTAAGAAGGCGCAAGCCGTAGCGCAAAGGTTCACGGTGATTCCATAATGCCGCAGCAGCAGACAACGACCGCGCCAGCGCCAGCCGGATTGGTGGACGTGCCCTTGGATGCGGGGGCTGTGCCGGTGAGTGCGCCAGCGCCGGTTTCTGCCAATGTCTTTACTGGCACATCCAGTGGTCGAAACAAACTTCAAAAAGTTCCTCTTACTGCGGCGTCCACTCTGCAGACACAGGCGCAGCCTCAGCAGGCGCAGCCGCTTGTAGACGTGCCTTTGGATGGAGGCATGACTCCTGTGCCGGGGGCTACGGCTACGGCTGCTCCCCCTGCTCCCTCTGGCTCGGCCTCGACTATCCCTCCACCCGCGCCGGTAACTACTAAATCCACCCCGCAGGAAATCCAGAACGCGGCCAACCCTCAGCACGAAGGCACCTACAAGATGCTGGGGGCCGATGGCAGGACGACTTATCAAATCCCGTTCTCGAATGTAGAAGTGGCCAAGTCTGTCGGCTACAAACTCGACCCGATGGACACGGACAGGTATCTCAGGGATCAGGCGGGAACCTTGCCTGATGCGAGCGGCCTGTCTGGCGCAATCGTGCCTGGCGGGGATCGAGAGATTGCCCGGTTGACGCGACCGACAGCACCAGAGGGGCCAGAGGGGTATGACACGTTTGCTGATCGCGCTGGGTCGCTGGTTCGTAACACGGCTGGCGGGGGTACTTGCAGCGGTCCTCCACCCGGTCAACGTGGTTACCGGCATGGTCGGTCAGGTCGAGGACGCCGTGGACGCTGTAGACGCCAACCTGCACGGCTACCACTCCTATGATGACGTGGATGCTGCCATTGCCGATACCAAGGCGCATCCAGAAAGGTTGGGCGGCGTCAACGACCCGAAATATCAGAAGAGGCTGGCTGAGCTAGCTATCTGGCGCGAGGGGCTGGACAAGACTAGCCACTTGGTTACGAACGCCGTGGACCAGATGGTTACGGACCCGACCGCGTTCGTAGGCCAGCAACTCGGGCAACTCGTCTTGGCTCATGGCGTTGGCGCAGCGGCCGGACCTTTCGCAGACGCTCTTAAAGACAAGGTCACGTCTTCGGCAACCGAATTCGCGCGAGGCCGCGCCGGCCTTTCTGACTTGGACGTGGCTGATCAGGTCCGCCAAGCAGGCGACACCAACAAGCAAGTCGAGCATGAAACGGCAGAGGCTAACCAGGAGACTATAGCCAAGCAGCAGGCCAAGGAGGCGGCCGTCGCGCAAACCGCTGAAGAGAAGAGGGTGGCCGCTGCCACCAAGGTTCATGATAAAGCCGCTGCGGAGGCTGCCGACGCGCAGAAGGTGATCGACGATGCCACGGAGGCTGACCGGCAGAGGGAAGCGCTCACTCAGGAACACTACCAGCATCAGGCCCAGATTCAGGCCACGGTGCCTGCGCTTGCCAAGGCGACCAAGCAGGTAATCGACCGCGAGTACGGCGAGGTCCGGGAAGGGATTAACCAGACCGAGGCACAAAAAGAGTCCTTGGCGCAGGACGAGTACGGGCTGGGCTACGACGAACTTGGGCCGGAAGAACAGCAGGCGGTCGCGGCAAAGGTTCAGCCTCCGACGGTTCCTATCTCGTCCTTGGGCGAGGCCGTAGAGAAGGCAGAGAAGCTGAACGGGGCCACGCCGGAGTTAAAGAATCGCCTGTTTGCTTTTATCAAGGCGGCCCAGGAGGAGGTGCCGAACGAGAACGTTGTAGAGACGAGGGATTTCGATAATAACTTCGAGGCGGATAAGCTGGCGCGGCAGGTTCCTATCGAAGCAGGGTCTGGGTCTGGTCAGCTTGCTCGCGGTCCAGTCCAGCCGACTTATCAGGATTTCGCATCCATGCCTGAAGGGGCTGCCAAGCAGGCCATCCGCGAAGAAGTCCTGCGCCGCCAGGACGCTTACATGGACGCGCGGAGCATGGACGATCCTGACAGCGTGCGCATGGACTGGGATCACCTGCATTCGTTGTCAAGCAACTTGGGCAAGGAGGCTTTTCGAGCTTACAAGTCAGGCGATCTTACACTGTCGAAGGCCATCGGGCTGGTTAAGGACGCGGCTGACGAGTTGCTGATGAAGATGGCTGATGACTCAGGCGTCGGGCCGCAGTTTCGCACGGCGAGGAAGCATTATTCGGTTTATCGGAATACTTTTTACGAGCCGACCGGCCCGAGCGATTCCGGCAGCCCGGTGGCGCAGTCCATGCTGGCGAGAGATAGTTATGCCGCCTCGCAGCCTTTTCTGCCGGAGAAAGATATATCAAGGCGCGGCCCCGGCGGCCCGGAAGCGCGGGCCAGAAATATGCTGGTCGGGGAGCCGGATGGCTCGACGCCGCATTATGCGCCCGAAGCCGGGAAGCTGATCGACCAGTTTCGGGAGACGAAGAGGAAGCTGGATGCGCTCCCGACAGCGGAGAAGACGGCACAGGCGATCAGGGAGGCTCAGGAGAAACTGGAGGATGCGCAGGCCAGGATGGAGATGGCCAAGGCGGCTGGGGCGCGGGTGAGCGGGGCGGGTGGGGAGACGGCGGGGGGAACAAGTCAGACAGAGTCGGCTGCAGCGGCAGGTTCGACTACCGCGGACTCGGAGGCGGCTGGCTCGGAGACTGCCGGCGACTCTTCCCCGCTAGGCCAGCCTTCCAAGACCCTCCTCTCGGCGGAACGGCCTGATGCGGCTGACCTGCGCGAGCCTGCGAGTCCTGAAAGCCCACTCGGGCAAGCCAGTCAGGTAAGGCGAGGGCTCGGCAGCGAGGGCGCGGGCGAGGGCGCGGGCGAGGATGAAGATGACACTGCCGCCGCCCCCGGCCTGAAATCGCCTCAGAAGAACAAGCGCTATGTCACCATGTCGCCCGAGTTCATAGCCAAAGATAACCTGGACAAGGTGCGTGCCTTGGCCGCCTACGCTCGCAAAGCACGGGCATGGGAAGAGTATGCCGGGCTGGGCGTCTTAGGCTCGCTCGCCGCAGCCGCTATCTGGTCCTCTCGCGGCGCGTTGGTTGCAGGCACAACGACTGCCATAGGCTTGGCTGGACGAATGCTTTGGAAGTCGCTGCTGAATAACGAGGCGGTGATCAAGACGCTGGCCAAGCCGACTATCGAGCAGTATCGCCAGGTGATGGCGCTGCCGGAGCATCAACGGCCGGGGGTGGAAGAGGCAATGGCGCAGCTTGAGGCCGAGGCGCAGAAGAGGAAGCTGATCCCGGCGGATAGGTCGCCCTGGAGGAATTTTGCTGACACGGTCGGGGTCTTGGGGGTGGGCCAGCCGCAGGCAGCAAGGGGGCGGGCGCTGACAGGTCAGGCGGGGGCGGGCGGGCCAGCCGGGCCGGCAGGTCAAGCAGGGTCAGGCCAGTCCAACCAGCAACTTTTAGAGGATATGAACAAGGCTCTTGCGGGTGCGCAGCAGCAGTGAGCGGGGAGAAAGGCTGAGGCTGACCATGGCTAAAAACGATCACTGGATGGAGCGCGCCTTCAAATCCAGCAAGGGCCAGCTTCGCAAGTCTACAGGCACTCGCTCAGGCCGGAAAATATCCGGTCAAGCCTTGTCAGCCGCTCGGCACTCCCGGTCGCCGCTGACGAGGAAACGTGCGGCGCTGGCTGAGACGGCGAGGAAGATTCAGGCGCGGCGGGGGCGGTAGGCTGGGTGGGCTGGGTGGTAGCCTGCTGACTCGCGGCCTGAGCCACCCGCTTGGCGTCCCGCCACTGAGCCACTAACTCGGTCGCGCGGAGACTTCTGACCGGCTCGTCCAAGTCAGCCACTCTGGCTATCTCATCTTCCAGTCTCCTCTCAAAAGTCGGCGGGTCCAGCGCGCGGGCCGGGTCATCTTCCAGGATCGCATGTAACAAGGCTTGCCGGTCCAGCCTCCCCCCTCGGTTGGCCCCGTTGCTGGCATGCTCGACCAGGAGACGTTTCACGGCCCACGCGGAGAATACCAGGCCACCGAGGGCAGCCTCGTAGGTGACTTGCAGGCCGACGCGGGCGGCTAGCTGGATGACCTGCTTTTTGGTTAAGTCAAGAAGGCTGGCCACGTCGGGGGCAGAGAATAAAGGTTTGGCTTGGGCTGGCAGCAGCCAACCGCGCAGCCAAGAGATGGCTGGGTCGGGGAGGCCTGCGAGGAGGGTTTCGGATGTCAGTTTAGGCGGCGAGCCGGGCTGACTTGACCCATCCGCACGCAGGAGCCAGCCCTCGCGGACCAGCGGGGCCAGCCGGGTGGGCGAGCAGTTCAGCCGCCGGGCTAGCTGGGCCAAAGTTAAGGGTTCAGGATCGCTTGCCGGGCTGTCCAAGAATAGATCGCGCAAGGCTACTGGCGGCTCAGGCAGGAAGTGATCCCGCGTGCCACGAGGCCGGGGCCGACGCTCAGGTTTCAAGGCCATCTTGGTTATCCTACCTACCAGCCTACTACACTGATCCATGTATACTTCCGGTATGGCACTCCGGTCGATCCTGATCCAGCCCGCCAGGAACGTGGTCTCGGTCGATTACGACGAGGAGAAACGGGAGCTATGGGTGAGGTTCAAAAAGGGCGGCGTCTATGTCTATCACGAGGTAGGCCGTGGCGTGGCGGATGGCTTTGCCCAGTCGATAGTCTCAGCGGACAGGTATTTCCGGTCGAGCGTCCTCAATCAGTATCAGTTTGAAAGGATGCAGTGAGCGGGGCCAAGTCAACCAGGCTGGCCGAGCCGTCAGAAAAGGATCACCTTTAGTCATGTCGCTTACCGAGCCGTTAGTTCCCGCCAGCCCTTCCTCTCTCTACCGCGTCTATTTCAACCACCGGGCCGCCGCGCCACTGGTCTGGTCCGTGGACTCAGGCACCCAGGACGACGAGGAGGCCGTGGCTGAGGTCGTGATCGAGCCGGGCTGCCGGACGAGGACCAGGTGGACTGGCCAGCCGAGCAATGACAAGACACCAGTCGCGTGGCTGGAAGTGGAAGCGTCGGGTGGCTGGCGGCTGGAGGGCGCAGCCCGGACGGGTGAGGAAGGCGTGGCAGGCGGGTCGCTGGTGGCAAGGTTTCTTGGGCGGGAGGGAGGGTCGGCTGGCTCCGGCTCGCCTGGGCAGGGCTGCCTCCCTCGGTTCATTACTTGATGCGATAAATCTCGCCGGGCGCTGACAGGTCAGGCGGGCAGGGCTGGCTCGGCCACTGGCTTGCAAGCAGGTCAAGAGGCCGGGCATCTTCAGACGGCTCCAGGCTGGCTTCCTGCTCGCGCTCCCGCTTCCATTTTTCAGCCTGCTGCCGGAGCAGGGTGGCTGCCACTTGTAAGCCAGCCGCGCGAGGCTCGTCCCCGGCTTGCTTGGCAGCGATCCACTCGTCGAGGATCAGGTAGTAGGTGCAGGCACAAGAGGTATGGTGGCAGATCATCGAGGGGCGGGCTCCAGGGTGGGTAAGGTTAGCTTGGGCCGTGTCAGCTTATTAGGATGCATGCTTGCACTCGGGGTTAGGCTACTTCGTTAGGCTGACTGGCCTGACTGGCCTGACTGGCCTGGCCGGGAGCCAGTTTCTCCCACTTCCGCATGGCAGCGCGCTGCTCGCCGACAGTCAGGCAGGGAAAGATACCTGGGTTGAGCATAACAGGATAGCTCGTGGCGCTTATCTCAGGCCGAGTCTCAGGCAGCCGACGCAGCAGGTTAAGCGCTTCCAGCCGGTCGAGGGCATCAAGCACCTTCCTTGGCTTGGTCTTCATCTCCCACGCATAGAAGGCAAGCGGCTTGGACCGCACACACTGGACGTGCTCGACCTCCAGCATGAAATAGATCAGGTTCATCATCAGCAGGGTCGGGTTACCAGCGCGCAGGATTTGAGGTAGCTCGACCGAAATAGGCGAGGCGTGCTGAGGAATGCCGTCAGGGAACAAGGGGTCTGTGTCACGGGAGGTGTCCGTCATGCAGGCATACATTAGCTGGCTCCTTTCCTATTAGGGGCCAGATCAGTAATCTCCTGAACGACCCGGTCGTGTGTGTCCCATGCCACGATGCCTTGGTTCTGCTCGCTGGCGGACCCGTTCCATATAAAGTGCGGGTTGATCGAGTACATGCCCCGCTCGGTATGCTTGCGCAGGAGACGAAGCGCAGCAAGCTTGGCCATGACACGTGAGAACTGGTGACGGTTCATATTCAAGCCCTGCGTGGCGTCGTGGCCGGTGACGCCGACGATGTTACCTCGATGGGACCGCGCTGCAAGCCAGATGAATGTGTATAGCTCACGCCCGGTAAGGTTATAGCTGCCAAGCAGGTAGATGGCATAGGTGCCTAAGGTCCGGTGGCCCCACTCGAAATCATAGTGCGACTGGCTGGCCAGCTTGGTATGGATACTGACCCGCTTGCCGGTGTTCTTGTCGTAAGCCTGATGCTCCTGGACATCGTACTCCACGTTTAATGGCGGCAGAGCGTTAGGAAGCCGGGTGACAGGCCGTGCGGGAGAGGGGAGGCAGGACGGCTTTGGCTTGCTCGGCATAGTTGACCCTACTTGTTGTCTCAAAACATACCATTACGGTACTCTTGGGACAACAAAAAATCGCTGGAACCCGCATGGATAAAGGGGGTCGGCCTTGCCCCTTATATAAGAGAGACGAGGCAGCCCGGCGAACCAGCAGACTGCCCGTGGCCAGTATACATGAAAGTATGTAGGGTAGGCGTCTACATGAAAACATGTAGAATCAGGATTGAGATTAACGAAAAATAAATAATGTGGTTGTGAGTCCAACTTATACGTCGGCGGTGGCATTCACCACCCCACCCCCTTGATCCGCCGGCTGTCAAGTCTACTTTACATGCTGCCTGGAAGATTGCTGCTGACCAGCTTGGATCGGCAGGCTCGAGGGGAGTGCTGGCAGGGCTGGCGATCCAAGCTGGCAGGGGGGAGTGCCTGCCTGCCAGCCTGCCAACGTCTAGCCTGCCTATGCCTGAAAAGTTATCGTGCATTTTCCTCTTGCCTACAATCTTGTGTGTGCTACTATGTCGCTAGTTCGTTATTCCTACCTGAGAGAGGAACCACCAATGACCACCACCACCACCCGCACCACCACCAAAGCCGAATTATCAGAGATGGCATTCAGACTTGCCGAGCTTACAGGATTGTGTGTCAGCATTGGCCGCTACTCACCCGGTGACGGATGGACGCGGTATTCTGTCAGCGTCGGCGACTGGCAGGAAATTGCAGGCGGCATGACTGCAGCCGAGACCAAGGCATACTTGCGGGGCATGATCGACATCTTGCGTGCACGGTAACCAGCGATCAACGATCAAACCTTGAAGACTTTAAACCCGTTCCACTAACCAAACTAAGGGAGACACTGCCATGACTGAAATGCCGAACACGCCTAGCACGCCTGCCACGCCTGGCACGCTTGAAGAAATTGCCACGCAGTTCTGCGCTGACAATCCGGACGTTGAATGGACTCCTGAGATGGCCGATGCCATCGACCAAGCAAACTGGTATCGCGAGTACGCTAATCATGGCTATGACTCCGGCCGTGGCGTGGTGGTGGCTGACTGGAACACACTACCGCGTGGGTTCGATTATGCAGTCGAGGCTGCAGGATACGTTCTGGACTGGCCAGACGCAGTTAGCTCGTGCGACGATTGCGCGCGTGCGATCCACTATGGCGACACGCCTAGCTATGCTTTTGTTGGCGACTGCACTATCTTGTGCGCCGACTGTCTGAAAGATAACTCGGCGGAGGACTACCTGGAAGGTCTGGAGAACGACCCCAGCCGCGCCGTAAACGTGCGCGGATTTGATGACGCGCTTTTAGCTGAGCACGGCTACCACAAGGTGGCCAGTGACTATGAGAATGGCTTTCATCTAGGTCAGACGGATGAGCCGAAAGAAATTTTGGCCAAACTGCTAGCCGTGAATCCTACCGGCCGATACATCTTCAAGATTGATGACGCTGGTCAGTTTGACGTGCGCTTTGCCGTATGGCAGGCGTACCAGTATGAGGTAATCGTCGGCAACATCGGGAGTGTCTACAGCGGCAAGTCTGAAGATGAGGCGCGCCGCGAGTATGCCGAATATCTGGAGCAGTCACAGAAAGGCTACGGCCGCGCTCCTAACGAGCCGGTAACTTTGATGCGCGATAACGAGATCATACTGGAGCATTACGGCGCGTCTGAGGCTGAAGACGAAGACGAAGAAATCTAGGCGCGCTCGTTCTCTCATAGGTTGAAACCGGCTGATTTTAGGCTTGCCGGTCTGCGCGTTAGGCGCGCACTGAGGAGACCACCATGTCAATCGAAAACACGTTCGCCTGTAGCGAGTCCGCCAACTCCGCCAACTCCGCCAACTCCGCCAACTATCCTGATTACCAGATGCTCGCGACAAGCGGGTGGGTGGCGGAATCCGATTATGGCCATACTTCAGACGCATTTTTAGAGATGGCTCACGGTCATCAGGCGCGGCGAGACTACCGCGAAAGACTCGGCTACCAGTCAACCAAGCCGGAAGCCGGCACGTACCAGGTAGTAGACAAGAGATCAGGCGCGATCCTGGCCACGTTTGAGACGCGGCGCGCGGCGACACGGTACGCTGACCGGCGCGACGAGGAGGTGGGGCAATATCGTTTCCACGTGCGGTATATCTGGTAGCTCGGCAGGCAAACGGGGCAGGCGGCCGCCCATTTCTCCCAACTCCCAACTCACCTAAGAAAGGAATGACTCGCCATGATGCACGCGCTAACGATCTTGGCCGAAAGGCCAACGCAAGCTTTCTCTAACCGGTCTTATCCAATCCGATTGCCCTTGCCGAACTATCCAGCATGGGACATGCTCACACGGGCCATGACGCATATAGCTGATCATGCGGACGCGGTGACCAGACACGGGGCGGACATTATCAGGTACTATGACAATCCCGGCGACTATGACGCGCATAGCGTGCTGTATGAGGCGCGCAATAAGCTGCTCACGCCGCGTAAGGAAAGGATCGACTGACTTGCCATGCCGAACTAGCGGGCAAGGCCTGAAAGATTTCCACAAGGCACAATGATGTAACCTAGTCTCAGTCAGACAGGGCGGCCGGGCAAGCAAGCTGACCGCCTTAAACCACCAAAGCGATCCAATAACCAAGGGAGATAATCCAATGGCTCACATGATCGAAAACAATATGCTCGCATACAAAGGACGCGTGCCATGGCACGGCCTAGGATTTGCAGTCGCGGCCGATGCTGATGGCGAAACTATGTTAAAAGTGGCCGGGCTCGACTGGCCTGTCCAACGGCGCGCCTTGGCAATGCGCAACGCCTCGGGCGAGAAAACGGTAATGCTGACAAGCGAGCTAGGCGACTGGCGTGCAATCGTGCGCGCCGACAATAACCGCGTTTTTCAGATTGCCAGCGACCGTTACCATCCCGTACAGAACAGGGAAATCGTGGATTTCTTCCGCGAGTATTGCGACGCTGGCCATGCATCAATGGAAACGATCGGCGGCCTGCGTGACGGCGCGGTAGTCTGGGCGTTGGCCAAACTGCACGGCGGGTCTTCAGCCAACCTCAGCGACGTTGACCAGCTTACCGGTTACATGTTGCTGGCCACCTCGCATGATGGATCGCTCAAAACGATAGGCAAGCCCACGCAGGTTCGTGTCGTTTGCCATAACACGCTGACGGCGGCTATCGGAGACAAGTCGCCGGCCACTTTCAGCATGAAACACTCGCGCAAGTTTGGCCCGCGCGAGAAAGCCGATGCTCAGCGAGTTATGGGGATGGCCAGCCAGCAAGTGGCCCGGACTAACGAAGTGGCGGCCAGCTTGGCCAACGTGGTAATCGACGAGAGAGGCCGAGTTGAATTTATTACGCGGCTCTTGGGCGGCGAGACCGTGCTAGAGCAGGTGGTGAGCAACCATGCTCAGACGGGCGCAGGAGTTTCCATCCTTGACTCAATCCTAGAGTCACACGAAGTGGCGGCCGCCGCGCAGGATCAGCCGATGTCAAAGGTGGGCGCGGCCATCCTGGAAGCGATGCTCACGTCGCCTGGCTCGCAGCTTGAAACGGCCAAGGACACTCTCTGGGGTGCGGTTAACGGAGTGACTTACTACGCTGACCATATCAGCCGCGCACGCTCAGACGGTAACCGAATGTTCAGCGCGTGGTTTGGGCAGGGCGAGCAACTGAAAGTGGGCGCGATGCAGGCGGCTATGGAAATGGCCGGGGTCAGCTAGCAGGCAGGCAGGCAGGGCGGTGCTAGGAATGGCCGCCCTAATTTTCGGCAGCAGACAAACACTTAGGAGATTCTGAAATGTTCACCCTCACTATCGTTTTCTATCTCGTATCGTTAGGCCATCTCGGCCGCCAGTCAGTACTCTGCGTTGATACCACTGCTT